GGGTGAGTTTACAACTTATTTAGATGCGTTAATGGGTGAGATTGATTCAACACATAAAGCACATGACCTGCATATAGCATCGTCTTCTTCTTCTTCTTCTTCTTTTAAACCTATACCTAAACCAGTATCACAACAAATGAATAATAAAGGTGTGAACAATTTTATTTCAAATCATAAAGATGATGCAGTGTTCTTAGTTACGGGCGGAAGTTTCAATCCGCCGCATAATGGGCATATTCGAATGTTTGAAACTGCGTACAACCAACTTATGACAATAACGGCAAATACGGGTAAAAAGGTGTACGGCGTTATGGTACCTGCTCCGAACGCGCATATAGAAAATAAAATATGTAATGAATTAAAAGCCTCCGGCTGTTCCAACCCAGCAGTAATTGATGCTATCAAATTGAAACGTATTGAAATGCCTAATAGAATAAAGCTATGCACGCTGTCGTGCAATAGTTTTAATTGGGCCGACAAAACAAAATTCGGCCCATCGAATATGATTGTTGTCAACGAGTCGAGTGGTGAGCAGGGAGAAACTGTTGTTGCAATGTCACCAATAAATACATATTACTTATGCGGCAGCGATTATTACGTAAAGGCAAAGGATTCAAAAAATAAATTTATATTTATTACTAGAAATGGGGATAAAATTGAGACCGATAAAAAAAGTTTTACATTGAAAGAGGCAAAATCCGTTACTAACGTTAAAGCTGACGATATCATGATTCCAGGCAATGAGGACGACGATAGCGAAGCATCGTCGTCGAGGTTGCGAACGATATTAGATAATTTAAAGTCTGTTGAGCCAGGGGACGATGGTAGTTTAGATATACTAAATGAACCTATCGGAAAAAAACTGTTAACCAAAGAAGTTTACTGTGAATTACTAAAAACTGGATACATTGTGGGAAACCCCAAAGGTATTCGGTATGCGGAGTTATTGGGTTGTAATGACCACCACGATGATGACGATGAAAATCAGGATAAGCCTGCGAATTATTTATCTACCGGTCTTATAAACGGCGGCAAAAACCACTGTTACTTCAATGCAGCATTTCAATTACTGTTTTCAGCTCAGGGATTACGAGAATGGATTAGTGCCAATAACGATTCATTAACTAAAGAAAATCTAATACAAGTGAATGCAGCTCAAATGTTGAAACTCATGATTGATGCAAGTAAATCTGGTAAAAAAAAAACGGTCGAAGATACAATATATAAAGATAATTTAGCATATATGTTATTTGAAAGAAAAGATAAAGAAGAAAAAGATGCCCAACAAGACTCGTCTGAAGTATTAATCCGTGTATTGGATGCCTTTACAAGTGACAAAAACCTTCAGGGTGCAGTAGAAAGTTTGAAATTTAGAGAATTTGTATTTAATACTAAAACTGGTAGTCACGTGACTGATGTTCCTGATAATGCTGAAAAATGTATTACCGGATTAATTGCTATATCCGATGCGAACATAAACAGTATACAAACTGCTTTAGATGCATATACTAATACAGTCTCTAAACTCTCTGATACGTTATCATCGCAAACCCAAATACAATTTGATGATAAAAATCGATACTTTTTAATATATTTGAATAGAACAACCGGTTCTGGTTCTGGAATGAATAAAAAAAAAATTATCGTTGATAGACAAATTACTGTAACCCAAACGTATAATACAGAAGGAAGAAAATTGTCATCACAAACGACGTATAAGTTTAAATTACGAGGTGCGATATTGAAATCTGGAAACGCGAGTGGTGGGCATTTTAAATATATATCATACGAAAATGGCCCGGACAAACCAATCACTTATAATGATAGGAGTGTTTATGAAAGCAAAGACGAAGAACTGACCGGTGAAATTAGTATAGAAAATAACTCTTTTTTATTTTTGTATGAAAAAGATGATACCAAAAAATAACAGAACATATATATACAATTCACCACACGGTATCCTCCGTTTGCCAGTGCATTTTATCCCCGGGTTTGATATTGTATATTTTATTGAACAGCGCCATTCGCGACAGCGGAATATTGGTCCGGTACTTGTCCAGTGGATGCGGGTTGGATTTCAGTTGTGCGAAAATCGACCGCCGGTATATCTTCTGCCGGTTCTGATTCGCAAACTCCGTATAAAATTTCTCAAACGATATCATCCGCAGCGGCGTCAACATTTTAGACCGTTCATGTTGCGCATTCAAAACCATCTCGCACAACTTCAATCCCGTAATATCCGCCAAATCTTCGCTCAACGACAACTTGGCATCAAATTCCAGCCCGTCGCGTCGCGCCGCCAACTCGTATTGCCGTTCCACATTCGCCAGTTTTCGGTTATAAATGGCCGAATCGCGTGGCGTCCACCATGACCGCATATTTCCCGTATGGTCAAATATGCGACCGTACACGTGCAAGCAGTGCCCGACTTCATGTCCCAGCGTGTAGCCGATACGCGCCAAATTGTATTCGGGTCCGTGCGCCAAATCCACGAATCCCGTTTGAAAGTACCCCAGCGGAATGTATACCGAATTCCGCATTTCGGTATAATACGCGTTTGCCACATACGCTTGCGACCCCACAAATTTCATCTGCGCCCAGTCAATTTGCGGCATATCATATTCCGCGCGCCCTTCATTGCGCACCGCCACTTGGGTCCGCCATTTAAAAATGGCCGTCAAGTTCGTCCACCCGTCCTGCGTCTTGAATCGTGCAGAAACGGTTGCGGGAACGTCCGGACCCAACTTTTCAGGTAACCCTATCCGGATATTGAGAGATTCCAGTTTACGCAAAGCTTCTAACCGTGTGGATTTACTTACCCACGTGTTTGCACGCACCATGTCTTTCGCGGCATGGCATATATCCCGCGCAACATTTTCAGCATACTTCACCTGGTCCGCATTAAAAAACCGGCGCTTATACTCGTGCGCAAAAAATGAGTCGTACGCGTACGTTGTGCCGTACAACGCCACAATGCGTTGCGGTAACGGCGCCGCCTGGCCACGCAAGTACTTCATGCAAAACGCGAAATGAATGTCTTTGGACCATTCGGCATGGTACTGAATGACGTGCCGCGCGTAAATGTAAATCCAGTAACTGCGCCACTTGGCCGATTTCCATCCACGTGACTTTGTACCTGGTTCATCTGGTTCATCCGCATCATCTGCATCATCCTCATCATCATCATCATCATCATCATCATCATCATGATATCCCGCAAGTAACGACCTCATCATACACTTCAAATATCCAGTAGAAGAGCAAACGATTTTATCGTTTGGCAATGGCTTATTGTAACCCAAATGTTGAGCTACTTTTTGCCAATCCAATCTTGTTTCCGTTTCAAGCTGACTCAAAGTTATTTTTTCATATTCATTTTCATTGTCAAATTCTTGTTGTTTTGAACTTTGGTTTGATTTCGATTTCGAGTTGTAACAGGCCATGTGACGAATTATCATTTTTTCTATTTTCAGTACGTGTTCGCCTGACAGTTCTTTTTCCATTCCAACCGCTTTGAAAATGTCATTCATGTAGGTGATATACGTATTCAACACTTCTTGTTGGTACGAGGCAGGTTCCTTGTGTTTTTTTTGAAAATGGACACGCAACGTTTTATTTTTAGTTAACTCGCTTCTTTTAACTGTTCCTTTATTCGTTCCTTTATTCGTTCCTTTATTATGCTGTTTTTTATTCGACCATTTACCTTTAACGTAGTACCGGTAGTCGTAGAGTGACAGCTCCGGGTACGTGATATGACTTACAAAAGTTTTACTGTTTTTTTCATCTGCAGACACATCCCATGATATCGGACACGCATATCGCGTCGTTTCATTGGTGTTCAAGTACGCCAACAGTTTCCACAAATCGTTGTGCGCAATGCACTCATCCAAAAATGTGGCAAACTCATTCACATGATTCACAACGGCCGACGATGAGAGCGGCGTATTCAACGAGCCATATAAGCGCTTTACTGCAGGAGGGGTAGAAGCAGCGTTAACAATTGAAATCAGCTGGTTGTACACGGCGTCTTGCGCCAACCGAAAATTATCGATTTGCACAATGTATTCTTGTCCGTGTTTCAAGCGTTTGGACCGTATCCAGCCCCGGTTCACGTAGCTGAAGAAATCAGTTGACGGGTTGATTACCTTTTTCGTTACTACTCCCGTTCCGCAAACGCCGCGTCGTTGCGCGTTGGCGTATTTGATAATGTCGTCATACGCTTGTTGCGGCGTTCGACTTACAAATCCCCTGCCTTCTTCATTTTCCAACACAGACATATTCATATATTCACATTAATATATCTGTTTATTTTTATTATTATTTTTATTTTGTTAGTTATACCATTATTATTCAATTGCAATTTATTACGTTGGACAAATGCGCGCGTGTTCGCGAATACGTAGTCCCGCCGTGTTGCATATCGGGTTTTGCATTTTGTTCTTAATAAAGTACGGTGTAAAATTGCTTCCGTGGTACTTTCCGGCATTTGCTGCCGCCATTCCAAAAGCACTTAAGAACGAGTTTCCGTTTTTGGTAATGGTGGTTTGTTTCAGCCGTTCCATACGGAGCCCGGCCGAAACCGCACCCTGGGTTTTAAACGGCGTGTTGTTGGGTTTCACGACGGGTTCTACAAAACAAGCCGCGCCAGCCGTGTCTTGATACTCGGGGCGCACGCACATTGACGTGTTTGCGCGCGCATTCTGGTCAAACGTGCGTCCTCGCGCGTGCAGTCGCGCACGGTTGTCCGAATAATACGCTTTACTCAACAGCGTGGACCCGGTACGCACCGGACGCAATTGAGGACAAGGTCCCACGCGGTTCGTGTTGTAAATGCCGGTATAAATTTTATTATCGCCATATTGCACGTATCCGGGGTTGTAAATGGTGCTAACGTTGGACCCCTCGCCGGGCGCAAGCGTAACTGCTGAGTCCGTGCTGACGTACGCATTGTTAATTGCTCCGTTGGTAGCAGTGTCACAGGCGCAGCTTCCATTTGTGCGCATCACCGCGCCACCGGGAGCATCTAATATTCGAAGCGTCACCTTTCCGCGAGTCGAACCCGTAGTTCCTGTAATGCTGGGGGAAGATGAAGTGGTTACACGAATGAGCTGTCGACGCCAATGTTTGATTGGAACGGGACGCCCAAAACTGGATGACCCGTATTCGTTTGGATTTGTAATGAATCGGGCGTCCGCGTAAGGCGATGTATGCGATGGGTACACGCTGAACACATTTCCCGTTTTCGATTGAATAAGTCCTGTTTGGGTGGTTGTCAAAGTATTTGAAACATTGAAGTTGGTTGGTCGAGACATTTTAATTTATTTTATTTTATTTTGCTACTAAATCTTTTACTATTTGTTTTATTTTATTTATTTTATGTATAAAGTTATAAAGTAGAAAACTAGAAAACGCGAAAAAAAAAGAAATGCAACGACTTTTAATCTATGTGGTGTTTGGTTTTTTTTTATTTTTGATACTTAACTGCTTACTTTCAAACTCATCATCGTCGTATCCGCATCCGCAACGACTGTTGGAAGGTGTCGAAAACAAAGATAACCCCGAAATAAAATGTCCTGAGTCGTGTACTGAAGTAAAGGAACTACAAAAAAAATTATCGGATTCGATAAAAACGGTTCAAAGTTTGGAACAAAAAATAGAGGCAAATCGACAAACGTCATTAATACATTCCAACTCGATTAAAGATATCAACGATTCTCTCAAGGAAATGGAAAAAGAAAAATGATGAATGATAAATGATAAAAAAAAGAAATAACAAAAGAAAGAAATAAAAAAAGAAAGAAATAACAAAAGAAAGAAATAACAAAAGAAATAAATAAAAAAAGAAAGAAATAATAAAAGAAACCTGCATGAATAAAGTTTTTATTTACGCAGCAATTATGTTATTTGCAGGACTGGTTGCATTTCACGTTCACACAAAGGTTTTAACTCGCGAGGGAATGGCAAATGCGAATGCGCCACCACCGCCCTCTGCATCAAAAACACCGCTTCCTTCGAACCTTCCAAATTCTCAAACAAAGTCTCAACCAAAAACCAGCGCTTGCGGTGACGATTGCAGCACCTACGATGAAATTAATAAAACTCTGCAGGACTTTGAGAAATTAAACAAACGATACGAAACCAGCAACGAGTCGGTTCAAAAAGTAGACAAAGATATTATTAAACTTTCGAACAATGTTAAAAATATGGGAAATCGAAAAACACCCGGAGGGAGACCCCCTATGGATAAAAAAATGGTATCTTGATTTTCATGTCAAACCATTATACCTTAATGTTCAATTTTTCATTCTCACTGCTCATTCCGGATGCAGCATTTTTTGGGTACCCGGGATTGGAATGTGCTTTATTAAAATAGTCAGGGTCCAATTCCTTCTTTCCTTTAACAACATTTTGTTCACCTGGCGTGGGTTTCATTCCAAACAGGTAAAGTACAATTGATGAAACGTACGTCATCATAATGAACGGAACAAACACAATGAACCATGAAATTAAGCTGAGGCCCGTATCACACAAGTTTTGAAGAATAAAGAGAAACACGAGCGTGACTAAAAACTTAAAAAAAGCGGTCACGTGGTCTCCTCTAAACAAGTCAATAATAATTTGAATAATTGAAAACCCAAGGTACAACAGTGCCGGAGGACATAATGAACTCACGAGAGGCATAGGAATATGATAGGAATATGAATAATAAAATGGAATACTTAATATTATTGTATTTTATTTTATTTGAATTGAATAACATTTTGATTATTTTGATTCATTTGATTCTTAAAAATTTCATTTTTTTACACATGTGTCCATGAATTTTCGTATTTCGGTATACACCAGTTGATTTTTGGATGTAACTTGACTTGCTTTGGTAGCATCCTTTGGAGCAGCAGACCCGGTTAAGTAGTACCGAATCACTGCAATTTCATCATTGTTATAGCGTGCCAGGTGCACGCGCGCTTCTTCTTCCGTATACTCCGTTTGGTTCAATATGACATTTACTTTACACTGGGTGATTTCTTCATTAGGCACAAGTTCGCGGTTATCATCTTGGGATTTTCTACGATACACAGTTTTACCGTTATCAGGAGACTCGTATATCCATTCAGGTGCAGACTCTGACATTCCTTATACTTTCTATATGTATGTATGTTTATATTTATATTTATATTAAAATTGATTTAAATTGGTAAGCTTATACATTATGTCACAGACGAGTAACAAGAAGAAACATCACGACAACAACAATGGCAGCTACACATGGAGCAATAAATAAAGTGGATGAGTTGATTGCCAAGGTGGGAGAGACCTTGCGAGTTCATCTTACTGGATTACATTCCGAGTACGCGATATACAAAGAAACACACGATGTTATAATGGCACTTCCTGCAGTTCAAAACGCCATTCGTGAAGGACGCGAAACTCGTGAAACTTATGAAAATCATGAAACAGAAAATAAAAAGGAACAGGTGCAAATATATATTTCCACCATTGAAGCTCTGAAACTTGAAAATGATGCACTGCGTCTTCAACTTTCAACTTCTTTGAAACCAAATTCAGGTTCAAATTCAAATATTACATTGGTAATTGAGGAATCATTTGGGGAAGAAGAATTAACTGAAAATGAAATATCCGGCGAAAGCGAAGAAGAAGAAGAAGAAGATGATGATGATTCAGGTGAGCCGCACGAACCCAATAAACATGTCACAAAAGAAAAGGTCGAAGATGAAGAAGCAGAAGAACACGAACAAGAGGAAGAAGCAGAAGAAGAGGAAGAAGCTGACGCAGAAGAAGAAGAAGATGATGAAGCTGACACAGAAGCAGAAGAAGAGGAAGAAGAAGCTCACGCAGAAGAGGAAGAAGCTGACGCAGAAGCTGACGCAGAAGCTGACGCAGAATCTCACGCAGAAGCAGAAGAAGAGGAAGAAGCGGACGCAGAAGAGGAAGAAGCAGAAGAAGAGGAAGAAGCAGAAGAAGAGGAAGAAGCGGACGCAGAAGAGGAAGAAGCAGAAGAAGAGGAAGAAGAACACGAAGAAGAGGAAAAAGCGGATGCAGAAGAGGAAGTAGAAGTTATTGAAATTCAAATCAAGGGGAAAACATATTTTACAACCAATGAAACTTCTGGTGTAATTTACGAATGTCTCGCAGACGGAGATATTGGCGATGAAGTCGGAGAATTCAAAAACGGAAAACCAGTTTTCAGGTCAAGTCAATCAAAAAAATAAATACATAAAATGTAATCAAAATAATAAATACCATTTTATTTTTGATTCTGAGTTGGAAACATGTATTTATTTTTATTTTTTGCAGTAAACATTGATGCTGATGCCATTGAGGGGGTTGATGCCGACGATGCCTGTACGTGCCCTGACACTGAACTTGAAATTGAATTAGAACTTGATGATGTGCTTCTACCGTTTACTAAAAAGTCGTTGTTATCATCATACAGTTCAGGTAACGAGTGTGTGAGCGGTTTATTGACAATGTATAACAAATGGTCGCTTTTTAAAAGCTTGCGATATTCCTCAATAGTTAAGTTTCCGTAGTATTTATTCAGCGTGTACCTGGGGTCCGGAGCGGGTTTCACCGGTCTGTCCGTGTTATTACAAACGTTGTTATACATTTCATTCAACATTTGTATTCGTTCGAATTTTACAGATGAATCTAGCGACTCACGAACCAAATAAGCGACTGCACATTCAGGTGAACAAAAACAGCCGTATACCGTATACGAGTCAGACGCTTTGTTATACAGTTTTGGAATATGAATGACGGGCGTGTTAAACTCGCACGTATCCCAAAAACATGCCGAGTGTTGAACGGCATTGAACATTGCGTTGTCGCTATGAAGTATGACTTTCAGTTTGTTAACCTTTTTATATATTTCTTTCATTGGTTCGGCAGCTGTAATTGTAACAATGGGTACAGCCGGTGGTGTCAAATCTGGCCCATTTCCTGAAAAAAAAGCAGATGATGATGTTATAAACTGTTTATTAGAATTTACAGAACAAGAAGAAGAAGTGATAGTTTCAGTCGGGTTATCCGGTATCGGCGTTTTCAGTGTTTTTAATATTTCACTTACTGACTCCATTTGATGTTCTTCAATCACTTTTTTATATTTTTCATCTATACTTTCGTCACTAACACTTATGCTTGGTGGTGTGGTAGTTGTAGAGTTTTTATATTCACAAGCCGATTCACTTATGTCACTTGAGTCAGCATAGGACTCAACTGCCTCAATATTCGGTTCATATTTGAACATAGAGATTGAACTGGAATGCATGTCTGTATAACTACACTTCAAATGAAGGATAACATTTGTTGAAACCAAATTTGTTTCAAGTTTATGATGTTTGTTATTTTGATTTTGATTTTCAACCGATGATGCATCATTCACGTCGTTCAAAGAAATAATTTTACCACCTTTGGGTTTTCTACCACGTTTTTTGTAAACAGTTGTTATTTCTTGATTATTTGGATTGTTTGGAACTTTCGGAACTTTTGGAACTTTCAGCTTTTTTGGCTCTTTCGGCTCTTTTGGCTCTTTCGGAACTTTCGGCTCTTTCGGAATTTTTGGCTCTTTCGGAACTTTCGGAACTTTTGGCTCTTTTGGCTCTTTTGGCTCTTTTGGCTCTTTTGGCTCTTTTGGCTCTTTTGGCTCTTTCGGAACTTTTGGCTCTTTCGGTTCTTTTGGCTCTTTTGACTCTTTTGACTCTTTCGGAACCTTTTCCTTTTTAGAGACCTTCGGCTGTTTATAAACTTTTTCTTTCAGAACTGATAGCAACTCAGGAGTTTGCATTATCGTTATTTGTTATGATATGATAATATGTAACTTGAGTAAGTAATTTAATTTAAGTTGTTTTCATAAATTATTTACGAATAAAAAAAGTGTTAGTTGGTCTACTATTATATATGTTGTTTATTTACCTTTTGTCTATTCCTTTTTATTTTTTAAGCATTCGAGTTTGCGACCGTGTTTGCATTGGATGGCTCCGCTGTAAATTCGCATTACCTAGACGATGTCTACGGTACGGTTTGGGTTTGGGTTTGTGTTTCAGGGTTATTCTTCCAAATACAGCTCCCATTGTTATTGTTTAGATGCTTGATGTCTACGTCTACTGTCTACTACTAACCATATCAATCATATAATGAAAATGATATCAATTTTTTAACAAACCATAATGGTTTAAAAAAATAAAAAAAGTACCTGTAAATAGTTGGAATTCGTTAGCAATATAATTAATATCTTACTAGTTGCTTTATACTATACACTTACCAGTTACCAGTTTGTCCGCCGCCCGCGCCCGCATTTACATCACGCTCGTTTGTTCGTTCTTAGTGGGGCTGCTGCTGCTGAATCTTGAGTAACCTGGCTGATTGTCTGCGCTTGTCGTCACGCTTCACCCAATATTCCGAGCGTCTTCCTGCTTTCTGAGCAACTGGAGTAACTGGAGCTGAAGTGTCTTGAAGTTGTACCATGGCATCGACCGCATCAGCGAGACGCTTTTGAGCACGAGTTCGAACAAGCTGCACGTTTTCAAACAACTGACTGGAATGAGCTGGTTTTGTAATTGCGATTGTGACCTTTTTGGTAGATTTTTTTGTCAATTGGGTTTCGACAGTCTTGGTACTACTTCTGGTACTGCGTCTTGGGGTTTTGACTTCAACTTCAACTTCAACTTCATTGTAGTCTCCGAATTCTTTTGACATTTCATTTTTTTCACGCTGTTCGCGTTCGCGTTCAGTGTACTGTCTCCACTTGATTTGATTTGAAGTTGCACGAGTGCTGCTCATTATTGATTGTACTTGTTTGTATCACTGTATTCATCATATATAAACATGGAAAAACAATCTCAATTTTTTTTTCAGTTTTAAATGATAAATCGCTATTTTTCATTTATTCATTCAAAAACGAAAAAAAAAGTTAGTTATGTTTATTTATATCATATAGATAGTTAGTGAGTGCTGTACATGGTGTTTACGCTAACCAATTTGTTTTTGGTAATGTACTTACCCGTTGGTTCAACAATCAGTATCCCCAAGGCTCCAGACTCGTTGTAGCACACTTTGTTTCTCTCTCCTCCAGTCGAGCCCAGGTCTTCGATTCTTCTTGGTTCTTGTTCTCTATCGTCAATGTCAAACAACTGTTGGGTTGCAGTATCCCAACGTAACACACGCCAGCCTCGATGTTGGCCCTTCCATCGACCATCCGCGTGTCGCTTACTTTCAGCGTTTTCAAACGGGTTTCGAATACGTGAACGTGTAATACCGTGATTCTCACGAGATGCGCAATGTGCATCCCATACGTTGTCCCAACTGGCTTTTCCATGAACGCATGCATACCAGGTTCCTTTGTATTCAGGTATTTGTTTAGGATTTCCAACCACACGTGACGAAATTGCAGTGCTTCTTGAACATCCCATCTGCTGTAACAACCGACGTGCCGTGTATTTGGACAAGCCAGTTTCAGGACAGTCCGGGTGACGAATTTTAGTCGCTCTTTCCCGAACAATATAGTTTTCACAGTCACCACCTTCCATTTCAACACTTTGGCTACTCACGCTTTCACCTTCATCTTCAGCGTCCATTGCTAAGCTTGAAATCTTTCGCATGGCCCAGCGTGTTGTAATTTCAAAGTACTGGTCATACGTAATTACCCCTGCCGACAACTGAAATGTTGGCAAGTGACCGTACACTTGGATTCGTTGAAACTCATTGTCATATCGCTGTGTGTAATGATTCACACGTTCTTGTGCTTGGGCAACAGTCGTGTACTGAACCGTGTGTCGAAAGTCGTGGTACGCGAAGATTCTGTCATGGCACGCCCATTCCGTCGACCGCGACGATGTTTGGTCAATGACGAATATGTATTTTCGTCGAGGGCCTTCTGCCAGGTCGTCCCAGTATGATTGTTCGGACCATTCAATTCTGTCGGCACGAACGGAAACCGCCGTAGATTTTTGACTCGGTTTCACACATCCCGTTGACTTGTCGTAAATGATACTGAAGCCTTGTCCGTGCAACTCAATAAACCTGTAAACGTGGTTAATGAATATGTGAAATGCTTTGTTGTCCACCTTCTTTCCGCCTTCACTGTACGACAATCGAAGTACAATGCAGTTTCTTTTTGGGTTCACTTGAACCGCCGCGTTGAGGTCGCTGATAATTTGGCGGCCCTGTTGTGAAATTGCGAATCGGCATTCACCATCTTCTTCGACTTTTTCAAAGAATGGCAGTGCGTTTGTAACCAACCCCTCTTGCAGGAACCGTCCCGACCCGCAGTAACCTTCGGACGGCGTGTACGTAATTTGATTGGTTACAAGAATGTCATGAAGAAGCTCATGTTCTTCCAAGGTTTCAACCTGTCTTGCAGACGCGTAAATGACTTCTTCGGGAGTTGCACTGTACAAGATGACTTTGACGGTGCATTCGCGAATACTGCGAATAAACTGCCACAAGCTGCTCAGGATTTGGAGGGGCGCAGTAGCATAGTCACATTCGTCCAGGTGCATGACAATAACTTTTCGTTCTTTAACACGGTCGCTAATCCAGAGTTTGCACGCTTCCACTCTTTTATGACTGGTTGTTGAAAACACAGTGAGATTTTGTTGTCCTAGTTCTTCGCGTTGTTCAGCATCTGCAGTCCTGTGCCATGATGAAACAAACATGTGAACACGTTCTGGGTTACCTGAGCCTGAAACGCTGTCTCGCTGAGCAACGTATTCTACAATTTCACGCTTACCGCTTTTCACTGGAGCCTTGATAGATATTTTTGAATGGCCGGGGCTGTGGATATAAGGCAATAACTGCTCTTTGACCCAGCTCGTCATGTGATGCCTTGCCCGTTCAAAGTAGTCGACTGACCACGGTTTTTGTTGTTGTTGCTGTTGTTGCTGTTGTTGCTGTTCTGCCATATTTATAACGCATGTTTTTTTCACAATAATTAATTGAAAAAAACAATCAATTTTTTTTTAAGTAATGAGTTCACATTCCGTCGCTGTCATCACACGTATTTTTATTTTGATTTTGATTTTGATGTTGTTGTACCCGTTTTTCTTCACTAAGTTCATTGTAACACTTTCGACATACGGGTATGTAGTTAGAACACCCGATTAGTTTTTGTTCGGTCTCATTGGTAACACGAAAGCTGAAAATGCCTCGTGTTCCGTCACGACACTTGCTGCACAAGGATGTGAGCTTATCAATTTTGTCACAGAACGGAATGAGGTCGTTTATGGGTCCAATCGGTGCGCGCATAAAGTCGCCATCCAATCCACATATGTAAACACGCTTGTTATCAACGTCCACCCATTTTCGAACGTAGTCAACAATGTCTGGAAAGAACTGTCCCTCGTTTATCAAAATAACGGCCGCGCTCCGAATGGCGAACCCATTCACGGGGTCAACCGCCAAGTCTTTGATTTGACCACCTCGAATACACGGAATCATGGTTCTGTCATGCGTCGACATCATTGTATCCGAGTACCGTGTATCTTCAGCATAGTTAATTGCAACAACCGGAATGTTGCAAAACAAGCACTGCTTATGAATTTCAACCAATTTTGATGTTTTTCCGGAAAACATGGGTCCCAGGATAAGTTCAAGGTATCCATTCCCACTTTTAGAACACGACGATGCACCCCACGATGATGACAGCGCCGCCCCCAATGACGACATGGACGCTGAATGATGAAGCATTGTATATGTTGAACTTAATTTAGCTTTATACCGTTACCTGTCATTTTATAGACAAGTGATAAACGCAACAATTTTACTTATATTGTTTATTTTTATTTTCTTCAAAAACACAATCATAAAAATACTGTTCGGCTGGGTGGATAGACGCCTGTTTCATTCGAATCTCTCGAATTATTTTTTCCAGTTCCGTTTTTTTTCCAGTTGCGACTATTTTATAAATGTAGTTATCAATGTCGGCCCGTGTCGGATTGGCATTGTCTGGCATGAGTGTTACCATATTATTGTAATTATTGTAATTATTATTATTATTTTGTTTAAATGATATTAAATAGTGAAATACAAGTTTATACAAATTTATACATAATGGCGGCGACACCATACTTTGAGTCTTCAACACCATGGGTTGAAAAGTACCGGCCAAAAACATTTGACAACATTGTGCTTGACAAAACAAACCAAGTTATTTTCAAAAATATTATTGAAAAGGGCTATTTTCCAAATTTATTACTGTACGGCCCTCCAGGAACCGGAAAAACCACGACCGTGATAAATTTGGTAAACGCATTTCAAAAAAAATATACAAAGCCAAGCCCAACCTCAGATACTGAACCCGCGACGATAGCTCAACCCACTCTTGGTCTTGGAACCGTGATTCACTTGAACGCATCCGATGAACGCGGAATCGACGTAATTCGAAGCCAAATCAGTACATTTGTAAACACAAAAAGTTTGTTTGGACGAGGCTGTCAACTAAAGTTCATTATTTTAGATGAAGTTGATTACATGACAAAAAACGCTCAACAAGCGCTGCGCTACTTGATTAACAATTACAATAAAGAAAGCGCGTGTAACGTTAAATTTTGCCTCATATGCAACTATGTTAGCAAAATCGACGAATCACTACAATCGGAGTTTGTAAAAATGCGCTTTAATCAGTTACCTGAAACATGTATTATTGATTTTTTAAACCAAATTAACGTTGCCGAAAAACTACACTTGTCTGACACCACATTACGCAACATTCAAACCTTTTTTGGGTCCGATATTCGCGGAATGATAAACTACATGCAGTCCAACCAGTCTGCATCCGAGTCAGCATGTAAAATCATTCACCCTGGAATATGGACTGAACTGGTTGAATTAAAAACTGCATCAGAGTTATCGTTCCGGCTGAACCAAGTTAGTAAAGAATACAACATCGAAAAAAAAAGTATGATACTGCAGTTCCTGAACTACATCATTCGAACCCGTCAAACCGACGTTACTCCGGAATTGCTGACGCAGGTTGAACACGCCATTCACAACCAAGAATATAACTCCAATCATGTTGTTGAATATATCAGTTTAGTCATTATGAAATGGAAATCCCTGTTAAAATGTTAAAATGTTAAAATAGAAAATAGAATATAATATAAAATTGAATTTAAAGACCACTTAAAGACCATTCTATGATTGTACTGTACTACTGTACAATCATAATAGCATCACTAAAAATGACCGACCTTGATGATGACTGGGAATTGTTTAAGCGCAATATGCATACCGGCGATGAGATAGACTCGTTCACCTCGAACGAGTCGTTTGACTCATTTGACATATCAGCATCGTCATCGGAAATGAATGAGGTAACCGGAGCATTGGCGCATGTTCCGCCTTTTAAAGGCTCCGTTCCCGTTTGCAGTCCAATCTATATTTCGACTACAACCAAAATAGCGCATTTGAATAAAGAAATCAACATCAAGGAAGTATTTTGGAACATTCCAGTAATACGCTACGTGGACCCCGTGGAAGGCGTTATCAAAAAACAAATCAAGTTTTCAACCATTAATAAAGACGAATACGAAAAAATAATCGAGCGTATTCACGCAGAAAAGTGTTGCGACAACCAGGAAATAGAGCACATTGACAACCCGGAAGGCCGAATAAAGTTCAAAGACCAACGCAAAATAAGCGTTGGTCTTTCAAAAAAAGATATCATGTGTTACCGAAGCAAAAAAAAACGGGCGTTCTTCAACTGCTTTGTAATTATCATCCGAATTCAAGTCCCGAAATCAAGTGCTCCTCCTACTTCCGATTTGGAACCAAGGGAGTTTTCACATCTTCCCGAATTTAAAGAAATGCATGTGAAAATTTTCAATACGGGGAAACTGGAAATACCAGGCATACAAAATATTCAAACCCTAAACTACGTTCTTGAAATGATTACACGCATTTTACGTCCAGCCGTTTCGATGGACCTCGCATACGTTCAAGAAAATTGCGAAACTGTTCTGATCAACTCGAACTTCAACTGCGGATTTTATATTGATAGAGACAAGTTACACGAGCTTTTAAAATACAAATATCGAATTAATAGTAACTACGATTCCTGCTCTTACCCAGGCATTCAGTCCAAGTTTTATTATGTACATGGTCGCGCCGTTCAAAACGGACAACAGCCACATTATAACAAAAACGACTGTCCCAAACCCAACTTTTGTGAAATTTCATTCATGATATTTCGAACGGGTAGCGTACTCATTGTCGGAAAATGCTCTGAAGAAGTTTTATTCGCGATATACAACTTCCTTAAAAAGTTATTGGAAGAAGAGTACGACCACATTGTGAATCGCGAGCACGACCCCGACCCCGAATCCGCCGCTGCTAACGAGAGTGGCAACAGTTTTCCATTTCAAAAAAAACAACCCGCAAAAATACAAAGAAGAATCATAACATGTTCCGAAGTGCAAAGTGCTACGTACGAATCCAATCCAGTATGAAGTATAACGTATATAACGTATAACGACTTAACAGTGTGTGCACACAAATACAACCCGACCGTGATGTGCATGCGGGTCATCGGTTTCTGCATTCGGATAAATAATGTCTCTAGCAGTTCGTCCGTGAATATGAAACAACTGACTTTTTTCAACGAGGGTTCGGATTTTACGAAATTCACGTTTCCGGTCCAAATCGTCATAAATGGTTAACAGTACATGCGTGCAAATGTCTTGCGAAAGTCGTTTCATGCCTTCATCAGCCGTCATACTCAAAACCTCCCGAATTTTATCACGCTCAATTGTATACGGAATGTTGCAATACTCGTGGAACACATTACATGAAACAGTCAAATAAATAGTTATCGGATAGTTAATATTGATGTTATTGTTATTATTCATTGGCATAGGCATTGTGGTTGTTATAATTGCAAAGTATAAGTTTATATGGTTTTATATGTTCATGTAAACTTATTTTTTTAATATCATTGGGGGACTTGGGAGAATCGAACTCCCGACCTCTTGCACCCAAAGCAAGCATCATACCCCTAGACCAAAGTCCCAACATTTTTTACTTTTTGTTTATTTTTTATTTTGTTTATTTTTTTTGTTTATTTTTTTATTTTTTTTAATTTTTGTAATTTTTGTAATTTTTGTATATATAATGTCTGGATGCAGATGAATCCAGTTCACTTAGCTGCAACTGCAGCGACGCTCTTTGAAAAGTGAGGAGACATAAAACGCTGCAGGTTGAAGTAAGTCAGCTCGTCACTGTCCTTCAGCTTAAGAAGCTTCTTCAACTTGGCATCGGGCAAAATGCGACGACCGTTCGCCTTGTCCTGCAACTTATTATCGCGGATGTATGCGTTAATCTCGCGAGTAACCTCGGTCCTCGCCATCTCGGAACCGTTGCTCTTGCCGAGGAATGCGGCGAGCTCGTTGGAAATGAGGGTGGGCTTGACAAAGCCAGAAGGCTGGCGGTTGATGTTCTTGCGACGCTTCTTCTCGCTGGCCTTACGAGCAACGCGAAGCTCGCGCTCGACTTGGCGCTCAATGCCACGAAGCTCGGAACGAAGAGACGCGAGTGCAGAAACGAGGGTCTGCAACTTGCTGTGGGAACCGGCGAAAAGGCTGGTCTCTTGAGCAGGAGTAACTGGAGCAGCAGCAGAAGCAGCAGCATCAGTGGCTGCAACAGCAGCGGGCTCAGACTTGACTGACTTTACCACCTTAGGCTTAGCGGCTCCACCAGCGACTGCACCTCCGGCAGCAGGAGCTGCCTTGGGAGTCTTAGGCTTAACGGATGCTGCAGCAACTGCGGGAGAAGCGGTAGCAGGAGAAGAAGTAGAAATAGACGTAGATGAAGAAGACTGCTTGGCCATTCTATTGAAATTAATTTGTAAGCTTGTTGGGTTGTTGTTTTATACTCATCTTAGAGAGGTCTGTTTAAGTTATTTTGACACATAATATATATTTTGTTACCGTAACTCATGCCGAATATATAATATATTAAAATTTCGATAAAAAGTAAATCAAAATAATAAAAAGTAGGTTTTTTCGTCCTATCAATTATCTATTTATCCGTTGACGTCAAAGTACCACTTGGAAGATAAGTATTTCGGTATAGTGGAAAGTGACGAGTCACCCGACTTCAAATTGGGACCGCGGTTTACGATTTCCTGAAGTTCGCTGGTTCCAATTGCGTAGTTGTAGTACTGAAGGTCCGAAATGTTTCCAGCAAACCCTCCATTTTGAGCAATGTATACGCTTCCGTAATTCTGGTACGGAATGCCTTTTATCACTTGACGTTTGGTGAGTTGGCCGTTGATGTAAATATCTACTGTGGAGTTTCGCACCTTGATAATCAAGCATATCCATTTTCGCACCGGTATGCTGTCGACAGTTATCACGTCCATCGTTCCACCGCTCTTATCGTACTTGTTCATTGCTACTTTTAGCGTCACGGACTGGGTATTTATGTTTGGATTTTGCGGGTTTGTACTTACATTATCCACTTGAAAAAACACGCCTGGCGATGCGTTAGTTCCAACCGTTTTAAGGATTGCGTTATCACCACTGGTTGCGCGCGCAATATTATCACCTTTATGAAAGATGTGTTTCAATCGTCCAATATCCTCGGCAACACCGGGGTCTCGAATGAAAAACCACACTGACCACGTGTATTCAATTCCGCCATCCTGATTCACTGACCGAGTTATCGGAATGGACCCTTTTATACCCGGGTCTTGCGTAATAACTCTTGACTCGGTTGCATCAATCATGCCGTTTACAAGGAGTGGTTTGGAGTCGGGAGACAGAAACACGGCAGCCACGCTTATAAATATACGAAGCAGTACAATGAAGCCCAGTAAAACAAGCAACAAAAATGAAAATTTAGCAACCATGGAATTTGAATTCAAAAATTCGTTTGAATTGGATAAAAGTGAATCAACCGTTCCTGACCCAAAACTGCTTAATGACGGCAAAAGACCACCCGAATCCGGAGCATCAGTGGTTGCGGGTATGGATGATGATGATGACGACGATGACGATGACGATGACGATGACGATGACGGAGAAAACGCACTTCGAAACGAATCTGGTAGTAAGCTGTCGCTGCTACTACCGTTTCCGCTTCCACTGCTGCTGCCACTGCTGCTTCCACTGCTGCTTCCACTAAACATGTTTGTTGGATTTTATTTTATATTTTATACTTATACTTATGTTATTTATAATTATAAAATAAATTAATAATCGCAATAAGTTACCAAAAGAACGGACGTTGATTTGGTTCCAGCGTCAAGTTTTGAGGCATGTAACATAACTGTCTCTCGAAAAAAGAAACGCTGGGTAGTTGTTTTATTTCAGGTGTAACTTTTTCTGCGGGACTTACTAAATTGGTAGAATTGATTCCGAACAGTTGCGACTCCACATCAATTGAATTCGAACACAACAAATGCCGTGGCATAAAACTGGGTGCATACAAGTCAGGTCTTGCGGTATTCGGTGCTACATGGAATGATGTAAATGCTAAATAATCGGATGCGCCTGTGTATAAGCGCTGTCGCATGGCATAGTCGCTGGGATTATTTATATTTCGTGTGGACGCCATTGATTTGGGTATATATGGTATTAACTATATTGACTCTGTTATTATTAATAATTATTATTTATTATTTAAAGATTTTTATTAAATTCATACATACATTGTTTAACTCCTTAACTCATTTTAATGTTCAAGACGGAAATTGGCATGGGCACTGGAACCAGCAGTGCAGCAACTGGCACTTGCACTGGAAACGGAAACGTGTTGACAATTAAAACTGTACAAATCGCTGCAATGCGAACCCTCTTAACGGCACTCAAAGACATTTTGTTGGAGTCAAATATAACATTTTGTCCTGACGGGATTCGGATTATCAACATGGATAAGTCACACACCATGTTAGCTCACATGTTTTTAGCAGCAGAAAATTTTGAAGAATATGACTGTCAAAAAGAAAAAATCATCATTGGTGTCAACATGTTTCACTTGTTCAAGCTAGTGAACACTATTGACAATGATGATACGCTCACCATTTATATTGAAAACAAGGACTATAATGAAGGCATTGTATCTTTTTTGGGTTTGAAGTTTGAAAACGGCGACATCAAGCAATGCAAAACACAAAAACTGCGCTTGATTGAGCCGGAGCCCGAAGAGCTGATTGAGCCCAATGTTACATTTTCGTCTGTAATCAACCTTCCGTCTGCAGATTTTCAAAAAATTATTCGCGACTTGTCATTCATTTCGGATAAACTCGAAATCAAGTCAGTTGGCAACGAGCTGATTTTTCGATGTTCGGGACAATTTGCAACTGCTGAAGTAACGCGCGTTGAGACGTCTGGCAGCATGGAATTCATTCATAAACAAAATGCAAATAAAATTATCCAAGGCGAGTTTTCCTTGAAGAATTTAGGATATTTTATAAAGTGTACCAACTTGTGCAGCCAAATCGAAATGTACCTGGAAAATGACTTGCCGCTGGTGGTCAAATATTATGTGGCCAGTTTGGGCGAAATCAAGTTGTGTTTAGCACCGCTTCCCAGCAGCAGTTAACTTTACACTTTACTCTTTACATTTTTTATCATTTGGGTTTATAGTTTGCATAAATTGCCGCAAGTTGTCGTTTTGCATTGCGTTTGGTCATTGGGCGTTTTGAGAAACATTTTCGGCTGTTGCGTTTACACACCCGGAATTTGGATGTTTTTTTGTAAGGTCGAATTACGTATGGCATTGTATTATATTAAAGTGTGAAAAAAAATAGGAATGCGCTTTTTTTTTCATATTTTCAGATTTTCAGATTTTTTTAGATTTTCAGATTTTCAGATTCTCATATATCCACATGGGTCAAAAAGTGACGCCGGCAACACATTTTACGAATACCAAGTTCGTTCATAACAATTGATTCTGGGGTTTCTTCAATCACGCCTTCTAGATTTTGTTCAGGTGTCAAATAAACAACTTTGTTTATCGCCTGGTTTCCACCGATTTTTCGTTTTCGAACTTGTTCGAGGTATGCTCTGTACTTATCACCAATCACCTTTCCGCATGTAAAACATTTCACTGGAATAATCATGTTTATGTAACTATAATATATCATAACATTTTAAAGTTTAAACGATTTTATATCAATTTTCATTTTTATATTTATACGGGTTGTACTTTTTTTATTTTTAATTTTTAATTTTTATTTTATTTTATAGGTTCAAAGTAGTATTCATACAATGTATTTAAGCAAACCCATTTTATTTGTAATAATTGTGGTAGTGCTTTTTATTGGAGGAACTTCAGGATTAATTCATCATGTTGAAAATGGCAGCAAGCATCGCAATTCAAAGCGCGGCCGTAATGACAACCGTAACGACGAGTCTGATAGTTCCAGTAGTAACGAATCTGATAGTTCCGATAGCGATTCCGATAGCGATGAGCGTCGTTTCAACCACTTGCTCAATCATAAAATACGGAACAGCCAAAGTTTACTCCATGGTTTCAACACAGGACCCGAAACAAGAACAGAAGGATTCACTGCAAGCAACAACAACGTGAAGTGCATGCCTGGTTGTAAAATTGCTACATCAGTAACTGGAAACTGCGAATGGCTTCCAAAAAGCGAACCAAAACACAAGCAACGTCTTATTTGTCCACATACATGCGACACCGGTTTTAAGCCCCCTGGCGGAGGTGTAAAATGCGAATCAAATCTGGACTGTTCAGAATGTACACCTCAACCTGACTTTACAGTTGCGGGGTACACGTCATTTGAAGTCAAACAATCCAGTCCCAACCCCAGTTGTACAAAAGGTGCTCAGTGTGTTATCGCCAGCAAAAATTCTCTCACTGTTTGCAATCCATATGTTTCTCCCAACAATCCGGCTCAGAATTTAGTGTGTGCTAAAAAACCCGGAAGTGAAACCGAGTTTGTTTGGACAGAACCAGACGTTGCCGCAAAACAGATTCCACTTCATGCCGACCAAGCCAAAGTGTTAGCTTGTGATGCAAAACAGGGCTGTGCGGTTGATGGTGACACATGCATGAATGCCAACTTCGACAAACTGTACTGCAAAGATAACATTTGGGTTACCGACCCAAAGTATGACAAGTCAACCTACTCTACCGATAAAAAAGGAACTGGTTCTTCTTCTACTTCTACTTCTTCTTCTTCTTCTTCTTCTTCAAACTCGAGTTCTTCTAACACCGGTAATTCAGGTTCTGCAGCGAATCAGAATGACTCGGGTGAGTTGCGTGACAACTATTACATTACGAATTATTTTTTCGGGCCATCCAAGGATGCCGAAAGTTCAACCACCTATAAACTTGGACTTGGATTCGGCGTAAACAACAAAAATAAAAACAAAAATAAAAACAACAAAAACGAGAGATTAAACGAGAACGAGAACAATATTGAGTTAACTAAACGTAATGAAGCCAATAAAAAAAAACCAGGTGTTCTTGATAGGATAAAAGGCGCATTCAAAAAAGAACAAAAAGTAGATGCCAACGTTGGATTGGGCCTGTATGGAAATAATTACGGAGTTGGTGGAAATGCCACGGTTCCTCCTTTGGTACCCAAAGGCACGGTTGCCACCGTCCAAGCGTACGAGAGCACGATAAAATTATAAACTACAAAAATAAAATAATTTTATTTGAATAATGAGTGTGAGTGTTATATGTCTATATGTCTATCGATTGATTAGCGACTGTGGTGTCGAACCGACGTGTACAAGTCTCTTGCCACCTTGAATGCGGCCATTCGCGCGATGTTGGTTGCCTCCGCCAGAAAGCACGCGTCCTTATCGCATTCGGTAAGCGACAATTTAGTGTTGTCGCACATGTCGCTATACGCAGCTTTGAACGAAATCGCAGCAACGAGCGCCGTTACTTTTTTAATATATGCCTTCATTACCTCTGCACCGGCGGATGCTGCCGGTCTTGGTATTTCGTTTGTAGCGCGCTTGCGAGCGTCCCTTATAATTGCGCCGACTTCCGCTTCGTTGAAAAAATCGGCGTAATGATAACATTTTTTATCGTGAAGTAGTTCCGGTCTTGTGGATGCTCCGCTTTTAAGCCACGACGGAATGAATTGCAGAATAGCCTTGCGAATAAAATCGGCTTTTTTTTCGGGTCGTAGTAACAGGCGGTTCACAAGGGCCGAGTTGTCGTCCTTGGTTACTGGTTTGGGGTGATTAAAAAACAACGCTACACGCTCGTCCGCGGAAAGAGATTTTCTCGTCTTAGACCTCGATTTCGATGATGAAGCTGACGGGGATTGGGATGATGTTATTTTTTTAGGAGTGGACCCAGGTTTCGAGTTACGCCTGGATGCGGGTGAATGTTTTACGGCGCTACGTCCGTTCGGAATCTTATTAAGTTTAATCATTTCTTCATCACTGCGGGAAAGATTGATTGGTGTTTTTTTACCATACGATGGTGGATTTCCTTTAAACCACGATGTAATAGAACCGAATAGCGTCTTAGGCTTAGGATATTCAGGCAAATCCATCATTTTCTTAATTTAAACGTATATTAACGTATATTACAACTTTACTATAATATTATAATAATAATAATTATTTATTATAGTCAAGAATATTTGAAATAATTAAATAATTACTTAATATAACGAAAAAAAATGAAGGACGAGTGACATCGGAGTTATGGCGAGTGCATCATAGACTGTTTTATAACCCATGTACGAATAAAATGCTTGGAAGGTGGTCTCTACATTACGACAAAGTAACTGTGAATATAAAAATAGACCAAGCAAATGAAGACCATTGTGGTTGTTGTGTGGTTCCGATGAAGATGATGGTACCGCTACCGCCGAAGTTGAGCGATGTGGCGTGTTTGATGCACGACGTGTCTAACGAAGAGTACTTTGTACCATATGTAACTTCTTCATTTTATTAGCATTCATTCACATACTCATACCGATGCAAACTGAGTAGTTCCCATAATCCAGTCATACACACCAAGCAATCCATATGATTTTGTGTTCAAGTTATGATGCGCTTCATGCGCTTCAACTGCATAACCGAGACCAAGCGGCTTTTCCAGAAATGGTAGAAGCGGGACGCTGTTATGGTAAGGCATCACTTTTCCGCAGTGGTCACTGCAGTTCATTTCGTGAACGTAACTGATGCACATGAATAGCTCAAACGGTGTAAGGTCGACTCCAAGCAGTATCGCCATTAGTGATATGTTCCAACGACCTATCATAATAGATGATACCCACAAGTCAATAAACCCTAACCATGTAGACTCGCGCGCAAGCGGGTACCTAAACTGGTGATGGTACTGATGATTTGTTTTATAGTAAAGCCATTTGTGTTTATGCTGCATATGATGCCATGCGCCATACATGACGTCTGCGAAAATCAATGACATTTGAATCATTATGGCCAGTCGTAAGTAGTACAATGCATAAACAATTACATTTTTAACAGGTTCGTTTGACGGCTCATTCGTCATACTTGTAGCTACCCCGGACAACCAAGTATGTATGTTTTGTATCGGAACATCGTTTTTCACAATCTCATTAAACCATAGCGTTGTAAACATGAACAATGGTACAGACCATCTTTTAAAATAAGTCAAATACCCTTCAACTCTACCTGGTCGTTTCAATTGCGGTCTTTTGGCGGAATTCAAGTACGGTATGTCTTTAAACCAACTGCTTGCAGTCCAGTCAATGATTTCTGAGAGTAACGTATATTGCAGATTCAATGTACAATAACCGAATCCAAATTTGACAATTACTGGTTTGTCATACATGTCAACATAGTCATATAGTAAGGAAAATAAATAACAGCTGGTAAAATGATAAAATAATGAACACGCGATATAAGGATAATGTGTGATTTTTTTAACATCGACACCAGTATTTATACTTGTTGTGTCTATTGTCTCTACCATGGTAGCTTTTTCTTTTTCTAAAGTCATTTGATTATTATTTATGATATATATTTTAATTCATGCATAATTATTTAAGCAGTTTACATTGTTTAGATTACATTTATGCTATGAACCCCAATATTGCTCGCATTGATTCTCTCGATTTTGAGGCAGCTATCGGGTTTCCAATAAACTTTTTTGGGTTATATTCCATAACATCGGTAGCATAGTAGTTTCGAGCGCTCGAGTTAACAATTCCCAGTACGGTCAACACTTGGTTCAAATAAACTCCCTTTGGAGCAGGAGTGGCAGTTGCAGTCATTTCACTGGGGTCAAGCACGTCTACATCCAATGATACATGCGTGTTTGAATTCAGCACAAAGTCGGCTATTTTACGATAACTGTTTGTCTCATGTTTTCGAATATCGTCAGCGTACACCGTACGAATCTTCCATTTCTTAATAAACTCGTCTTCTTCTGGTTCTGTACTGCGAAGACCAATATACATTACTTGCGATGGGTTCAGTCGCGGAATACCGGCATACGTATGATTGATAAGCATGTTCACAACCATGCCATGCTTGTTTTTGCTCGGGCTGGTTTTTTCGTTATGAATGTCGGCGTGCGCATCCATCCACAGTAGTTTAAAGTTGTTACCGTAGACCTTGAGCGATGCCAAAACGGAACACATGCTGGTCAAATGGTCGCCTCCAATAAACACAGAATGATTTGTGCTTGTTGAACGAAGCATTTTTTCACACTCCGACAGTGCAAGCGTACTTACCGAACCATCCGGAGCACTAGCTCGAAACACTTGACTTGGTATCAAATTATATTGTGCAGAGCTGGGAAGCACCCGACTCAATTCCGAGCGGGACAACTCCACACCCTTGCTATAATTTTGACCCAGCGAGTTTCGCATCACTAAAATCGAAGTAGTTGATGCGCTTTTTATGGCAGCGGCGACGACGGCTTTCATAATAACTATATTTGTTTATACAATATATAAAAGATATAATATTTTATGTGGTTTTATTTTATCTTTTTATTTTAAGTAGTAAAGTAAATACAAATATATATATTCATAAAAATAAAAAATGACAGATAGCAAAATATATTTTAAAATTATTTTAGGATTCGTTGTTATAGTTGCAGTCGGGTTACTGTATCATATTTTTAACACTCGCGACAAGTTACTTGAAGGTATTGATACAACGCTTACCACAACTCCAAGCAGCGCGACTCCAAGCACCGCCATAGCAACCACAACTCCAAGCACCGCCACAGCAACCACCACTCCAAGCACCGCCACAGCAACCACCACTCCAAGCACCGCCACAGCAACCACCACTCCAACCGCTGCAGCGCCGACCCAACTACGTATTCTTGCAGAAAATGCAAAGGCAACGCTTGAAGTAACCAATTTACGAACTGCGCATGAAAAAGAAACGGCGACTGAAACGGTATTTTATATCTACGTTCCGTCCGAACTACCGTTACCAGATTATAAACGGTTAACTGTTGTAAACATGTCTGCGGCTTCCACCGGTACCGGCGCTATAACATACAAGGTGGACGACTACATAACTGGATGCGACTCAACCACAATAAATGAGTTGTTCTTTTCAAACGCTGCTCGCGCACTGATTACAAAGGACGCTTCAAATCTTGAAAGCGTTAAAAAATGTTCCAACTTGAACAAAATCAAACTGATTTCAACTCACCCAGCAAGCGCTTCCACACAATCGATACTGCATAATTTCAAAATTCAGGGATTCGACTTACCGAAGTTGAGTCCAATTCCAATTAAAATAGAAACTGAAACAAAAGTTGAGGTCACTAGCAATGTGTATTCGGCAACTTTTCCCGGCGCAATAACTCAAAACGCGGTTCAGGTTCCGGACGCATTTACAAACGCCACTTTCAAAATTGACTTGTCCGATACAACCCCCGGCGCAAAAGATGTCACTGTGAAATACACGTTTAAATTCACACCCACTACCGCTAGCGGGTTCGTGATTGAAAAAAATGACAGCGTAATACATTTTATTTTTAGTGATGACTTTGTTTTACCCCCGGTAGAAAATGTAAAGGTTGCTGTTAACAACGTGTTACTCGATGCGGGGAAAAACGAGTATGTTCTCCAACAAAAAAATACATGTATTACACCTTCTAAAGAGTCACTGTTGTTTTTAGATAGCAGTTACAAGTTCGAAAGTGAAAACAAAATTTGCATGAAAGTATATACCCTGTTCATAAAACAAAACATCACAGTTCCATCAACGGGTCTTACTGTAGCACTAAAAGGACTTACAAACCCGTCTTACTCTCCCAGCCCAGTAGCATATGATAAAAAAGACTTTTTGTTTCGAGCATTCAACACGTCGTACTGTATTATGAACTTGAAAATAGAAAACGCTGGAAAGTACTTGTTCAATCCAAAAACTGATGAATACATTCATGCCGGGATTTACATGCGAGGAAACTACCCGCTCAAGAATAAAAAACCCGCCGACGGAGATAAAGATGGCGACAGTAAAATACAGTCATCGTCGTCGTCTTCTTCTTCGTCTTCAAAGTCGATTGAGTCTAGAGGCGGGTCCAATCGAGCAGCAAACGTTTATACTGTCAATTATTTTTATGACGGCCAAGGTCAAGGCGAATACGGTTACATTGCACGCCCGGACATTTTTGGAACTACACCGTATTCATACGGCACTTCGCGAGGTGGGCTTGGCACGTCTGATAAGTACATTGCCAAACACAACCGAGACTTGGCAGAAGAGAAACGACTCCATGCTGAAAAGGTGCAACAGTGGAAAGAATCTCAAATACGACCACCTATGGGAGTGGCTCCCGCGCTACTCAATGCTGGTGTCCAGCCATATGACGCCACAATCAACTTTTGAACCAAAAAATATGTATTTAAAATGAATTTAAAGTTTAAATATATAGCAATACAATAAAGCAAACAAAACGCAAGCAACCCAAATGCCAAACACAAACACAACCCCGACCCCAAATTCAAATTTGAATACTCCCGTTTTGTATGTTGAGGAGTCAATCAAAGCCACACGTTCAGGAGTAACCACCAAGTACGATACCGACTGGCGCATATATATTATATATCGGTATGGAAAGTACTTGTTTTGCGGTACTCGACAACCGTGTTACGAAACGACAAAACCACATAAAAGGCGCGACGCTCGAACAGTTCGAAATGAAAAAAAGAAGCACAAATATAACGACGCCGCATCTTGGCCAGTGATTTCCATGTCTTTCAACTATCCGTCTGAGGTATACAGTTTTATGACGTCATTGTTTGGAACATCAAAAGTAAATTTAACATTGTACATTTCACCCAAACCGATTGTTGACATGGATACCATATTTGCTGACCCGTCGCATGCGAACATGAGAATCATGGACAGTGAACGACAGAACCGAAAAATGGAACTGGTAGGCTATGACCGTGCATACGTGGAACCTTTTTTCTTCAATGACAAACAACAAAATATAAACCTCTTGAAACAATTGTTGTTGAACTTGGATATTATGGGAAGCGGGTCATCTGGAATGGGACTGTCATTTACTTGCAACGTCAATGCAAAAGATGATGAAGCAACTAAATATGCAGATGAACAATGCTATGAACTCAATGAACTCAATGAACTCAATGAACCCAATGAACTCAATGCAACCAGTAATGATGCGGATAATTATGAATACAACTACGACGACTCTGACTATACATATGATGTGGAATAGTAGTAATACAATTAAACAAATGAATAAATAATAAATAATATAGAATAAGCGTAAACTTCGAGCTTCAATAACTCTTATTCTGTATTTCATTTTTCAGTTTTTATTTTTTTTGGTTTTACAGTTTAAGTGGGGTAGGGAATCCGACCAGGTTGGCGCCGATACCGAAGCCGGCACCAGTGCGGGCTGAAATGGCCATGCTGGGAATATAAGTATCCAAAATGCTAAAGGTTGCTGCAGCGGTAAGTGCAATAAGGGCAACTTCATCCAGGTTGAGCGAGCGTTTGGGAATGGCGTATGCTGCAATTGCAACCATAACACCTTCAACCAAGTACTTAATGGTGCGCTTTACCAGTTCTCCTAAATCAAAAACGTTTGACATGACGATATAGTTTGAATGCGGTTATAATATTTGTAAATATTTTATAATTATAAAAAAGAAAAAAAAATAGCGAACGCCGCTTAATGTTATAACTTTTGTTCTCCATTCCTATTTTTTATAAAATATGCAAACGCTGATGCACATACACAAAACACAATCATAATTGTATAAAATATAACTTGTACCATAATTTTATTCGTTTCGTTCCTTATTTTTATTTTAAATTTTATTCCTTAATCCATCCTTATAAATCATTCTACCATACGTATTCAATTTTTGTATTATTTCTATTAAATTTGTATTTGTAAAAATACTTAAACCCTAACGTTCAAAGTATTTTATATAACACTTCATGTCATCGTCGTCATCATCATCGTCTTTTCCAAAAGGGGTAACTCCTAAAACCAGTCGCACGTATGTGGATTTACTCGAAGAAGATAAACCAATTGCTGGTCAAAAGTTTGCATGCTTGTCTTTTGTTTCTCCAGAAGAAATCCTGGAACAAAAGGAGCACTATTTTTTCAAAGAGTTTATCAAGGTGTGGGACTTCAATAAGTCCGTGGAAAAATACACCCAGTTTTTAAACTTTATTGCATTCAAATACGGGGTAGAGTTTAACTCACTGTACGAGGACTTGCAAGCCTTTATCAAGGAAGAGAAAGCAGACCTCGAAAACACGCGCATCGCCGACGATTTTAAAACGTTTGTAGACAATAATGAAGAGCGGTTGGAAGCCGAGTTCAATGAAAAACATGAATTTCAAACCTCGATTCGCGGCATAAAAGTTCGCGGCGTGTACCCCACACAAAAAGAAGCCGAACTTCGTTGCAAGATGTTGCGCGAGGTTGACCCGAACCATGACGTTTACGTGGGCCCCGTTGGAATGTGGATGCCATTTCATCCCGACGCTTACAAGACGGGCAGAGTGGAATACATGGAAGAGACGCTGAACCAGCTCATGTCTGAGAAGAAGACCAATGAAGAAAAGGCCAAACTTGAATTTGACAAGCGCATCAAGGATACCAAACAAAAAGCCATGGAAGAAAACAAACGCAATGCCGAAAAGTCAGGAAACAAGCTCACGCAAATCATGAACAAGGATGGCGATTTGGTGAATGTGGCTTTAGTGAACGAGTCAGACATTTACAGCACGGTGGACGAAGTAAAGCGCGAACTGTTTGAAGGGGACAACATTGTAACTTCCACTGGCGGCGACTATGGCGCTTCTGAAATTTTAGACAGAATGAAACGTCGCGACGGCGATTCCGAAAAGGACAAGAAAAAAGAGGACTAGGTGAGAAAAGCAAAGCAAATCAAACAATATAATAATTAATATTCAAAATATTCAAACACATTTGAATATTTTTATTTGAATTTGATATAAACTGCACATTTTTTTTGAAATGGTTATTCATAGCGTTTAAATATTGTTTTTTTGTATAATTGCCTGACTTTACTGAACTAATTCCAGTATAACAAACAAACATTGCCGGCGATTAAACTCTGAACTATCAATATAATTGTGTCTCATAACTAACACTTTTTTACCTTTTTTTACATTTATTAAAAAAATTATTTTATAAAATTTATAATATATAAAAAAAAACTATAAAAATTAATGGACATTTTATACGCAATACATTTATTTATATTCGGGTTAATATTGACTATTCCCATCCAACCCATACGTTTTTTGAGATATAGTGTATATGTTCCATTCGCATTGTCAATCGTATGGTTAGTTTTTCAAGGCTGTCCAATATCCCAAAAGCAATCAGGTTTGAAAGGTGATAGTTTTACGACCGATATTTATAGCAAAATTATTCCAGATATAACCGTAAAAACCGCTGAACATATAAATACGTTTGCTCTAATTTTAATAACAATCGCAGGATTTTATCGACTTAAATGCAGTAACTTGGTTAAACTAAACTAAACTAAACTAAAATAATGTCGTTATGCACCGACCACTTATCCTATCCACGTATTGCGCCTACTGCACGCAATTTCGTCCCCTTCTTTGCATGACACCATATCGCCGTAACAAAATTCTGCAAACGCGCGCTGGTCATTATTCACACGAGCATTCGCAGTTGAGTAAAACCTGTTTTATTCATGTTTATAGTCGGTCGTATATATTTTAAATTAGATAATTAATTATATAATTATTTGAATTACCATCCGCCGCCAGTTTTGTTTTTACTTACCTTTATTTTTGGTCCTTGACCTTTCTTTTTAATATTTGCCGGGTCATACACTTCTTCTTCATCGTCCGAGTTCATGTTCTTTGAAATGTCCCAGAATTCTTTTGACCCCAATTTGAACGGCCCGTGGTGTTGCGCCTTGTACCACGAAATCTGGTCTTGTAATTTGTTGGACTTCACGTTGTTGTTGATAACCAGGCACTCGAAGTTTTCGGTGCACTGGTCCATGACTTGCGTAAACGACTCAAATGTCGGAAACATACCGGCGTAATTTTCATAAATGCGCTTGCGGTTGGCAATGTAGGGTTCGCGCAAAATAAACACGTAGTCAATGTTGGTACGCAAGTTGGGCGGAATACCGAGCGGGTACTGCATCGTAATCACGAGCATTATCTTCCAGTGACGCCCGTTCATGAAGAGGAGACGCATCATAATGTCTTTGGTCCACTTGTTGTCGTACAAACAGTCGTCCAAAACAACAAACGTGCGCGGGTCAATGGATGACTTTTTATACGTTTCAATTTCTTTTTTCATTTGTTTTAAAACGGCTTTTTGGCGTTTTAAAATGTTTTCGATAATTGCGGTATTGTACTGGTCGTGAATAAACAGTTTAGGCACATGTTCGCCGAAAAAGTTGTTTCCAGCTTCCGTTCCGGAAATCACGGTTCCAATTGGAATGTCCTGGTGATAATACATTAAATCTTGAATCAAAAAACTTTTTCCCGTGTCTCTTCTTCCGATAAGCACAATCACTGGACCCTTGTTTTCATTCGGTTTGAAACTGATTGACCGCATATCGAATTTTGAAAGTTCCAGATTCATGGTTTTTAAGGTTTTTAGTATTTTAATATTTTAATGGTTAGTTGGTTTAGTTGGTGTTATAAATAAAATAAAATATTTTAAGTATTTATAACGAAAATTACTTTTCTTGATGAGTCCTAACGGTTGGTTACAGCCATATGATAATGATGAACTTGGCCGTAATATACACTACATGAAAAATATTCATTCTTCTCCGCACATTTCAAAAGACCAGCACAAGGGATTATACAGGTATTATGATAAAAAAATAAAAGAAATACGTGCGACTGTCCCAAAAAATTATGTTAATAATAACCAATATCCTCGCCATCTTGAACGACAACAAAGTAGAATATCAAACTCAAAATCAAGTCCTATTCGGACTCCGAATGGACAAGGAGGAACACGTAAAAGTAAATTATATAAAACAAAATATCGTAGTCATATTCGTACTCATAGTCGTGTTCGTACAGTGAAATCCAAATCGAAATCGAAATCGAAACGTCGACAGAAAAAATAAATAGTACCTACCTCTTTAGACCTAAACCTTCATCACCGAGCTGAGAGCTTGAGACGCCAACCTATCACTGTTTTCTTTTTGGGCGTTTTTACAACACACATCCAACTTGTCGCACTTGTGTAATTCTGGAAGGCGGTGTTGCGCGCAGTACTTCATAGTACAATACGAACAGTCCCCAATCATTGGGGCACGTTTATTTTTGCACCCTTCATAGTCGCACCTAGAAACAGGTTTTTTTGGAACCGTTACTGTCAATGTCGTCATTTATCACTTGTATGTATACTCGTTTTTAATCCACAACTGTTTATACTTACTTATACTTAGTTATCAATTTATTATTTATTAATTATTATTTAAAATACGTAACTATTTAAAATACTAATCTCTATAATAACATCATTACATACGATGCCAAGTCCAGGTCCAACCAATATTAGCCAAACCAACGTCGTTGATGCTAGCGGAAACATCAACATTCTCGTACAATGGTTTCCTCCGAGCGATGGCGGGTACGCTATCACCAGTTATCGAATTCAATACTCGTTGACCAATGACATTAACTACATTACCAAAGAGCTCATCTTGTCAAACACTCCTTCCGCAGTAAATACCCAAACCGGCCAAATTAGTTACTTGGTTACTCAACTCATTAAAGGTGGAAAATATCAAATTCGTGTTGCGGCCATCAACGCTTTTGGCTTGGGTCAATATTCCAATCTTTTATTCGCATTTCCAGGAACGGTTCCAGCTACCCTCGACTCTACCCAGTTTGAAATTTACGCCAGTCGAGGTTCCATGTTCGCAGTTTTGAACTGGATAAAACCGTACGACGGAGGTTACCCCATTCTCTACTACCTTTTACGTTACCGGTCTATCACAATTGACGTGGTAAACAAAGTTCCTATTCTTTCGTCCATTCGCGAACCTGCGTCTCCATGGACGGAACCCGTTGAAGTGTCAGCTGCCTTACTTGCAACTACAGTTACAGGTCTAACAAACGGCACATACTACCAGTTTGAATTTGCAGCAGTGAACGATGTGGGCAAAGCCGACTATAACGGTCCTGTAGTAGTGAAACCCGGCGATATTCCGGGCCCTTTCACTGCCAACATCAGTACCGACTTCGTATACTCAATCAACGCAAGAAACAATGGGCGTATTTTTTTAGAGTGGTCTCCGCCCACGTATGACGGCGGTTACGACCTGGAAAACTACGTCATTCAGTACAAGTCGGCGAATGACGTGTACTTCACAAAACGCGACTTGCCCTTGACGCAGCGCCAAATTCCCGCCGGGTTACGGTGCACACCCGCATTTTCAAGAAACATTGTTATTGATTACTATGGTGATTTATCGGCAAATCCGCCTATCGAGATTCAATCCCGTCTCAAAAACGATGTGCCGTACAGCGTTCGAATCGGGGTTGAAAACGACGTGGGCATTCGATGGATTCCGGAACGCGAACCCACTAACGAAATCTACGCAACCATTATCCCCAACACGTTTTCAAAACCGGTCCTGGATTTAAGCGCCACCATTGCGGACGGGACCGCGAAGCTGACATGGACATGGAGCGACGCGAGTTTGAACAATGGATACCCGTTAAACGGTGCATATCCGTTTGATTCGAACAACAATAACAATCGACTTCCCAACTACTTTGTGGTTCGGTACCGCCCATTCAACGACTTGTACTGGCACCAGCTGGTGTACCCTCATGCGGCTGAAAAGCTGGACGTAAACAATACTCTGAACTCGTATGCTATCACAAAGGCTGAAACTGGTCGGGATGTCTACTACACCAATGCCAACCCAGACTCGTTATTCGAAACATTCACGTTCAATGACGTGCCGTACAATTACACAAACGCGGTCAGAGACACCTCTACCAACGTGTACAATCGGTCCGACCCGATGTTTCCGCCATTTCGAGAACAGCAGTTCCTAGAAAATGGGGTACCGTATGATTTTCAGGTGGCAGCAGTGAACCATATTTTACGAGGACCCGATATGGGAATTGCAATTGGTGAGTACGCCGAGACCCGCCAACGGCCGGGGCGTGTACCTGACACTCCCGCATTTTTTAAAATCCAGCGCGCGTCGCAGCAAGCCACAATCACTTGGAATGCGCCACCGACGGATGGAGGATACCCGTTGACCTATTACCGCATACGCAGTCGGTCACAAAGCGTGCTTGACATTATTGATTCATTGGGCGAGTTTCCGCTGGCGTACAATGTGATATATCCAACTGTTGCAAGATACAATCGCGATGGCGTGGGTATAAACTCGGCTAACTTTTTAACACTGATTCCTAGCGTAATATCTAGCAGATATACCGACCCCTCTGGAAACGATGGTTGGGACGAAACGCTGTATCCTGCAACTACCACCACTATCGCTGCCGTTCTTATAAAACCGATTCTTACAAGTCAGGTTGCTTTAACTGTAGGCACCGGGCTGTCCTATGTCGAAGGTAATTCAGTTACCGTGTTTTCATCCGTTGCAAATGCGAATTCGTTTCAAGGAACCGTTTCAGCGTACACCCCTTCTACTGGCGCGATTACCGTTTCAAACATTCGCAACGTGTACGGGACATTTACATCCACGGTTCGGTACCAAGTCACTCTTATGAACGCCGACTTAACGGCGCAACTTCCATTTTTGAAATTCTCGAGCAATGTGCTGTTTGACGTGGCGCTCAGCGTTAGAAACGCGTTGGGATACAGCAACGAGCTTTATATTACGGATAAGTACAGCACGCGACCGTATCGCCCCGACCCGCCCCAAGAAGTGGTCGTGCAAATGATAAAAAGTTCAGAAGTGAGTGGAGGCAGCGGTTCTCTCTTTTTGAATTGGACTACTCCTGCGTACGCTGGGGGAAGTCTCGCGGTGTCATACAGCTACGAGATTCAGTACGCTCTCTCTGAACTTGTAAGTGAGTCCAATCCCGACCCGGTAGCTGACCCCAACCCTTTGCCGGACACAGACACGTGGCTGCCTTTGAACTTTAATGAACAACTGTTTGGCGAATATGTGACACCGTCGACCACAATCACCCCAAACACGCTGGTTACGGCAGCGTACTCCATATTTGCATCACCAGGTGGAACGATTGGTGATAAATTTATTAATTGGATACGCATAAGAAGTATCGCAAAAACATTGGGGTCAGGAACCGGAGCGACTGGCGATTTAGAAAGTTTGTGGACGGTTTGTAATGTGATTACACTGGATTAAAACGAGAGATTTTATGCAAATCATTCAAAATAAAAAACATATAAACATATACATGTTCTTTATTCAAATTATATTTATAAATTTATAAATTTATAAAACTAAAAATCATCATCATTAATGGCAATGTCAATAGAAGAGTCACTTCGAATCGCATCCGACGTTCACAAACACGTTCGAAAACGACTGAGAGATTCCAACATGTTGAATGCTGGTACGCGGTTGGTAGACATTGCAAACTTTATTGAAACTGAAACGAAAGAACATACTAGTATTATATTAGACGCTGTAAATGGCATTCAGCATGGTTCGTGTTATGCTATTAACGGCGGAATCGGATTTCCGGTTGGATTGTCTATCAATAACTGTGCTGCGCATTACCACCCGCATTCACTTGATGTGGACCGCACTCTCTCGAATTCGGATATTCTTAAGGTTGATTTCGGGACCGAAATCAATGGTTGGATTATTGATTCCGCATTCACAACCCGGGTTGTATCAGGAAACGGTAACCATTTCGGTACTGGTACTGGTACTGGTAATGGTACTAATAGCAGCCGTACAAATATTGAATATTCAAATCATTTGTTTGGGATTGATGACTGTGAATCTCTCATTTCGTGCATGAAAGACGCCACCGAGTTGGGGATTCGCAACATTGGTATTGATGTTCGCATTGCAGAATGGAGCGAATCTATTGAAGAATTGATACGGTCGCATGACGGCGTACACCCGATTTACAATTTGACAGGACATGACATACTGCATGAAATCATTCATGGAAATGTACGATTGCCGTCGGTTGGCAAAGCAGTCGACAATAAAAACGAGAGATTTAAAGCGGGAGTATACGCAATTGAAACATTCGGAGCCAGGCTACCGCCGAAAGCGGTGCGCACGAACGGCGGAGAAATGCAAGTGGAAGTGGAAGAACTGGGCGAACCTACCATTTTCAGGCTCGCGCCGGAACTTTCTAAATATACGGCGCAAGAGCTTCAAAACCACTTTCGTGCACCCATATTTCGAATACAGTCAGTGAATAAGGTATTCTCTCAAATTGGTAAACGGTTTCGAACGCTGCCGTTTTGTGAACGGTACTTGCAACCCAGCGATAGAACCCCGTTGTCGATACTTGTAAAAAATGGAGCAGTAATGAGCTATCCTCCGCTGTGCTGTACACCCGGGAGCATTACTGCGCAATTTGAACACACCGTTTTATTGAAAGATGCCGGTACGGTAACCGTTTTTTCAAAGGACGATGATTATTGAACATATATGCTTATATCGTGATGGCTTGTTTTTCAACATCATCAACCAAGAAACTGAGTTTGAGTTTGTACTTGTTCAAGATGTCTTGCAACATGCTTCCGCCGTAACCGTCGGTGTATGTGTTCCAAGCTTCTTGCGGGTTAACGGGTTGTGCCTTGTACTTTACACTGGTAATAAACCCGTCAAATCCGCCGCCGATTTCAATATTAGTAAGTTGTGACTGGTTTGATAACGCTATAGAAACGGATGGTAGTACGCAAGTTCTAACCAACTTACCGTCAAGATAAATGTCCAATGTTCTACCGTAAATGCTAACAATGAGGCACACCCAGCGTTGAATGGGAATATTGGACACGTGACAAGTGCTATCAGTAGTTGTGCCAGATTGGTTTACTTTTGTGACGACGTCCAAGTCATTTTGGCATGCGCCAAGTTTGATTAAAAAGTTGTTATCTGTGCCACTTGTGCCGCCCTTGATTTTGAACAAGTCCTTTGCAACCGTTCCGCACGACCAGTTGGTTACGTAAAACCATAACGATATTGAAAAGTTGGACGGGTTGTTATTTGGCGGTAGGGTACTTGCAGGTAACGTGGTCCGTACACTTGCTTTCTGCATGCTTCCAATTTGAGTGTACGAATCAGTAAGGTACTGCCATATAACATAGAGCAGAATAATGGTAACAACCCCGATTGCAATAGACGATGTTTCGACCATGGGATATAATATATATAATAGGTGTAATGTGTGTACTATATATTAATATTTTTTAATAATATTAAAATATTAAATTATGAAATAACTAAATTATTATTTACTTTACTACTTCTTAATCAAACATTATGCATGAGCTCATCCACTTTGGTATTGCTATATGTTGCCCATAGTAGGCCGCGCGGGTCTTCTTTGGTATAAATAGCACTAATGACATCTTTCGTCAAATGATTGCTAAATGCAACCACGTTGGTCAAATTTCCAATGACTCCGCGACTTGCACCGGCCACAATATCGCCGTGCTCGATAAGTGGAAATTTATTTGAAACGCTAGTTACGAGCTCATTGTTCATAAAAATATCGATATTTGACCCGTCATAATTGTAAACAATGTGGTTCCAACGCTGAAGCGGAACATTTGACATGGTATAAATGGTTACTACAGTGCTCTCTTCCGGTGGAGGACGAGTCTTTGTCGTTGACGATGACCTGTTCATAGCAGGAAGCGACACTCTTGACATTCCTTGTATTCCTTGTATTCCTTTTGTTGCATCCGACATTACGGATGCGGTTGCTGATGCAGAAGCAGCGGTTGATTCCATTTCATTTGAAATATCATCGCGCGAAACCATATTTTCATACGCCTCAGTGGTTTCATCCTTGGAGTTTAAAACATCTTTTGAAACATCCTGTAAACTCATATACGTTTGTTGAATGGAAGTTTCATCGGTTTCTGTTCGAATTGTGGAAGACTGCGACGTTTTTGTCGGGATTCGTACCTTTAATCGAAACCGCAACTCGTTGGTTGCCGCGTTGTACTCAATGCTGGGAACTCCGCCGAAGTCAATAACGTTGACAAACTTGTTTCCGCCGCCTGTCATACTGGGCGGATGTGAACTTAGAAACAGCCACCCGCTAACCGCGTAGCTGTGTTTGGTTTTTAGTTTACTTGCGCATTCGGGGGTTCGAACAATTCCAACGCTGTTTAACGTATTGAGGCGAGTCATGGTGCTGATATCCGTGATTTCATGCGTTAGCGCGGTGCTTCCACTAAAGAGCGTAGCGTTGAATAAAAGCGGTATTAAGAAGTAGGCTCCAACGATGACGGCTTCAATGAAAAGCAGTATCCACACCGGACGCGTTGTAATGCTGAGCTCGCGACGTATCCAATTTACGCCGTCAATAATCAAGCACGGAATGTACCTGAAAACCTTGATAAACAAGTACAGCACGCTGGTGGACTTCATGTTTTCATAATCCCTTTCGTTTTTAGCAAGCGAGTCATAGACAGAAATAATAATGGCAACTGCAACCAAACATCCCAGAATAACGAGTATGATGTTGAATATGCTGGTAAGTCCGTCCGTAAATTGTTTAGAAACGTAGACAATAAAAAGCACCAATACGGAGATGACTAACCCGATTATACCAAGACTCGAAATTACTCTAGAAAATGTCAATAAGTTCAAAATGTTTGAATACAACCTACGAAACGGAAGTGTAAGTCCAAGGCGCCGAACCAATTTTGTCAAAATGGAATCTGTGTCTGAAAAGGGAAGAGAATCTTCGGCAGCTTCATTTGTTTTTTTATCTACAAAATGATAAAGCCCGAATGAAGGTAGGAATGTAATTGTACCCAGACCGAGGACCAGTCCAATAACCGCGATAAACGGGTATATTAAATAAGTTTTTACACGTCTTAAAACATCAGTCGAGTCAAACAAATCCAGCATGGGACGCGTGTCTAGTACATACATGCTGAAAATAATGAACCACCCAAACGCAAGCGCGAACATAATAAAACCAAGCAAGCCCGGACTTTTTGGGTCATACTCTGAACCAATTAACTTGCACGATAATTGGAAAAATATAGAAGAAGCGCCACTAATACCATTCGGTCCCGTTGAAGAATCACAGCTTGCTTTTTTATAAAGAAGGCACGCTGCAACAACTGCCACCGCCGTAATTAGTGTTATAACTGTCATGGCTACAAACCCCTTTGTGTATCGTTCATATCGCTCATTGTCTTCTTTTTCTTCGTCTTTCGCAGACCTTACAAACGGAACAGACGACATTATAACTTATATCTCTATTACAATAATAATTATTATTAATATTACTTATTTTATTTTATTCGGGGTTTTATTTATTTTCATTTTCCTCATGATTCATCTTTAAAAGACTGCTCAAGCAACTTTAGATTTTCGTCAGTGATACAATGTATATCATTGTAGGTGGCAATATCAATGATACACTTATGAAACACATGGAACGAATGAAAACTAATAAGCCATAGAAGAGAATTTCTTACAAATTGTTTAGTAGATGCATCCGTATCCGTACCTGTAGCCGTAACCGTATCCGTACTTTGTTCATGCGGTTGCTCCGGATTCTGTGCATTCGGGGGAGTAATTGGGGGGGTAATTAGGAGTGTCATGGGATGCTTTCTTAGAATGTCTACAAATTTTGTATTTTTATGCAAATGCATGACGTCTACTAAATAATCAAATAATTCTTGTACGCGTTTTGACTCAAACACGTTTGTTTCTGGATTTGTGTCGCTCATCATATCAATCAAATTTTGTTTCATGCAAAACGCAGTTGTAACTTGTATTTGGTACAAGAAATTCGCCATTTCAGGGTCGTCATCAATCATTTGATACGTGCACACAAATTCCCAGTTATATGGAATATCAACCATCGTCTGTTTTTTTAAGTGTTCGATTATTTTAAATTATATTTAAGTTAAAATAATTTGTAGATTTATAATAGTACCCATATATAAAATTTGAAATTATAAAAGAAAAGAAAACCTCAAATAAATAAATAAAATGGAATCTGCATTAGGACCAGGATATGACTACTGGAAAAATATAAAATCACCATCTGAACTGGGAATGAGTCCGGAAGGAACCATGAGTGCTTTAAACAAAGACGTGAATGGCATTATTTCATATGCGTCGTTGCTAATCGATGGAAACTCAAATGCCTCAAAAACTGGAGAGCCGCTAGGCAACCGGTTTCTTTTACAAACAATGGCAAAATGCAGAAATGTTGAATCAGACCGGACCAAACCAGACAGCGAACAAAACCCAATATATGTACCGCGATACATTTATGTAGACAATGTTCCCGATGGCACCATACCATTCATATCAAGTGGACCAGACGGAGGAAAATTAAAAGATGTAAGGGGGTTGATTCCAGGTGCAATCGGAAACCTCGCCGCTTTTCGCCCGAGCGGTTTTTATCGGGCGTTTACTATGGGAAACTATCCCGACTGTATCAAAATTTCACTGCGCACTAAAAATGAAAATAATCAAGATGGAGTTCAAACGGAGTATGTTGCCGTTGCCGACATTTTAAATGAAATCAGTAGTGAAAATATGCCGAATGGAAATCCGGTAAATCGGGTAACCGACCCGTGCAAGTTCAAAGACTATGAACATCCGATAACGAAACAAAAGAAAACAAGGAACGAATGCGAGCCGGCAAGTGAAGATTTTTCAGGTCTTGCACATTCAAATACAAAACAGACAAATGATGACGATTCGAGTGACGATGAAAATATCGAAAATATCACAAAAAAAACGGGGTCTGAAACGGAAGAACAGAAAAAAGAAAAAGCTGCCCTTAAACACATGCGAAAAATGCGACGAAAAGAAAAAAAAATGCAGCAAAGCCAGTACCAGTATCAACATCAAGATACAGCGACGTATAATACAGATAAAACGGTAACCTATGCTGACGACTTTGATTCGAAATATGACACGATGCGGTTTAAAAATATAGAGTTAGACCAGGACCGCATGTACCAACTCACTAAAAAGTCGTCAGCCGATGCCGCATATACGTTTCCGGATGATATCATTTCTAAATTATACTATGCCGCCATTAGCGGGGTTGGGTTATATATATTGTACAAGCTATTGTATACTACCCGAAAAAAAAAAGTGTAAAAACAATATAAAAATTGAAATTTTATATTGTTGTTGTTGATTGTGATTGTAGTTATATTGACTCCGATTCTTCATGAGGCCTCTTGTACTGGTTAATCCTGTAAATCTGGTACATGGAAAAATGTATTTGATTCAAGAAAAAAGACCTGAATACAGTCATCTAAAATGCAAAGGAACCTTTGTAAAAAACAAATATCCCAAAACACCATACGAATGCACCATGACAGAATTCGAAAATGTAATCATAACGGGTAACAAAAATTACCCTAAACGGTTGAATCTTCAAGACACATACTGGAACTACTATGAAGCGGATGCAGTTATAAAGGCGTACACAAATCAAGTTCTTCGCCAAATTACAGGCGACCCATCATTTACAATCTAGATGTAGAGATGTAGAAGATAATTAAGAAGATTCTGGTTTAGATTGATTTATTTCATCCAATGCTTCTGTAGAAGGAGATGAAGTAGTAGAAATCGCATTCGCTGCAACACTGGTTTTTGTAGCCCCAATCACCGTTTCAGCTGCAACTACTGCAAGTTGAAATGCTTTCAAAGCGTCTTTCATTGATTGAAGTGCTTGTTCTGCAGCGCTCATGGATGAACCAACCGCCTCTCCTGCCAATGCAGTAACTGCTTCGTTTTTTTGTTCAACCACATCAGAAGATTCTGAAGGTTTTGATGATTCTTCTGACGATGGATTATCATTGGCTTGAGACTCTACTGTTTCTGTCGCTGCAGCCGCAGCTGCTTCGGCGGCTTCTGATTCAGTAACATCTTTTTCGGTTACTGGTACATCTTCTTGTTCTGGATTTGGCGAAGGTGAAGTAACTTCTTCAACCTGTTTGGCTCCTTGAGATATCGTATCTCCTAATTTGCTCGTTGTTTCAGATAATGTTCCTTTTACTTGTTCAGCGGTTTCAGATACTTTATCTACGGCTGCTCCTAGCGTATTTTTGGTTGACTCAAGTGACGCTTCTGCACTCTGTACCTTTTCTTGTACGGCACCTGTAACATTGGACAATGATTCTTTGGCCCTTTCAAAGATGCCTTTTTCTTCTTCTTCTTTGTTTTCCGGACCTTCAGATTTTTGTTCACTGTCAGGATTTTGTTCACCGTCTGACTGAGGTTTATCATTGTTTCCAGTTAATTTTTTAAATATACCTTTAAAAAAACCATCTTCTTCATCCTTTGGCTTTTCTTCTTGTTTAGGTTCTGGGTTTTCATCCTTACCCTGACCTCCGTACATTTTAACATATTTTCGATACGCTTCCCCATATGTAGATGCGGCTTTAACCGTGCGTTTTTTGTTTTTTCTACCTTTGTATTTTGTTTTACCTCCACCAGCTACGGGCATTTTTATATGTGGCACGAATAAATAAATGATATAATAGTAATATTGATATACTATTATATTATATTTTTGATTTTTTGGATACACATACATCAATAAAAATAAAAATAATGATGAATAATTTCAACTATTCCTTTAACTTATTTTATGTTTCTGATTTAAAATCGAAACCGCTTGTGAAGTTCGAGAGCAACCAATCCACCGGCAACTTGTACCAATAAGTATGGAATCAAGTCAGCGCGACTTAATTTGCCTGCAGCATACATCATTACCGAGACGGCAGGGTTAAAGTGTCCACCCGAAATGTTTCCGCCAACCATAATTGCAATTGCTAAAGCTGCACCAATCGCGAGCGCATTTCCGGTAGCTACGATGACATACAAGAAAAAAAGAGTTCCTAAAAACTCAACAACATATTTATTAATCATTTGAGATAATGAGAGAGAGCGAGAGAGAGGAATTTTCTATAAAATATAATAATATTTAAAAAAAATTTGAAATTATCAACGTTTTGACTTTCTCGACCTTCTTATTTTTCTGGATTTTCGTTGTTTTCTTGTTTTTTTTGATTTTCTTGATTTTTTTGAAGTCTTTAATTTTGCCCCACCTCTTGATGTATACGTTGCTGCACTGTCGCTTGATTTGAACTGCAAGCAGCTATCACCAAGTGCACTACAAGATGATGCCGGCTTAACTACTAAAGTTCGACAAAGTTCTTCAAATGTAACTTCCGCCCACCTTTGCTGAATTGAAAACCCAGTAGCGCGAGTTTGACCGTGTTCAAACAATTCTTCAACCCATTGAGTTTGATACCGTTCTACTGGATAACCGGTTGGGTCTTTTGGGTCATGAAATTTGGCTTGACTTTTTGCATGTTCAACATCTATAATAACTTTTAGTACTCTGGAAAGGTACTCTGCTCGTTGCACTGGCGTCGAACGGTCCATATTCATACAGTAATACAAACATTCATCATAATACCCGATTCCAGGATTCGGCCCGGTTTTGCTACGACTACTCATACTTCTAGCTCCAGGAGGTCCATCAATCAATTCTAAAAATTGTTTTTTTTCATCTGGGTTTAAATATCCATCCGCCTTTGGATTTTGTAAACTTGATGCTCGTCCAAAATCGATTACAATGGTACCTTCCAACTCACCAGATGGTTGGTCTAATATCACCATTCCATTTCCAGGATGAAAATCAAAGTGAACTGCCTTACCTTCAATAAAAAGACGTATTACTTTTGCTAACATCATAGATTTAACATGCATTCTTGCATCTTCACTTTGAGCTGTTCCCGAATGCATTTTTAAATAAGCCTCCAATGTAGTAGAGTTCGGTATTTTAGACATTAAAAGAATTCCAAGTTTAAATTCTGGAGAAGAAGAAGAAGAAGGAGGAAAATTACTTATTTGTTTAAAAAGGAAGTCAATCGTATATTGTGATTTAGGGGTTGTGCATAATGTCTTGCCGACAGCTGGAGAAAGTCCACTCAAAAAAGTAAGCGCGCGCGAATGTTTAAGAATTTGAAATGCTCCTACGGATGGACAAAGTGGTTCTTTGCCGGCGCTAATCGAATGACTCCAAATGTCTTGTTGGAGTTTGGCTTCTTCAAAGAACCCTTCATCTGTTTCAGTTTCCTTATCTACACCTTTTTCTTGTTTGAACTTAAATTTGTCTATCCCATATTCATCATTAGATGTGATACAAAACTTAACAATAAATTCCGTTTCAGGTTCATCAAACCTTCCACCTGGTTTTAATTGTTTAAAAAATTCACTATGTTCGTGACGAACCGTAAGCGTAAACATGAATCCTTTCAAAGAACTACAAGTCAGTACTTCAAATGTAGCCCCAGGCGATTTCAACATGTCTTCAATTGCTTGCAACGGTGATTTTTCCTTTTGTTTACTACTCGGACTATGATGTCTTATTTGTTTTAATCCACCACTTTGTAAGAATGACGATAACAACATTTTGATTAAATTTAATTTATTCGGTCTTATAGTTTAACTAAATATTTTTTTTAGTTTTATTCCCGTCAGTTTTCGTTGGTTCGTTTATTCTCGTTTATTCGTTTAGTTGGAAAACGTATCGGACGGTCCCGGTGGAACATCTTGAAGTTTTGCACTATTGAAATAAGTTTTTCTAAACTTCATCATGAATTCATCCGAAATGCGCTTTACTGCAAAATCAGATGGTTTCATTTGTCCGGTTAAAACATTGACAATCATGAAAATCGAATACATTCCGCACTCCGTGTTTTTGTACTGATGGTCCTTTTTATTCACAATTAAGTTCAGCTTTAATGGTGGAGTTAACTGAGCGCCGGCAGCTATTATTCTGTCTGCTAACGTTTTTATTTCAGGTGGGATGTCGTCACTCGTGCTGTCAAAAAAAAACACGAATTCATTTCGTATATCCACAAACATGGAAATCCAGTGAGCACCCGGTTTATCGTGCGGGTCCGTATTGAAAATAAATCCAAACTGACGCTTGCCGCGTTTCACCATATTTTCTAGATTGAAATCGTGAATGTCTTTCCATACGTATTCACCCGACTGCATTTTGGCATCGAAATCAATTGGCGCCGGGCCTAAAAACATGAAGGATGGATACGCGTGTTCGTACTGCTTCATCACATTTTCAATATCCACACTGGTTAACCAAGTGGTGGGTTTTTTAACCCACGTTTTTGGAGCGCGAGGGGCAAACGTGTAGTTAAGCAAATCACGGTACTTGCCTTCATCTTCAACAATCAAAAGTTTTCGTAACCAACACGCTTCGTTCTTGCAAATACGCGACATTTGTTGGCGTAAAAATGCCCAAATTTCATTGGGGTCAGTGGAAGTAATGGGTTCATCCGAGTGACGCGCGTTCCATGCCGCCTTTAATTTTTCGAGAGAAGTGTTAGAATAACACGTTTTAGATTCATCAACTGAATGCTTTTCATCAAGGGGGTGCGGACTGCATTTAATATCATTGTCTTTGTCTTTACCGGGCATTTATAATTGCTATTTAGATATATATTTATACATATACATATATTTCTATTTTAGTTTTCTAGTTTTCATTTGAAGGTTTCATTTTTGATTTTTTTATACCCTTGGTTTTAAAGTGTTTATCCTTGAAATCAATTTCAACGATTCGAGGAATATGGTTATGGTTACTACTTTTTTCCGTTTCTCCATGGGACTGGGTTGTTTGCGTTTTGGATTCTGGCGAAATGAACAACTGTTCAAGGACATTTTTTTCAGGAATGCTTATTTTTTTCACGGTACGCGCGTCATTGGATAAAAACGTGCTGTCGATTTCATTCACGGTTTTAAAATCCGTTGTATCAGTTGCATCAGTCACATTTTTAGTAGAATCGACCATTTCATCATCGTGGTGTTCCATTTGTAGCGTGTCCGACAAGTCAACGAATTTAAAATGCACGATACACGCATTTATATAGGCGTTACATGCGGTTATTACAATGGAATCATTCGTATGTGCTGGGTTTTTAATTAGTTGTTTGGTAAGCTCTAAAATCCGTTTCTTGTAAAACCGTCGCTCCGATTTTGTTTCACTTGACCGTATTTTTGTGTCGGTTTCTTTTCGAGCCATGTACTTGGAATAAGCCGCCACATTTATCATTGTGTCCATTGTGAGTTTATCACAAGCACTCATGGACGACTGCGACTCAACTATTACTGTCATTATTATTTGTATTTTATTTGTATATAATTCTTAATAATATCAAAAATAAAATGATATAAACTTAAAACAAAGATATTATTTACTCTTACTTACTCACGTTCTACGTTCTGTGTCGATGCCACCAGCAATACCTATACAAGCTGATTCTATCAAACAATTCAACTGTATTTTAGTTAAAAAAAATGGAACGTTGAAACAGTTACCACCAACGGAAATGAACCGTGAAGCTTACATCGCACTCACTGAAACGTCAGATTCGTACAAGGAAGCTTTTCAAATGCACACTATGTGGAAGGTTGCAAAATATAAAGTATCCATCGAGCTATGGGCGCGTACGACGGGACGTGCTGGTCAAGAAAACAAATACGAGTTTCCTCCACCAGTAGATGAAGTGTTGTTTTTCGGTTCATGTCTTTTAGTTATGGTAAACAGTCCTCCCCAGTTTTCGTTTACACTGGACGCATGGAAAAAAATCTACGCCTCCCTGTTTGGTGGGTTTCATGACTTGAGTAAAACCGCTGCTGCAGATGAAAGCGAGTATGACGAGATGAAAGACATACCCAAGAAACACAAAACCCGTGAAGGATATTTGAAAGACGGATTCATTGTGGAAGAACCCGCAACCGTGTCAGCAACATCAAATAAATTGAAACAACTAAAAGGCAAACCACACAAAAAAAACAGTACTTTAAATGTAGATTCGAACATGTACATACCTCCCGCGGTATCGGTATCTGAAACGCAACCCGATGAGGTAGAACTCGAAGAGGAGCCGTATCTAGATGCAGACTAGGCAAGAAAATGCAAAAGGCGGGAATAACAACATGAATGATGCGCCGGGTTCCGGGTTCTATTTATTTGCATGAGAAATGCTTCCCACTTTTGTAACCAGCTGTAATTCGCACGGACGAAGCATCCATCTTTTTTCGCCTATTTTTTGTATATCCAGCACTCTTAATAACAGTTCTGTAAATACGATTAACCCCTGAATTGTTTCTTTCACGTCACCCTTCGCCTTCGCCTTCGCCTTCTTAATACTCTCCTGTTGTTCCCCTTCCCGTCCCCGTTCTCCCACATTTTCTTTTTCTTTTTCCTTTTCTTTAATAAACGTTTCCAGGGTATGCCCCTTTGAACCAAGAATACTTTGTAATAACTGAACAACCTCTGGTTTTTTCGTTGGCACTTGTCCGTGAATAACACTTTTTTGTATTTTCAAGTCAACTAAAATGAACTCATGTTCTGATTTTGCAGATGACCATCGCAAACACCCAACCTTGTATGGTACACCATCATACACAGTGTCTTTCCCGGTTGAACGAACCAGCGGCAGGTTAAGCGATGATAAAACCCAATTTGAAACACACGCACGAAGAGTCGAAAGAGTCGGGTCGGCAAGTTCGGTAGATGAATCTTTCCACTGTTTATCTTTGTGAGCGCGTGCAATAAACTCAACTTTAGTTTCCAACATTCGTTTTACATAATTATGGACATAATTATCCGCAGTGTCTTCATTTCTCGGTTTAACTTTATTGTCTGAAGTGTCTGTCCAGCTTGTTAAATTATGTGTTGTACTAATCAATATTTGTGTCTGCGCATCGGGATTGCTCGTCGTGCATGGAAAAGCGCACTGCTCTATGTATTTATCAAGTAGTTCTTCAAATTCTGCCGCCGCGACGTGGTTTCGCTGTCGGTTAGCAAGTTGTTTCATATCTTCCAGTGATAACATATCCAAGTAGTGCGACAGCCCAACACGTAGCATCGTTTCACGGTTCGCAATTCCAACTTCCGTTAGTTTTTTCATAAACTTAGATGCATATAAAATAAATTCATCCTTTAACTCCGTTGACGCTGACATGGGTATAGAACTTATTGATTCTAATAATATTTTATACTTGCCATACAACTTTCCTACTTGCGACTGTGCCTTTTGAGCATCAATACCGAGTTGTTGTTGTTGTTGTTGTTGTTGTTGTACGTCGACTTGAATTGCATCAACCCCCTCTTTTACCGGCATTGCTCTTTCTCTCAGTCCAATTTTTGGATTTGTTATTCCGTCGGGTTGAAACAAGTAGTAGTTTCCAATTTGAACAAGGCGTCCGCTGCGACCGTACCCATCAGTAAGTATTTCGTACGGGTCGGTAATCAAGGTGTGAATTGCTACCATAATTTGTTCGTCGGGATAGGTTCTAACTTGATTTATGTGTCGAAATAGCTCGTCTTCCGTATAAAAGAACCGCTCTTTGAACAGCGCCCTAACCCGGTGAATTACTCGCTCGCTGTTCAGTTCCAAAAATTTCATATTGTACGTGTCCATATCGCTTCCCATGGACTGTAACTCGTCGTCTGCAATCAACGGTTCACACCCAAAGTCACACTCGTCTTGATAGTCACACGCGTCCGTTCTCGGTTTCATTTGCACGTCGTACCGTTCGATAACAACGGGATTTGAATGACTTGAACTCGAAAACGTGGTAAGTACTTGCCGAACCACGCTGTTTCCGTCTTTGAACTGGGGCACATTGTATCCCTTGTTCAAGTTGCAGTCCACCGCATTTTTCTTGAGAATTCGATTCACGTTACCGATACGTTTGGCTTTGTTTTCGGCATGGTGCAATAAACTGACATCAATTGCTTCCACGGTATCTCTTCCCTCTCCCTCTCCCAACAAACGCGTGCCGTGAATGAATATGCATACGTTGCGTTGCTCAAAGGGTAAATCAACGTGACTGCAATTTCGAACCGCGCGACCAATGACCTGTTCAATCAAACTCAAATTGTACCACGGGTCAATCACGTGCACCTGTCGTATATTTTTTAAGTCGATTCCTTCTGACCCTGCTTTTGTGATAACAATTACTTTTATTACCTGTCCTTTGGCATTATTTTTCGCAGTTGCGACTGAAACTACGCTCGTTGGCGTAAGCATCTTGTTTCCAGTTATAAGGGTATAACATGGTTTAGGTTTCTTTGATGGTGGTTGTTCGGTTGACGGAGTCGGATTCGTCAATAAGTTGTCATCTTTGCCTCCGTACCTGCGAAACCCGTGCTCTTCAAGTGCCAAAGCAACGGGCACGGCTCCTCCCTCAATGTATTCGGTGTATACAAGCACAATGCCGTCACACTCTTCCGCGTGTTTGCACACGCTTGCAATTTTATTACTCCACTTTCCAATATTCTCTCTAGCGAACACGCGTTCAACCCCGTCCTTGTATGAATACTTTACCACATCTTGACCATTTTTAGATGTTACTGCACTTGTCATAACTTGTTTGAACCCGCTTTGGCCTACGAGCATTTTTTCATCAGAATCAGAACCAGGAAACGTCATTGTAAGCGCTTGAAGCGCGTTTCTTGATTTGAATCCAAACTTTGTACCCACTTCATCATAAGTAGGTTTGGTAGGTTTGGTAGGTTTAGGTTTTAGTTTTTTCTTGGCTTCTTCAGCTTCAGGTTCTTCTTTGGGCGTTTCAGAATGTGAATCCGTGTTTGAATCTTCATTCTCAGAGTCAGAATCAGAATTATTAGCATCCGAATCAGAGTCAGCGTCAACTTCTCCCGCCTCAGCCGGCTCATCGGGTTGACCTCGGGATGACTTTAAACGCTGTATGCAGGAATCATAAACACGTTGTTGTTCTTTGCCGATTGGAGTAAGGTAAATGTCTAAAAATCGAGTTTCTTTCGCGATGTCTGAAGCCGGATATGGAACATTGTCAAAATTTACGGTTGGAAATGGAACCGCGTTTCCACCTTCTGAAAAAAAGGAACACTCTGGCGAATGGTCTTTTGGGTAGATGCGATACGGAAACGTGAATGGGTTCTCTCCTTTTACGTAAGAAATGTATCCATAAGATGCATTTTTAAGTACTTCTTTCCCGCTTGAATATGCCGACCTGGAAGCATCCTCGTCAGTTGCGGTTCGGATAGTTTCATCCGTACCCGACCCGACGAATACTTTATTATACGCCACCTCGGGTCGGTTGTCATTAATGCGCATCAAGTTGATGAGCCATAAAATTTCCTTTGGGCTGTTATACATCGGAGTCGCGGTTAACAAGAGCATCCGCATGTTGCGCGTATGTCGAGCTACAACTGTCAAAAGTTTCCCTGTCATTTTGGCATCATCGCTTTCATTTTCACCAGTGGTTCGTAAATTATGAACCTCGTCAATAATAATAAGCGTATCATCGAACCGGGATTGAATGCGTTGTTTTTGCACGTCGGTCAAATTTAAAATATCGTTTTCTGGATTTCGAAGCTTGCCTTTTCCAAAAAGGGTCTCTTCAATTACCAGTCGAAGTTTTTCGTATCCAATGAAAGAATACGTCCTCTGGATGAGCGACTTAATACGAGCCAATATAGAGGCCTTAATCCGTGCTTCTTGAACGTCGGTTATATCAGCAGAAACCGGCTTGATTCGAAGTTCCTTTAAAAGTTTTTTACCTACACACGTATTCATTGTCCACTCCCCAGTAGTTCGATTCAAAACGAGCTTGGACTCATTATACAACTGTTGTTTAAAATTCAACCGAATGGTAGGAGCTGCAATCACGTAAATGCGCTTGTTAACTCCCATTTCTTTCATGTAATCTCTCATTTCTTCGGCAACACATATTGCTGAGCACGTTTTTCCGGTACCTAGTCCATGGTATAACAAAAGGCTCTTGTACGGTGTGAGTGCGGAAAGAAAGTTTCTGGCAAACAATTGATGCGGCGCAAGTTCAAACACGCTAGTTTCCGTTTCAGAACATATGCGATTTGCGTACTCTTCCACCGTAAACTCGTCCATTTTGTCATGACGCACTTCATGAAACTCTCGTTTATTTGCGATGATTTCATTAAAATTTGGGTTTCCTGGTTCCGGGTAAAGTTGTACCGCATCTTCATCTTCTGGTTTTGCGGGTTGTTTATATGATTCGGGCGTAGATGGTTTTTCGCTAGAAGCATCCGGTTGAGGTTCCCCTAGTTCCGGTTGAGGTTCCACCGGTTCAGATTCAGGTTCCACCGGTTCAGGTTGAGGAGTGGATGATTCTTGGTTTTGAAGAGGTGACGGAATCTCAGACGGCAGCGATGCTTCTTGAAATGAACCAAATGAACCATCTGGCTGGATGTTAGCAACTTCATTTTCATCAAGTTCTGGTTCAGGTTGAATATTAACATTAACTGGCTCACAAAAACCGGTGAATTTATTTTTACGCGTACCTTTTGGACACCGTTTCTGGTTGATATTTATTTTTTCGCATTCACCAGTGCGTTTGTTTTTACGAGTGCCTTTTGGACACCGTTTGCGGTTTAAAGGTAACGGTCCCGGTAATTGTGCCGGTAACGGTACATCTGGATGTTGGGGAATGGCTTCACAGTCACCGGTGCGTTTATTTCTGCGCGTTCCATTTGGACATCTTTTTTGGCGGTTTTTTGCACCTTCTTCTTCTTGTGGCACCATGTTGCCCATGGTAATACTTAAAGTTTTTCTATTTTTTCTTGTAGCCGCAATCTTGTCTTTTGTCGCTTGCGTTACTTGATAACCTTTCTGTCGCCCTCTTCGCTTTACAACTGGTTCTGGTTCAAGTCTTGGTTCTAATCCTTGTTCTAATTCTAACTCTAGAATGGATGCTGGATATTCCATTTTCTTCAAAACGTATATCAAAAACAAGAAAAATACTTAATATATAATACTAAAATATTATTTAAGTCAAGTTTTGTGTTTCACCACACAGGCGGTTGTTAATAAAGTGTATATTCGGTTCAACATTTTTATTTTTTCTGTATTGTATGGTCGAATTTTTTTAACGCATTGTTCGAATGATAACCATTTCAACTTACTGACTTCAGATTTCTCGAATGATGTAATCGGCTGCAAGTCGTTGCTTATAAACGACACAAAGTATTTGTGTTTATAACTTTTTAAATTTGACCCAATAAACACCTCTTCAAATGGAGCAATATTTGATAAAATGTCATTTTTTTTAATTGGGTATCCGGTTTCTTCCAAGTTTTCACGTAACGCACAGTCGATGTCGTATTCTTGATTGTTTCGACGCCCTTTTGGGAACCCCCATTCTGCATTTTTCCATCGGGTTGGAGACCGTTCTATTAACTCGCGAAGTGTGACACACGTGGTCAAACCTTTAAAAAATACACCCGACTTAAGTTTATTAAACTTATCTCTCGATTGCATTTCTTCACTCGTAAACTGATAGTTTGTATAGCTGCCCCACATTTCTGTCCAGAGCTGTTTAAAGTCACAATTCAAAAGACGATTCTTCTCGTTCAGCGTCATTTCATCTATAATATTTTTAACATGAATATAATTTGAAAACGTGTACTTCCCTCGAATAAAATCCACAAATCCAAGTGTATCCTTCCGACGTATCATTAAAAACTCATAGTTGTAGTTGGTTTCAGATTGCGCGTCCGAATAACAAGAACGACGAACCGCAATGAGTCCAATACTTGTCACCGGAAACTTACAGTTGTTATAAGAATGATTTCCGTATTTCCCACAGTTGTTACAAAAAAAGTGATAACTGTGTGAATGATGAGACTCTTCAAATTTGTCAACTTGCTCGACGGCGGTGCGATTCATCCTGCGTTAATGTTACCCTTGTTATCTTATCTTATCTTATATGGTTTTTGTATACACACAAGTCCTGTTTATTTAGTTATTTACGTTTATTCCTCCAATTTATAAATGTAATAATAAAGGAACAAAGAAGTGACGACATATGGAAATTCCCAAAACTCTGGATGCTGAAGTATGGGGGCCGCATTTTTGGTTTGTGCTTATGACCATGGCAGTAAAATATCCGGAACATGCAAACGGTGTTACACGTAAAAAGTATTATGACTTCATACAAAATTTGCCCCTTTTTTTACCAGACTACGCAATTGGAAATCGGTTCAGTGTGTTGCTCGACAAATATCCAGTAACGCCGTATTTAGACACACGAGAATCATTCTTAAAATGGGTTGTTTTCATACACAACAAAGTAAACGCCTCGATTCATAAAGATGAGTTTACCATGACGGAAGCGCTTAATGCGTATTACTTGCATTACGTACCCAAGAAGATAGCAATTATGGATGAATTGAAATACCGGCAAAAGTTTATTTATTTTTCCATTTTAGTTGTTGGATTGTATGGCGCATATGTTTTACACAATAAATAATAAAATACAATTATAGTAGGACACAATAAAGAAATGAAAACAGAATACATTATATTTATCATCACCGCTTTTTTGATTGCAAACACATATTACGACGGTAAATTTCTTAAAAGTTTGCAATCATCTCAGAAGTATATTAAAATGGCCACATTTGCGTTTGTCGGATTGTCAATTTACTTATTTTCAAAAAAAAACCCTGACCAATCGCGTACCATGTTTATGCACGCAAACGACATTATAAAATACATGCCGGTAAGCAAAGACACGGCCGATGTTTTGAGCCCATTTTTGGATTTTACAAATAAAACGACACTATTTCAAAATGCAAACCCAAATCCAAATCCAAGTTTACCTGCAAAATTTGGTGGAGGACTCAATCAAAAACAAAATAAAGTATTGACATCAGGAAAAACATCAACAAAACGGTGTGTGAGTGAAACTAAAAAAAAATTTGTGGCTGCGCAACAAGGATGGAAATGCGGACACTGCAATCGTCAACTCCCTGCTTGGTACGAGGTTGACCATATCATGCGACTGGAACACGGCGGCACAAACCATATCGATAACTTAGTTGCGCTTTGCCGAGACTGTCATGGAAAGAAAACCGCAATTGAAAATTTATAAGATATTTTTAAATTTTTAAATTTTTTATTTAAAAATTAAAATTGAGTAAAAAAAGTATAAAGTATAAAGAAAGATAAATAGATAAATATACAAAGACATAGTACGCATCACATGAACGTTAAAATTGACTACGCGAGTATAAATGATGATGATGCACCCTTGAAGCTGCATCCCAAACGCGATGACGTGGATGATGACGAAGAGGATGATACCATCGATGCCGACAGCAACAGTGAAACATCTGATAATGATGCGATAGACGACGACGAAGTCAACGAAACCGAAAACAATACAGACTCTGATACCAGTGATGACGAAAGTATTAAAGATGGTGTTGAAGATGATAATGATGAAAATAATGATGATGACGATGATGATGATAAAGAGAATGGCAACAACGGCAACAACAGCGATGAAAGTGGTGGCAGTGACAATGATGAGGATGAGGACCACGATATCGATTCCAGTGACGATGTAAATGATGAAACTCTAGGAGACGCAGAAGATGATGATGATGATGCAGAAGAGTCACGTTATCGTAAAATAAATCAGGATTTCCGTAGAAATTATATTACAGAAACACATCCGGAGACAAGCACTCATACTGAAGACGAAATACACGCGCTGGCCAAAGTGGTTCGTAATAAGTTAGGTACCATTGTTGACCCATTGCATAGAACGGTACCCATTCTTACCAAATATGAAAAAACCAGAGTATTGGGAATACGTACAAAACAACTGAACAATGGTGCAGAACCTTTCATTTCTTCAAAAATAAACATCACACCTGATAAAATAATTGACGGATATCCAATTGCACTGAAAGAGCTGGAAGAAAAAAAGCTACCGTTTATTATCCGCCGACCGCTACCCGGAGGTGGTGTGGAGTACTGGTACTTACAAGACTTGGAAGTATTATCATAAAATGAAAAAGAAAATAAATAAAAATAAATAGAAATAAATAGAAATAAATAAGATATACATATACAAAATGTCAAATAATGGTCAGGATGAAATTCAGTGTTTTAACAAACACAATATCGAGTCAATAGAATTGGTACGTTTTTTTTTGAAAAATAAACATCAAACTAGTGACCAGTCGTTTTACGTAATAAATCTTACCAAAGTAGTTGAGCAGTATTATCGTTGGAAAAAACATTTGCCACGGGTTATTCCGTACTACGCTGTAAAGTGTAATCCCGACCCGTTGATTATGTATACTCTTTTGAATCTGGGATGCTGTTTTGACTGCGCAAGCAAAAATGAAATTAGTCAAGTTCTTGAACTTGGGACAAGTCCGAATAAAATTATTTTTGCAAACCCCGTAAAATCAGCCACTCATATAAAATATGCCCGAAGTTCTGGTGTAGACCTTATGACATTTGATGACGTAAACGAACTTTACAAAATAAAGCTTCATTATCCCTCCGCCAAACTACTACTTAGAATCAAAATCGACGACAGTAAAAGTTTGTGCAAATTTAGTAGCAAATTCGGTTCTGGTACGAGTGAAGGTGACCTCCTGCCGGTATTCAATACAGCAGAAGCGTTTTCGCTCAACTTGGTAGGAGTGAGTTTTCATGTTGGAAGCAATTGTTTTGAAGTAGAGAGTTATGCAGATGCAATACAAACGGCTTCTTCGGTTTTTCAACTCGCGGAGAAGCATGGATTTTTATTTACGATACTAGATATTGGAGGCGGATTTCCGGGTATTCAAACCGCGATAACATTTGAAGACATTTCAACCACGGTGAATGCTGCAATCAATGAATACTTTCACTCGGATAAATATCCAGACTTACAAATTATTGCAGAACCTGGACGATACATGGTTGCATCCAGCCACACCCTCGTATCCAATGTAATTGGAAAAAAGGAAACGAATGAATCATCCCCTGGTCCCAAGTTTAAATACTACATTAACGACGGAGTATATAGTTCATATAACTGTATTCACTATGACCATGTTCTTCCAAAAATCAAAGCGGAAAAGGATGCGGCTGGTGATAATGAACACGATACCAACAAATTAGCCGTATTCAAATCAACCGTCTTTGGTCCTACGTGTGACAGCATGGATACAATTGATACCAACTGTATGTTGCCCGAACTCAACCCAGGTGACTGGGTTTATAGCGAAGATATGGGCGCGTATACTATAAGTGCTTCCACTAGCGGGTTTAATGGCTTTTTGCCGGCTCAAAAATACTACTGTACTCATCCAACGTGCGAGTGTTGATGCATGTCGCATGTATGTCTGCATTTCTATCGGCCTGACCACACTTTGACAATTGGCATATTTGTTTCACTCGAAAGGTATTCCTTTGGATTGTAACATGCATGGTTAAGTTCATTAACAACGTGTTTAAACTGTATTCCCCACGGACAGTACGTATGTATGCTTCCCATGTAAGAATTCCCTTTTTGAAAACAGCATAATGTTTTATCCATGTCTGTCGACATTTCGGAATCATTAGGTTCCAATTTAAATTTATGCTGTTTCGTTTTCTTATACCAAGCGTGTATCATTGTGCATCCAATGAGCCGCTCAAATGACATTCGGTTTTTTCTACTTTGTATATGTCCTAGAAGGATTGGCAGGTTATATGTTGCACTCAAATCCGACAGAAAAGAAAAGGATATAAATGACATGGCTCCAAAACATCCGCTCCAGTGCCGTGGGTTGCTGTAAACCGATTTTAAGATGTCTTCTCCACCATTCAAAAGAGAGATTAGCCGTATTTCATCATTTTTATCATCGTATATGTAAGAATCAAAGTGCCACAAAAATAAGAATCCTTGTTCGGCCAGAATTTCAAATACGGTATTTAAATTGTGAAGTGGACGCGTTATAAAAACCGAGTCGTGTATAATGAGCGCGTTCTCAAACCACTCATTATTCGACATGGAATAATAATAGTACGGTAAAAGCTCTCCCCTTTTTTTGTAAATGCTGTAAATGAATCTACATTTTTTGGTTTGAAGTATGGCTTCTTCTTTCTTCAGTGCTGGCGTTAAAAACTCGGGGGCACTATTGTCATCAATCACCACAATTGGAAGGTCGGGATAATGGACACGAACCGCGTCTATGCAGTACTTCCAGTACATTGCAGACTCGGTTGTTGACATGTGACGGGTTATAATAATTCCAAACTTTTCAGGCATAATACAGTTCAATTTAATACTTATGTACACATAAACATAAATATATCGTGTTTATATATTTATATATAAATTAAAGTTTATTTATTACACCAATTTATAATTTATAAAACACTGTTCATTAAATGTCAAAAACTCTTGTGATAATATTAAGCGAAACGAGAGCAAGCGATTTGACTTTTGACAACTTCAAAAAAAACGTGATAGATGAATTAAATGCTGATTTATGCGTGTGCATTGGAATTAAACCCAGTTATGATTACAATAATCCATTTTATCAATTGGCGAAATACAAATTTCTATATGATGAACCAGAAGATTTTGGGGATGCATTTGATTATGCGTTTAAGACAATGTCATGCGACATGCCTAAGTATGAACGTCTAGAACATGTTAATGGATTACATGGAAAATTAAAAAATCCAAAACAATCCACAAACAATATCACATATTATGGAGAGTTTGAAGATATTGTGAATTTTGATGGTTTCAATGATGATAATGATGAAATCGTGTTTCATACCAATTTTTTCCATGACAATGCGTGGAAGAAACAAGTATATGGAATCAAATGTTGTTATGATGATTTAGTTATGTGTCCCGACATAATCACATACAAAAAACCATTGCATTGGCGTGAATTTTTGAAAGTGAAAAACCAATTTCTTGGAGGAATAAAAGACGCGCATCATGAACATCCAGGTTCTGCTGGCATATTAATATTTTTTAGATGGTTCTTATTGAAAAATTTAATCGACAATGACTTAATGCATAAGTACGATAGATTCATTATCACAAGAAGTGATTATGTGTATCAATTACCTCATCCAAAAATGGAACTTATGAATGAAAATCACATATGGATTCCAGATTGTGAACATTATGGTGGATACACTGACAGACACGTTGTTTTGTCCAAAAATAATATTGAATCCTATTTGAACATATTCAATAATATGGTTTTTAGGTCAAATGAATATTACAGTAAAATGAAAAATAAAAAAAATTGGAACCTAGAGCAGTTGATAAAATTTCATTTGGAACAAAACCACGTGTTGAATCTAGTGAAAGAATTTCCTTATGTCATGTACTCTATAAGAAACATAAATGGTTCAACGCGATGGGCCCGTGGCAAATTTTCAAATAGTTTAGGTTATTATATCAAATATCATACCGAATATGATAAATCAACCGATTATAAAAACAAATTTGAATCGTCTACAATGTCAATTGACAACTTTTATAAAAGTTTAATTTCTTAATTTCTTAATTTCTTAAGTGGTGCATCGCATCTACATCATCTGCATCTGCATCTAGTATTTTTCAAATATTTCATATTTATATTTTAATCCAGGGTTGAGACGGTCTATTTTTCACGTATGAAAAAAGTTCACTCCACTGCGGATGGTTCATGAAAAACTCGTTTTTATGAAACGCTTTTCCGCACGAAGTTCCAAACCGAAACAGCAGAGACAGTTGAGACGCGGTTGTTGCGTCAACTACAGCGGCGTCTACGCTTCCGTTTGGCATGAACGGTTTCATGTTTGATTCTGGCGACTCTTTCGCATCATCCAGTTCGCAGTGTTTGCAAATACTGCGCGCAGACAGGTTTGTTTTTTTCAAATACGTATCATAGTGGTCCGATAAAATTTTAGAACTGGTAACCATGTTAAGCTTGCCGCGTTGAGATTGCAGCAACTCGGTAAGTCTGGCATGTCGAGCCCAGTTTGATGTCCGAATATCGCCATATTCATTAGCAGATTCTTGACTGCACTCCAAGTTACGAATGCGCGGGTCGTATGCAGCATTTACGCCAATGTAAACGCCGTCTTTTGTACGTCGTATGTTGTGATAATTTAGCCCCAGCTCGAGTGCCATAATTTCTTTTGTTTTAATGCTCCCAAACAACCAGGCACACGCATAGTCCCCTGAATTATTGGCTAGTAGAATGTTGATGTAGTCATCCAGCGTGTCACCGTACTGCATGCACCGGCGGATGCGACAGTATATGGGGTCTCGATGCTCGTACGCACTGAACCACTTGATAGTGGTTTCTGTTCCAACAATTCCTGCACTGGTGACGAAAAAGTCGCTGCCGCTGAAAACGTACCCCGGCGCCATTTGCATGGTAAATGCATATCCCGTTTTGGGATGAACTTCGGCTACAACGTTATAATACTGAGTTTCAATATAGTCGCCATTCGTATTATGAGCACATACAATATTTCCGTCTGTAGTATACGACCCGGTTGCAATGAATGCGGTGCATCGTTCAGAACTCGAAGTAGAAGTAGAAGTAGAAGAAGAAACGGGCGTTGGACGGATTATCGATTCGCGCGTACGCATAAAGTTACGATACTTCTTTTTGATATCGCCACTTGATTTTTGTAGTACGAATGACAAGTTATGGTACAAGTAATCCAAACTAAGTGTGCTATTTAGAAAAACGATATGATGAACAGGAACATCGGAACCTTGTGCGATTCCTTTCATCTCCGTATAAATCTCTGGATATCTTTTTTTAATAATCGGTAAATAAAAGTCACATGCCAACTTGATAAAAAAAGTCATGGGTCGGCCGTATTTGTATGGTATATAAAACTGGTACATGGACAACATTTCGGCAATTTCCTTTTTCAAAAGGTAGCCGTGTGCGTAACCAATTTCGTGGGGGGTACCGACCAATTTCAACTTGATTACACCACTAACATCCGTTCGCGTTGAACCATTCGAAAAGGGTTTTTCCATATTAACACTTGGTGTTTTTAAATTTTTTTGCGTTTTTCGTGTCTTTTGCGTATGACGCGACTTTGATTGTATTATTTTTGTTTTTATTTTTGTTTTTGGGAAACGAGTCATTTTCATATTATAGGCATCTTATACAGTACGCAAACATTATAAAAAATAAAAAATAAAACGAGTTAAAGTAAAATAAATTATATCCAAGTAAAGACTACGAACTATACAAGACACAAATCAAACCATGGCTTCAGAACCAGCATATAAAGTTTTATGTTCAAAGGACCAAGTTATATTGAAATACAAACGATATTCGCCTGGAACTCAGTGTGTAAAAAATACGTTTTTGATTGATTTTGAAATGTATAATCCAAGTCCAACGGTGAACATGGAACGATTTTGTAGTTTCAACATTTTCAAACTAATATTTGAAGTCAATCGAAATGACGCAATTGAAGCATTGACGCTAGACGAATACGCTGATGATGTCAGCCAGGCAAACATGACAATGTTGTTCAAACGGAAGGGAGCAGATTTTGGAATGAAACAGAAGTACCTGTCGTTGCACATAAATTTTACAAAATCTGGAACCAATTATGTATTTGAAGGCGAACCAATTCCCACATCGCTTTGTAGTAATAATGACAACGCGCTTGAACAAATTAAAGATGCGTCATCTGTGTTTTGCATGTCATTGCTTTCACCTGATAAACTACGAGTTCAGTTCATGCTAAGTTTACCAGTTCCGACCGATGAACAACCTTCATACATCGAACATAATTTAGGATTTATTATGAAAAAAGTGTTGTCAAGAACAAAAACATTTATTGAAGCCATGAAATGAAAATCAAAATTAATTGAAAGTAAATAAATAAATAAATAAAATAACAGATAAATAAATGAGATAAAATCAGAGAATAATTATCTATTTATTTTTTAAAATATAAAAAGTATAAATACATAATTAGATACAAAGCGATATCATTGATTTAAAAACTAAAAAGCATGAATCGGTTTACATCCGTGCTATCAGGAGCATACTTTGTTTTGTATACTGGAAGTGTTATTTCATTTGAATATATAAAGTACAAGGCGAAGAATTCTATTCGCTGGTTAACGTGTTCGACAACTTCGTTCGATGCCAACCCTTATACTACAATGATAAAAAATATCGCAACACGGTTGTCAAAAAAAAATATTTATTACACAAAAATGTTTCAAGCGCTTGCATATAGTTCCGAAATATACGATGATGACTTGGCGTCATTTTTTATTCAGTATACCGACGCGGTTCAGTATGAAGCCAATGAATTCAGCGGCGAGTATATTGACAGAGTAGTGGAGTTTGCTGGAAAAAAAGGGTACCGTCTTACCATCCAAAATGATAATGATGTTTACACTCCTAGTAAGACAGGTTCAGTGTCTCTTATTTTTTATGGAACGCTTGCCGTAGACGAATCCGAACAATGCAATGCTACTACTGTACCGGTTGTCATAAAATATTTGCGGTCAAATATGATTGAACGTATCAACTGGGCAATCAATGATTTCAGTTATTTGATTGCCATACTGAACCTATTTCCGAAGTTCAAACACCTGTATTTGAACGATATTTTGAGTGAACAAAAGAAAATGATGTTGTCTCAGGTAAACTTTCACACCGAAGTCGAAAATATATTGAAAATGTATAATAATTTTCAAAAAACAAACACCCGAATTATTAAGATTCCGAAGGTCTACAAAGAATTTACAGATGAATTTGAAACTGTTATTGTGATGGAGCGAATTATCGGTAAAAAATTGGAAGAATTGTCCAATGATGTGAAGGATGAATATTGTACCATATTGGCAAAAGGCTTAATCAAAACTGTATTTTTGGATGGATTTTATCATTGCGACATGCATCCGGGAAATGTATTGTTTATAGAAAATGCAACGCCATCAGATACAAATCCAAAATTTCAAGTTGGCGTACTTGACTTTGGAATCATGAGTGATATAACAATACATGAACAAACCATATCGTTTGAACTTTTCCGGCAGGTACTAAAACGAAACCCGAATGAACTTGCTCGAATTTTTATTGAAGATTACATTGAGCAGTGCGATGTAAAAAATTCAATTGTTTCAGTTAGTTGTATTGATAATGACACTAGAAGTAAGATACATGCAGACCTTTCATCAGTATTTAATGAAATTTTGAAAGATAAAACACTCACATGTTTCACAGCCAAAGACTTGTGTCAGCTTAATTACACACTTCTAAAATACAAAATGAAAATATCAAAGTCACTTACCAATTTCGAAATAAGCTTATCTGTGTGCGACAATTTATGTAAACAAATCGCGTTCAAACACAGTTACATGGACCATTTGAAACACATTGTAGAGGACATGTTTGAATAAAAGAGCTGAAAATTGTGACCATTTATTTTGTTTTTTTTTATTTAGTTATTTTTATTTTTATTATGAAAAATCAATATAAAAGAAAAATAGTTATGTATCGTATAAACCAGTAAAAAGTATTTTTTGGGTTTGGGTTTGGATTTGGAAACTCACGTCGTAATTGAACAGAATGAAGCGCAGTGAAAAACGAGACACAAATATGACCACGACCACGGAGGAACCTGTGGGTAACTTTCATTCGCTTTCTGGAAGTTGGACACTTTGGTCGCATTTACCGCACGACACCGACTGGACCTTGAACAGTTATACGAAAATTTGTCAATTTAATACAGTAGAAGAAGCCGTTGCAATCACCGAAATGCTGCCACCAAAACTCATTACAAACTGCATGCTTTTTTTGATGCGTACTGGTATATCACCCATTTGGGAAGACGCACGAAATCGGAACGGTGGTTGTTTTTCGTACAAAATTGCAAATGCGGATGTCCCTTTCAGTTGGAAGCAACTAACCTATTCCATTGTTGGGGAGACAATATCAAATACGCAAGCAATATTACCGCACGTGAATGGAATCACCATTTCCCCCAAAAAAAACTTTTGTATTGTAAAAATATGGCTGGCCACATGCGAATTTCAAAGCGCCGCCGTTATACGCGAACTGGTTGGAATTACACCGCACGGATGCTTGTTCAAACGTCATGTGCCTGAATACTGAGTACAGTAAACGCAAAAAAAAACAAACTGTAGAAAGTAGAAAGTAGAAAGTAAAATCTAAAAATATCAAATATTAATTATATATATATATATATAATTACGCATTAACTAATATATATTTATATTATAAAAAACTATCACCTACCTAAGAACAAAATAAACTAAATACTTTAAACATTTAATATGATTAACAAAAGAAGGAAACAAATCTCTCGTCGGGGTAAAAAAAATACAAGGCGTTCACATGATAGTACCGTTAAGACTTTACGATATGGTGGTTCGGCGACTTCAGTGGTGACTTCTTCAATGGCGAAATATAAATCAAGAGCTTCGGCAAGGAGTGCCCGTATAGATAAAGAGGCAAATAAAAAATATGACAATAACTGTTATTTCTTTACCGGTAATCCAACACCAACGATTCAACAAATTAAAAACCGGTTTATATGCAGACGTAATGAAAAAACTACGCAGCTATATGCGCAGGACCGCAACGACAAAACCCAATATAATTATATTCCGCGCACGTATTTAACTAAACATTCATGTCTAACCAATTATAATAACTATTTTAATAAAGAAAGGGTGCCCTTGACTTTTGATACTTTGTGTGATGCGGACAAGAGGGTTAGGGATATAAATCCCGACTATGATATTTTAATTAATTATGCATATGAATTAGAAAGTAGACTTGATGTAGACCCGCTAATTAAAGAGTTTATTAAAAAGTTGATATTATATACAAATATAGATAGAGATGGTTTATCTGAAATATACAAAGGAGCATTTGTTGTCATTCAAGATAAAGGGTTTTTTTACGATGATATTGTGAAAGATGAAAAAAATTCAAGTAAATTAAGAATCTGCAACACAAAAAAACTTATACCTGATTCATCTCATGATAGTGTATACGACTCACCCCAATATAGACTAGGAAATGGTATTTTATACGATTGCGACGTTGAAGGCAGGTGTGACCTGGATAAAAAAAATGAGTCGTTTGATTGTCTAATAGGAAAAAGTCCTATTCCAGACTTATACGGAAATACGTGGTTTCAATTCGAGTATGCAAATTTATTGGGACTATGGAATAAAGTATTTTTACACGGGGTATCTTTTGCACAACATAAAATTAGTGGACAAAATGTCGGTCCATTGGGCACAAGCCGTTATGCAGAATATGTTAGACCATTAATTCTCTCTGTTTGTGGATGTGATGATAGTTCAGCGACCCAGTGTATTCCATTCCAATGCGTTAAACAAAGGATAAATTTACACGAGTATTCATCTAATTTTTTAACCAGAACCAATTTATCTCTCCCAAGTTATCAGCGCATTCGTTTGAAAAACTTTATTCCAATTGATAGTACTTATAGAATGTCACTTAGTGGATTACGCGATGCAATCGATGGGCAAACCATCCAACAACTAACCGTGATTGCTCCATATGTAAACTACATACAGAGTGAAACACGATATGATATAAATATTATACAAGAAATCGTATTTTTACTTTTTTATCATGCAACACATGCGAATCGAAATTACGACGAAATAGCGCAAACGATTCGTAATAAATATTTTACGAGTAGTAATAGTAGTAATGGCAAAAGTAAAAGTAAAAGTAAAAAAAGAACTAGTATTAGTTTAGATTAGTAGATAGTAGATAGACCACAGCTATATTATAATTACATTATAATGCATAAGATTTGTGTATTCAGTATTCATATAGTTTTAACTGATGAAACATTTTAAAACGTATTTGATTTTAAAATATTTTTAATTTCATTTTTTTTTTGATAAACAAAAACCCAACAATGGCAAACACTTTAGTTGGAGTAAGCCAAACCACCCATACCGCTCATGATACGAAGCACGTTGTAGTTGGTGGCAAACACGCGGACCTTGGCAGTGCTGGTACCCTCGACGGTGGCATTGGACAACACGAGCTGGAGAGTAGCGTTGTCAATACGAGAGAAGTTGCAAGAGCCAGAAGGCTGGTGCTCCTCAGGGCGAAGGGCGAAGGAGTACAGGTTGATACCGGTGTCTGGGCTGCGGGTGTGGTGCTGCCATGGCTGAACGAGGTCGAAGTAGGTGCCCTCGCGCTCAGAGAAGCGGTCCTGACCGTTAAGCTGCAACTTGGCAGTGACAACGGGGTTCTCACCCCAGCAGTGCATGTCAAGAGCAGTCTCGGCAAGCACGAAGGTGCCGGCATCAGAGACAGCAGACTCAACGCCATCAGCACCGGCACCGCCGGGACCGGTGGCACCAAGACCGAGGTTGCCAGTGTAACCAGACCAGAAGTTTCCAGCGCCTGGGTTAGTAACATCAACGGCACCGGCGCTTTCGAAGAGGCCGTCTGCACCGATAAAGCCGGTAGCACTAGAAACAGACTTGGGGCCGCCGAACGCGTGGATAGCGTTGGGAAGAGCGTCAAGAGCGTCAGTGTAGTTGAAGGGCTGAGCACCGAGGAGCTTGAACAAAACGTTGGAAGCGTCGAGGGATGAGCAGTAGTCAACGTTGGCATCACGCTGGACAACCCAGATGAGCTCCTTAACGGGGTGGTTGAAGTTGAGCTTAATCTTGTTGGAGGAGGAACCGACGGACTCATCACCAGTGAACTGGAGCTGTTCGATGAGGTACTCGTGGGGGTTCTGGGCCATGCGCCTGCGCTCGTCGGTGTCCAAGAACACGTAGTCGACGTAGAGGGAGGCAGCAACCAGGGACTGGTTGTAAGCGGCGTTGAGCTTCTGGTTGCCGGTGGAAGTAGTGATGGAGCCAACTGCCCACAAGCACTCGTCGATGGGGCGAATGTCAAGGTTAATCTTGACCTCGTGGTACTGGAGGGCAATGAGGGGGAGGGCCAGACCGGGGTTACGGCAGAACCAGAACTGGAAGGGGATGTAGAGGGTGGTCTCGGGGAGAGCGTTACGAGGAGCGCAAACCTGGCGAGGAGCGGTGGAATCGCAAGGGCCGTCAACGTCAGCAAAAGCAGGGTCAGTGATGTAAGTCAGCTGAGTGGTGTTGCCAATCATCTTGTAGTAGCCGCGCTGCTGCTCGGTGGACATGGTCAACTGGCACCAGATGTGCATCCAGTCACCGTACTGGCGGTCAATGCGCTGACCACCGATTTCAACCTCAACCTGAGAAATCAGCTGCTCACCGGGGAAGTCGAGCCAGCGGGCATACACGCCGGCAGCGCTGCCCTTGAGACCCTGGCCAATTTCAGGGAGAGTAACCTGAAGGTAAGTGCGGTAAGCCAAGTCACCGTTGCGGCTGATAGTGCAGGTAACACGCCTGCCGAAGTCAGCCTGGCCGTTGAAAGTCTGTTCGATAGACTCCATGGCAAAGTTGGTGTGTCTCTTGTAAGAAACCTTCCAGAAAGTAATCTGGGGATTACCAGTAAGGTAAACGTCTTGTGCGCCATAGGCGACGAGTTGCATTAAGCCTCCTCCCATTGTAGTAGATTGTGTGTGTTTGAAGTTTGTAGTTTATAGTATGTCTAAAGAAAAAAATTTTTAGAAAAAACGAATAATTCATTTTTTTATAAAAATGTTTTTTGTTTTTTTTTTGGTTTTATTGGTTTTGTTGTTTTTGTGTGTTTTGTGTTTTGTGTTTTTGTGTTTTTGTGTTTTTCATATTCGATAGTTGAAATTCATGGATATGGACGGGTCTTTGATTTACCCTAAAGTAGTTTAATGTATAAAAGTTTAATATAAAAATGTAAAAAATAACGTTAAAATGTCGGTTCTGCAACAAAAACAGGGGTGGAACTAGTTCCTAAATCACCATTATCGGATTTAGAACCCGACCCGCCGGTTTTCATGGCGCTATGGTTAAATTGTTTTAAAGTGTACAATCCAACAACTGCTGCAGCATAGACAGACAATACGTTTTGAATCATGGCTTTAAGTGGAAGTGTTTCTCCTGAAACAAATCTCATTTCAATAAACCTTAAAATAAAATATACAATTGAAATTGCAGCGCTTTCAATAAACATGTTAGTAATACTATAATAAAGCTTAAAAACATGATAATTTTACGCAATTTATTCAAATTGAAATTCAAATTACATTCCAAACTGGGTAAAGTCTGCAAGTACGGGACGTGGCACGGACATTGACCCGTTGGCACTCACCGAATAATTTGGAACTTTCTTGCATTCAAATGACGGTTCCGGGCATCTGGCGCATGCGGGGCATGGTGGGCACTTTTTATTTTTAGAGCTACCCGAACCGTTGAATGCCGCACCCAGGCCGTTACTCAACCCACTGGACCCATCTTGGTCGAAAGCGCCCTCTGTACCATCACCGTCTTCACCCTCTTCACCATCAGGATATTCAGAGTTTTTTTGGTTGAATCCAGGATTCACAGGACACGATGGAGGCACAACCTGAGATTTCAATACGTACAAGTGCTCCTGACCGGGAGGAATTTGGTCTTTTGTAATTCCTTTTGAAGTGTCTGACTTATTTGCTAGGCCTTCCAAAGAAGGAAACATGAACGGTTCAAGGGTGCCTACATTAGATGGTAAAATGGAGTCAAACAGGGATGTAAATGGTTCGGAACCGGCGGAACTATCTTCGCTGGAAGAATCGCCCGCAGCCGCATTTGATTTTGGTTCAGGCGTTTCAGAAGTATCAGAAGGCGGCTCTAACGGCACTTCAGAAACGTCGCTTTGTTCTCCGCCGGTGTGTTGGTTCATACGCATAGACGTATTCCCTTCTTTCATTCCACTACCGCCTAGCATTTTTCCTAAAACACTTCCTAGAAGTAAGGACAAAAACAGAATTCCAAATAAGTGTATACCGTTCAACTTCATATTCACAAATGACTTAATTGGTTAAATTTAATAGTATACTATATAATATTTTATGGATAAAAATTTATTGACTTATTGATTTATTATAAATTCATAAATTCATAAAAATTGATGAAACAGTAGCGCCCAAGTTCTCATAATGGCGGTATCAATATCACTGAAATTACTGAAAAAGATGGACCGCGTCGAGGAGTCATTGTCTTTTCCAAGCATATGCATTCCGTTTTCCAAAACGCATTATGGAGCACAAGATGAATACGAAGTCACGGAAACATTTGTAAAAGAGTGTTTCAAACGGTACGGGGATATTTCTCGCGTTATTATGAAACGACATACTACAGCAGCTGGTAGCGGAGAGGCGTATTATAGCATTACAATTCATTTTCATAGCTGGGATATTGAAAACAAAGAAGCCAAATATGTTCGGTCGGTACTAATGTTACCTGACGAAAATTCAAATGTGAAACTCGTGTACCATGGGCCATGGTACTGGAAATTCTTTGCGCATAAGCCACGATACATAAAGTTATAAAGTATTTCAAATTTCAATAGTAGTGGATTTGATCTAAAACATGCCCTGGTATAAACTTATAAAATAATGGATAATTTGTACTACCTATACGAACTGTACCTATATTTTTTATAGCCAGGCCTTGAATTTGAACTTCTTCAGGTAAAAGAATAAATTCGTATCTGTCATCAACTGTGAAATTTTTACGCGCCGCTTTATTATGTTCAATTTTTTTATTGATTGTATTGTTGAAATAATAATCACCTACAGAAGTGCTGAAAAAATATTTATCATTGATTCCAGTTGGTTCTTCATCGTCGTAATCTCGTTCTGGTGAACCTTCTGGTCGTAAAACGCTTTTAATACGCATTCGGCTTCCATCATCTCTCACGATATACATTTCTCCAAAAACGGTAAATTTAATGCCTTCTTTATCATAGGTATACCTGTTTTCAGGATTAAAATTACCCGCAATATTACTAAACGTCGAATCCGTTTTATATCTTTGTATAAAATCTCTAAACGCCTTCTTTTGATACGGATATGCATCCACCCAGTGACCAGATGAAGTTTCAACGAGTATATCTGATTTGGATTTGGTACCTCCAGTTTGGATTTTTTTTAGTTTATTTTTATTTCTTCTGATAGTCGGATTATAACGTTTTGAGCGTGAGAATCGTTTTTTTTTCGATGGCATGGGGTTTGCTTAAATTGTTTGAGTATATAAATAATCTAACCTATATTTTATTTTTTGGAATGCATATTCCAACCTTTGATTCGGCTCTATCTCCGAATACGTTTCGAATTGTTTGTTTTGAAGACTTATATCGCGAACTCACTTTGATTCTACCTCTAACGTCCATTTTTTGAATTATATTTTCCAACAACGATTTTGCAAAGTCAACGTCTTTCAAAGACGGTCTATAATGACCGGACTTCGTATTCAGACATATCTCGTAATTCGCGTGTCCGCCGTCTCTGGATTCAAATACTGTACCTGAACCAGCCGAAACAACCCGCATACACTCGAAATTTTTTTTAATTTCTCGATTCAGCGTGCGTTTGAGCTGTTCACTGCAAGTGGCATACCCTCTTTTAGAGTCTTTGCATGCAATGATGTCATTGTACGCCTTCAAAAAGGTGTAATATTTACAAGTGGGGTCATTTTCGAATCCATGAGTCGATAAAATATACGCAATTGCATGAATGTAAATGACCGAATGCCGATTTATGGCGGCCCCATTACACACAAACATTCGGTACCTTTCATTATTTCCATTATTATCGGTGTTGCAACTTGTGACATCATTCTCGATAACTAAAAATTTAAACCAAGCGCCTCGCGCGTAACTGAATGCCTCGGTTAAAAAAGGAATGCTTTGCGGAGTTACTTCAAACGTAACTGCTGACGAAATCAATAATTCTGTAACTGGAAGAATATGCCCTTTGGATTTTTTCCCGCACACGTATATATTGGACAAACGCCGTTTTTTACTTTTCGGTTTCGGCATTATCTTCACTTTTACTTTTAGTATTCTCGTTTATTTTTTATTTTTACTTTTATTTTTATTTTTATCCACCGTGCAATTTATTCAAGACTCGCATATCGAAGTAATGGATTTTTGTAACGAGAAACAGGTCGAACAAATGCAAACTGTGTCCGAGCAGATGCTCTTTGAATATACTTGCGAACAAATTCATCCACAGAATTATACGTTTCCACTCGTTGAAGCAACGAGTTGAAGTAGTACACTTTAGGGTCATCACGATTCTTTAGTACCGCTGTCCAGTGGCCTCCGCGTGGCGAACCGTTCTCGTTCACTAACATCTTCCACTCAGAAGCGGCGCCGGAGGATAACGATAAAATCATACCTGCCACAACATCTTTATCTGACGACGGGTTATCATCCATTTCATGGTTTACAAGTGAAAGTCCGGCCATAAGCAACGGAAGACTGTGGTTTTCGTAATCCAAACACACAAACTCGTCCTCAATTCCTGGAATATGCTTCACTGTATTGCGCATCGTCAAACACAGCTGTTGCAAATTGATTGGTTCCTGCGGTGGAATAATCAAATCAAGGTCTCCTTCAGCATCTGTTGAAAACGTGAACGCTTTGCGTTGAACCAAATGATTGAGTGCGTGACGTCCGCACGATGCGATGTCATCTTGATGTTCAAAATAAAATTCTTTACCACTAGTTTTTCCAGGAACTTTACCAGATGCGGGTTGGTCACTTTTTTTTTGTATCGGGTGTTCCTTTTGTTCCTTTTGTTCTTTTTGTTCTTTTTGTTGTTTTGGTTTACCCGTTTCAAATATCGGCCTACGTGTATCCATGTATTCGTTGACACCGTCTGCGTGCAACAGTTCACCAATTACGGAAACGTGTGTATCGTTCAGTTCAAACCGGCGACCAACCACGCGTACGCGTATCACTGAATCTGGTTTTACCGAGTTAAAATAACTGCTGGACAATTCTGAAGAATGATGTTCACGTAACACGTAAACAACAACCGGGTTTACAACAGACGCATGGTTAATTCCGGCAAGAATGCCCGCACCAGTGATTGATTTGACACGACACACTAGTACTGCTCCTTCGCACGGTAGAAACACAGAACATTTGTAAGCAACGTCAAACACCACATTCTGACCCTGAAGCATCCCGCTAGAATGCGACAGCACTTTGCACGTGTTAGGGTGGACAAATCCCTCAACTGTGCACTTGTTCTCAATCTGGCTAGAAATATGCTTTCGAATCATTTCAATTACTTTTCCCGTTCCTGCATGTTTTGTAACTTCGTTGTACGGTATGGTTATTTTCCGGGTTGCCATACAATCCGAGTAACAATTTGACTCTGACTCTGAAAAGTCCACAATCGAATGCTTTGTCATTGCTGCTGCCATTGCTTACTGTGCTTACTATTATAATAGCCTTATATTTTTATATCGATTTGGTTGTTAAACAACCTTCAATTTTAATTTTTAATTTTTTTAATTCATTCATCCATTGCATTGACTAGTTTCATTAAAAATTTAAAAATTAAATCAAATCACACTGTTCATAAACTGAATAATAGCATCTTCTTCGGGTTTTGCATCAAATTCGATAACTTCACCATCTTTGACCATTTTAATCGTGGGATAACCTTCAATATTGAACTTCTCTGCAAGAGCGGGCTCGGCATCGCAATCGACCACCCTAAAAATAACCCGGTGCCCGTTCACCGACGTGTCATGGTACTTGCTCTTTACGTTGTTGAAAATGGGAATGGCGCGTTTGCAGTGCGGACACCAGTCGGCTTTGAACAAGTAAATTTCAGCAGTAGGCATCTTGCTTAAGTCTTGTGTCTCTGCACCATCTTCATTTTTGGTTTTTGAAGAACCTTGTTTCACGTTCAAATTAAAATCCGAAAACAAGGGTCCGACATACGTGGTGTACGCCCAATACGAAACCCCTAGAAAAAGAATTGCGACTACAGCGTACATGATAAATTTACTGTTACCGGAATCAGTTGATGCTGCTCCTGCGCCCGCTCCTGCAGAAGCGACAGATGATGCGGCGCCACCAACCATACTAGAGAATGCTTGTTTCAAATCGTTTAACATTTTATTGTATTGTTTTTTATATAGTATGTTGTATCCAATAATATATAGTATTTAACTTATTATTTATTTTATAGTTTTTATAAATTTTGCTAAATGCTAAATGTATTTCAACGAAAACGTGTTCCAGTTAAAGTTATTGGCCCATTTCACTCGGTTATCAATATTGCTAAAGTCTTCGCGTTGAATGAAGTACTGGTCCACCGACAGCCAACACTTTTTAATTTTGTTAAAGTGTCCAGAATACATGTCGTCAATTGCCAGTGTTTTTCTTAATTCCGGTTTATATACATTTGTACCTTCGGGTTTTACTTCAATTGCTACCGGCGCCTTGCCTTGTCGTAAATAGTCACTATAATAATAATTCAAAATTTCATCATACATTGACCTTTTAACAATGTAAGCGTGGTTGCACCATATCATGCCTCGAATCCAGTCCCCGACTTGACCTTCAATGGTGTGGGTTAAAATGCCTCCAAAGTAGAGCATGTCCCATTCAGCAGGCAGTTTTTTCCTGGAAAAGTTACAAAAACTGTCTTGAATGACCACATCATCTTCAAGAATCATAACTGCATCATAGTTGCGTTCTTTCGCATGGTGAATCGCGCTAATGTGTGCTTCCAAACAGCCAATTACTGGAACCGGGTTCAACTTGTTTTGCAGAAAGGTAAAGGCTAGCCCTTTTGAAAGCAGCTCTTTACTAATTTCAGCATGACGGTCAGTGCGCTCCTCGGTTGTAATAACCACCACTTCATTCACAACGCGCATTAACTCAGAAACAGGATACGAAAACTTTAGCATTTCTTCTGTGAGACACGCGTGCTCGTATTGCTTGTCAATGCACACGTCTGCGTCAGGAATGTAATTAAAAAAGTCGTTTTTCTTGACAACATCAAACAGTATGGTTTCGAACAAGTGCACCCCGTAGTTGTTGTCTTTAAATTCAAATTTGCGGGACCCATCAAATACGTGACGTTCTGTCCATGAAATAGGAAAAAAATTGTCGCACTTTAAAATTTCAATTCTGAATTTCGACGCGTAATACGGATTTTTTTCAAGCAGCAACCGATTGGTCTCTCGAATGTGGTACGCCCATACACCCATACGCAGCCCGGTTTTGAAATTATCCAGCCATATTTTGATGAACTCGTTTTGCGGTTTAGCAGCAATAAACGCGTTAATAAGTCCTGGACCGTCCCCTTCCTTTGAAAGATACAAGCTTTTGTTGGTGTTGAACACTTCGTCAAAGTTTTTTACAATCAACATATCCAAGTCCAGGTAAACACCACCGTATTTGTATAATATTTCCATACGAACCACATCGGCCTTATATTGAAAATGCGCCAGTTCAAACCCGTCAAAGTGGGTGGGAACGTCAATGTGTTCAATCCGGACGCGCGGATGCGTTTTCAGCTTATCCCAGTACGGGTTTCCAACCGGTTCCGTGTTGTTATAAATTACAACCTTGTAATCCAACATGTGAAACAGCATGGACCGCACGCACCTGTCATGAAAGTTGTGAAACTCTGTTTCGCCGAAATACAGTAAGTGAATTACTTTTGGAATGCGTGCTTGTTCATGAGGTGATGCCGTGTACAAATTAGGCAAGTTACAATTTGTAAAAAACTTCAAATCATCTGCCGCATTCGGAATTTGCAACAATGTTTCATAACATCGAATGGCTTCTTCACGTTCAGAATAAGCCAGTGCAAACCCCTTGTAAAACAAGGCAAGTTGAGTTTCTTTTTCTTCGTGGTTTTCAAAGTAATCCAAGTACGTTTCGGAAGATGCAGCTAGCTTTAAACTATCCCGACTACTGTAAAAATGGGTTAGTGTATTCAAGAGGGTAGTTCGGTTTTGATTTTTAAAAAGTGGCTTGTATCGTTTATGTTTAGGTTCGGATTTTAACCTATCCACGTTGTACTTTCCCCACGCAAGTCCGCGACCGTCATTCGGTCTTACGTCCATAAATTCTTTGGCGCCCGTATCAACAAGATAATTGCAGTCGCACAGTAGCGTCCAACCGTAATTTGGCGAATGATTCCAATTCTTAATCGCCTTTTTATTCACGAGTACAATGTCATCCATAATTACAAGTGTATTTTTATGAGCTAACTCCATGCAGTTGATAAGGTCTTGCAATGGAACGTCCGTGTAATGTCCGCCGTCAATGAATATCACGTCAAAGGTTTCGTTTGGATGGTCTTCCGCATATTTTGGAATCATTTCAAGACTGTTGCCCTTTATAAGTGTGTGCCGGTTTGGAAATGTCGCGTCTACAAACAGTTTTGCGTTGTCTACATAGTAGTGCTCACCAAGGTCAAAGCTAACCATTGTACAGTCAGGTGTGCCCGATGACATCAGTGTAACACAGCTGTGGCCTGAGTTGAATCCAATTTCAAGAATGCGTTTAGCCTCATAGGGTCTTACCAGGTTTGAAAAAAATTCAGATTGAGTTCTATCTTGTGCAGTGTATCCTTCATATATATAATAGTTTGACATGTGTGTGTCTAGACTGTCTAGTAGCTTCAGCGTTGTTTCTGACATTTTCAAAGGTTCGGGTTTCTGGTTAAAGAAGTCAACTTCAATTTTTAAGAATTCAGAAGTATACGTTTTAAAATAGAAACTGTTTAAATACTATTAGGCATACAAATTAACAAATTAATTCAGTTTGATTCACTAATATGTTTTTCTTTATAGTTTGAAAATGCAATGAATCCAATGAATGCAACGACAACAAATAGTGCCTTTGTATCTTCTGTTACGCTGTTTTTCAATTTACTTAACTCATGCAATAATTTGGATATGACCCCTTTGAAAAAGTTCAAAAATGCGATAATAGCGTTCATGTTTTGTATGTTTTGTATGTTATGTATGTATATGTATATAAATTAACTTTATTTTAAAACCGTGAACCAGGTTTTAAAATAATTTAGTTACACCACTTTATTTTATTATTTCACTCACTTACGTGCTGCATTCTTACACTTACATGTACATTTTTACTTTCACTTACCTTACTTACCTTACTTACCTTACTTACATCGATTCATCGTTTACGTACTTACCGCTTGAGTGTTTGAATTTCATTTTGAAGCGCCTTGACTTGTTGTTTCAGAAGCTGCGTTTCACTGACAAGCATTGCCACCATCGAATTATAGTTCACGGATTGCAGCTCAGCAGCATCCTTTATTCCCGAAACCAGCTCCGGGTACTTGTCTTGAAGGTCGTGTGCAATAAATCCGTGCTCATTTCTTGAGGTCAGGGTGTTGAAATAAGTTACTGGCTGCATGGAATCGATTGAGAATCGAGCATTTGCAACATCAATTGGTTCCACATTTTGCTTGATTCTGTAGTCACTCACTACATTTATACTGGTGGTCTTAATACCATTATTGCTGACATCCAGATTGTAGCTTGCATCTGGAGTGCTTGTTCCACAGCCGACAGTACCCGCAGTATAGTAAATGCTATTTGAACTACCCTTTTCAAATACACCCATTCCAGTAACCCCAATCGTCAGTGATTTAACGCCGCCGCTGTTGTCGGTAGTAAGACGTATGTTGCTGCCTTCGACAAATGTGGCTGTGTCCAAACCAGAAGCAACCAAGTCTGTCTGACCAGCAACTTTCCAAGTTTTAAATGTTGATTCAATGGTCAAGCGGACATAGTTGTTGGAAGCATCCCCGGTAAGACCATACCCAGTTGCCGCGTCAAGTTCAACTATCCTGACATTGTTGTAGGAAACGTCTCCTCCGATGCGATTTACGGTCTGGAAAGTGAGCAAGGTTCCTGCACCAGTTGGACCAACCGGACCGGTTCCGCCAACAGTACCGTTTGAACCCGTTGGTCCAATTAATTTTGCGTCATCTGTTACGTCTCCACTGTGTTTGTATGCATTTGACGGACCAGTGTTACCGTTGTTTGCTCCGAGGTATATGTATAATTCACCTCCTCTTACTAAAACAAACTCACCCAAATTTGAAGACTGTGGAGACAGAGTTGGAAGGTCATTTGAAGTCTCAATCGTCGAGAAAATAGCAAATCCTTTTCCGGCTGGACCTGTCGAGCCGGTTATACCCGTTGGACCCATTGGACCCGTTGGACCCGTTGGACCCGTGCTTCCAGTTGGGCCCGTTGGACCGGTAGGACCGGTAGGACCTGTTCCTCCAATTGGACCGGTTGGACCGGTTGGACCCGTTGGACCCGTTGGACCTGTGCCTCCAGTTGGGCCCGTTGGACCCGTTGGACCCGTTGGACCCGTTGGGCCCGTACCTCCAGTTGGACCAGTAGCTCCATCACTTCCGGTTGGACCATTCTGCCAATCAAGACTTGTATGCACATGTGATGGTGAATTATTATTCATCGTAATCGTGAATGTCTTATTGTTGGTACTTCCGGTCGGTTGCTGAACATATATTTCTATCATTATGGGACATGCTGCACTTGGCATTGTTGTCAATGGAATATAGTTGGAAACAGTTAACAGCTGCTGTCCCAAACTTTGTGCTACGTTGGAGTAGTTGGATGCTCCATCAACGATAAGAACAGGAGTGTTTCCGTTTGTAACATCTATGTAATAGAACTTGGAGTACATGACAATTTGGTCACTCGTGCTATTTACTGTGGTATATGCATTAACATCCCACAATCCTGGCTTAATGATAGTGGACCCTACAACATTTTGCGCGCTAGTGTACTTTGCTACCAAATGTTCCGCATTATCAGCGTTTCCAGAAAAGGCATATGATACGCTTGAAACCAAATCATTAGGCTGATAAATCAAGCTTCCGCTCAAGTCGGGCGCGCTATTGTTGCTTGGATAAGCTGAGTTGCTTAAAAATAACGTTAAACCTGAAGATGTGGCATTTATACCTTTGGGACCGGTTGGACCAGTGGGACCGATTGGACCGGTTGGACCGGTTGGACCGGTTGGACCGGTTGGACCCGTTGGACCCGTTGGACCGGTTGGACCCGTGCCTCCGGTTGGACCGGTTGGACCGGTTGGACCGGTTGGACCGGTTGGACCAGTGCCTCCAGTTGGACCCGTTGGACCAGTGCCTCCAGTTGGACCGGTTGGGCCGGTTGGACCGGTTTCACCAGTTGCACCAGTTTGACCCGTTGGACCCGTTGCTCCAGTTGGACCGGTTGGACCGGTTGGACCGGTTGGACCGGTTGGACCCGTTGGACCGGTACATCCAGTAGGACCGGTTGGACCGGTTGGACCGGTTGGACCAGTTCCACCGGTTGGACCGGTTGGACCGGTGGGACCAGTGGGACCCGTTGGGCCAGTACCTCCAGTTGGACCGGTACCACCGGTTGGACCGGTTGGGCCTATCAGCAATCCTTCATTTACAATGTCACCAACATACTCAAACATCTTTGAATCGCTTGAACTACTCAATGGTACTAACTGATTATCAATGTCAATAAAAACGTTAGCTGCATTTGGGTCTGAACTGTACGGTCCGACTCCAGTACTTCCTGAAACATTACCAGTAAACATATACAGGTCTCCTCCTCTAACTAATACAAAGTCACCAATTTGAATTCCATAAAGAGGGCCTGGGTTAGGGTATGTGTTATATGGAGCTAAACTGGAGTCAAATGTCTCACTATCAACTTGATTTGCTAGAGGCCACTGTAATTTAGTAATATCTTCTTCTAAAAATTCTGCGGATGTTCCAAAAAATGCTTTCAAGTTAAACCGTCTTCCAACTGGACCCGTTATTCCTGGACCAGTTGCACCAATTGAACCCATTGGACCAACTTGTCCGGTCGAACCAGTAGAGCCAATATCACCTCTTGCACCAGTTGGACCGGTTGAACCCGTATTTGTTGCAAAACCATCTTTACCGGTTGGACCAATTGGACCAGTCGAGCCAGTTGGGCCGGTTGGACCCGTTGGACCCGTGCCTCCAGTAGGACCCGTTGGACCCGTGCCTCCAGTCGGACCGGTTGGACCTGTGCCTCCTGTACCACCAGTTGGACCAGTACTTCCAGTTGGGCCAGTTGGGCCAGTTGGACCCGTGCCTCCAGTTGGACCCGTTGGTCCGGTTGGACCGGTGGGACCAGTTCCACCAGTGCCACCAGTTGGACCAGTTGGACCAGTTGGACCAGTACCACCAGTTGGACCCGTTGGGCCGGTTGGGCCGGTTGGACCGGTGCTTCCAGTTGGGCCAGTTGGACCGGTGCCTCCGGTTGGACCAGTGCTTCCAGTTGGGCCGGTTGGACCGGTGCCTCCGGTTGGACCGGTGCCTCCGGTTGGACCTGTCGGACCAGTACCACCAGTGCCTCCGGTTGGACCTGTTGGACCAGTTGGACCAGTTGGACCGGTGGGTCCAGTAGGACCGGTGGGTCCAGTAGGTCCCGTTGGTCCCGTTGGTCCCGTTGGTCCCGTTGGTCCCGTTGGTCCCGTTGGTCCCGTTGGTCCCGTTGGTCCCGTTGGTCCCGTTGGTCCCGTTGGTCCCGTTGGACCTGTTTCACCCGTTGGACCAGTGCCTCCAGTTGGACCGGTTGGACCAGTACCACCAGTGCCTCCAGTTGGACCCGTAGGACCAGTGCATCCGGTTGGACCGGTTGGACCGGTTGGTCCGGTTGGGCCGGTTGGGCCTGTTGGGCCTGTTGGGCCGGTTGAACCGGTTGGTCCGGTTGGGCCGGTTGGGCCGGTTGGACCCGTGCTTCCCGTTGGACCCGTTGGACCCGTTGGTCCGGTTGGGCCGGTTTCACCTGTGGAACCTCTTTGACCAACTGAACCGGTTGGTCCAATAAGTTTTGCATCATCTGTTACATCTCCACTGTGTTTGTACGCATTTAATGGGCCGGTGTTACCGTTGTTTGCTCCGAGGTATATGTAAATTTCACCCCCTCTTACCAAAACAAATTCACCTAAATTTGAAGGTTGTGGAGAAATCGTTGGAAGGTCATTTGAATTATCAATCGTTGTAAAAATAACAAACCCTTTTCCTGCAGGACCAGTTGAACCAGTTTCACCAGTTGGACCTCTTTCACCGGTTGGACCGGGTTGACCCGTTGGACCCGTTGGACCCGTTGGACCTGTCGGACCCGTGCCTCCGGTTGGACCGGTTGGACCGGTTGGACCGGTTGGACCCGTGCCTCCAGTTGGACCGGTTGGACCGGTTGGACCGGTTGGACCGGTTGGACCCGTTCCACCAGTAGGACCGGTTGGACCGGTTGGACCCGTTGGACCAGTGCCACCGGTAGAACCGGTAGGACCGGTAGGACCGGTTGGACCCGTTGGACCTGTGGGACCAGTTCCACCAGTGCCACCAGTTGGACCAGTTGGACCTGTTGGACCAGTACCACCAGTGGGACCAGTTGGGCCGGTTGGACCAGTTTCACCAGTTGGACCCGTGCCTCCTGTTGGACCCGTTGGACCCGTTGGTCCCGTTGGTCCAGTTGGTCCCGTTGGTCCCGTTGGTCCCGTTGGACCCGTGCCACCAGTACCACCAGTACCACCGGTTGGACCCGTTGGACCCGTTGGACCCGTTGGACCCGTTCCGCCGGTTGGACCCGTTGGACCCGTTGGTCCGGTTGGACCCGTTGGACCCGTTGGACCGGTTGGACCCGTTGGACCTGTGCCTCCAGTAGGACCCGTTGGTCCGGTTGGACCCGTTGGACCGGTGCATCCGGTTGGACCCGTTGGACCAGTTGGACCAGTTGGACCGGTGCATCCAGTAGGACCGGTTGGTCCGGTTGGACCCGTGCCACCCGTGCCACCGGTTGGACCAGTTGGACCAGTTGGACCAGTTGGACCGGTGCATCCAGTAGGACCGGTTGGACCAGTTGGACCGGTTTCACCAGTTGCACCAGTTTGACCAGTTGGACCTGTTGGACCGGTGCCTCCGGTTGGACCCGTTGGACCCGTTGGACCAGTTGGACCCGTTGGACCGGTTGGACCCGTTGGACCAGTTGGACCCGTTGGACCCGTTGGACCGGTTGGGCCGGTTGGACCAGTTTCACCTGTTGCACCCGTTTGACCCGTTGGACCCGTTGGACCCGTTGGTCCTGTTGGACCCGTGTATCCTTGTGGGCCTGTGGGGCCCATAAGTAACCCTTCATCCACAATGTCTCCAATATAAGTGAATGCAGTATTTGCGGGATACAATGGATTACCTGAACCATCAAGGCCATACCCATCAAGGAATAAGTATCCATTGTTTATACCGGTATTTCCACCTGACTTGACAAACATGAACAAGTCTCCGCCCCGGATAAGTACCATCTTACCGATGTCATTAGTGTTTACACCAAGATTTCTCAATTTTGAACTAGTTGCACTATTTGTCAGCGACGTTGCATTTCCATTCAAAAACTCACCTAACGTATCGAAAAATGCAACAACTTGGAATCCTTGCCCGGCTGGGCCGGTAGCTCCAGTTTCCCCAGTTGGTCCGCGTTGACCAGTTATTCCTCTTCCGGTTGAACCGGTTGCACCAATTGAGCCTTGGTTTCCAGGAAGCCCTCTTGCTCCTTGTGGACCCACTGGACCCGCTGGACCAGTTTCACCTGTTGGACCAGTGCCTCCAGTTGGACCGGTTGGACCGGTTGGTCCCGTTGGTCCCGTTGGTCCCGTTGGTCCCGTTGGTCCCGTTGGTCCCGTTGGTCCCGTTGGTCCCGTTGGTCCCGTTGGTCCCGTTGGTCCCGTTGGTCCCGTTGGTCCAGTCGAACCGGTTGGACCAGTTGGACCAGTTCCTCCAGTAGGACCGGTGGGTCCAGTAGGACCGGTGGGTCCAGTAGGACCCGTGCATCCAGTCGGACCGGTGCTTCCAGTTGGACCAGTTGGACCAGTAGGACCCGTGCATCCAGTCGGACCGGTGCTTCCAGTTGGACCAGTTGGACCGGTTGGACCAGTTCCTCCAGTAGGACCAGTTGGACCCGTTGGTCCCGTTGGTCCCGTTGGACCCGTTGGTCCCGTTGGTCCTGTTCCACCGGTTGGACCGGTTGGGCCGGTTGGACCGGTTGGACCGGTTGGACCGGTTTCACCCGTTGGACCCGTTCCACCGGTTGGTCCGGTTGGTCCGGTTGGTCCGGTTGGGCCCGTTTCACCTGTGGAACCTCGTTGACCAATCGAACCCGTTGGTCCAATCAGTTTTGCATCATCAGTTACGTCTCCACTGTGTTTATATGCATTTAATGGACCGGTATTACCGTTGTTTTCTCCTAGATATATGTATATTTCACCTCCTCTTACCAAAACAAATTCACCTAGATTGGAAGGTTGTGGCGAAATCGTTGGAAGGTCATTTGAGCTATCAATTGTTGTAAAGATAACAAATCCTTTTCCAGCTGGACCGGTTGAACCAGTTTCACCAGTTGGACCTCTTTCACCAGTTGGACCGGCTTGACCCGTTGGACCGGTTGGACCGGTTGGACCAGTTGGACCAGTTGGACCAGTTGGACCAGTTGGACCCGTTGGACCCGTTGGACCTGTTGGACCCGTTGGACCTGTTGGACCCGTTGGACCGGTTGGACCAGTTGGACCAGTTGGACCGGTTGGACCAGTTCCACCAGTGCCACCGGTTGGACCCGTTGGACCCGTTGGACCAGTTGGACCGGTTGGACCGGTTGGGCCCGTTGGGCCCGTTGGACCGGTGGGACCAGTTCCACCAGTTGGACCAGTTGGACCGGTTGGACCTGTACCACCAGTTGGACCGGTTGGACCTGTACCACCAGTTGGACCGGTTGGGCCGGTTGGGCCGGTTGGGCCGGTTGGGCCGGTTGGGCCGGTGGGACCGGTACCACCCGTTGGACCCGTTGGACCCGTTGGTCCAGTACCACCAGTGGGACCGGTTGGACCGGTTGGACCGGTTGGACCGGTTGGTCCAGTACCACCAGTGGGACCCGTTGGACCCGTTGGACCCGTTGGGCCGGTTGGACCAGTAGGACCCGTTGGACCAGTAGGACCCGTTGGACCCGTTGGACCCGTTGGACCCGTTGGACCAGTAGGACCTGTTGGACCCGTTGGACCGGTCTCACCAGTTGAGCCAGTTGGACCAATCAATAGTCCTTCATTAACAATATCTCCAACATAATCAAACATCTTTGATGTTGAGCTTGTAACTAAAATCATTCGGTTATTTACTACATCTATAAATCGGTTGTCTGCATTTGGGGATGAACTGTAAGGGCCAATACCGGTACTTCCTGACACGTTACCAGTGAATATATACAAGTCGCCTCCTCTAACCAAAACAAAGTCACCAATTTGAATATTATAGAGAGGTCCAGTTGAATAAGTATTATATGGTGTTGAGGTCGAATCAAATAGGTCGCTGTTAAATTCATTTGCCTGTGGCCATTGCAGTTTTGTAATGTCTTCTTGTAAAAATTCAGCAGACGTTCCAAAAAATGCTTTCATATTAAATCGCCTTCCAACTGGACCCGTTATTCCTGGACCAGTTGCACCAACCTCACCGGTATCACCTCTGGGTCCAGTCCTACCGGTTGAACCCATGTCACCTCTTGCACCGGTTGGACCCGTTGAACCTGTGTTTGTAGCCAAACCGTCTTTACCAGTTGGACCGATTGGCCCGGTTGGCCCAGTTGGCCCTGTTGGTCCAGTTGGTCCGGTTGGACCTGTACCGCCTGTGCCACCAGTTGGACCAGTACTTCCGGTTGGACCGGTCGGACCAGTACCACCAGTCTCTCCGGTTGGTCCAGTTGGACCAGTTAACCCAGTTGGACCGGTTGCACCGGTTGGACCCGTTGGACCCGTTGGACCCGTTGGACCCGTTGGACCCGTTGGACCAGTGCATCCAGTTGGACCGGTACTTCCAGTTGGACCAGTTGGACCAGTTGGACCAGTTGGACCAGTGCCACCAGTTGGACCAGTGCTTCCAGTTGGACCAGTCGGACCAGTTCCACCAGTTGGACCAGTTGAACCGGTTGGACCAGTTGGACCCGTGCCTCCGGTTGTACCAGTTGGACCGGTTGGACCCGTAGGACCGGTTGGACCAGTAGGACCTGTTGGACCCGTACCGCCGGTTGGACCCGTTGGACCTGTTCCACCTGTTGGGCCGGTTGGACCAGTTGGACCCGTGCTTCCAGTTGGGCCGGTTGGACCTGTGCCACCAGTTTCACCAGTTGGACCAGTTCCGCCCGTTGGACCGGTTGGACCGGTTGGACCGGTTCCACCCGTTGGACCTGTTGGACCCGTTGGACCCGTTGGACCCGTTGGACCCGTTGGACCCGTTGGACCTGTTGGACCCGTTGGACCCGTTGGACCCGTTGGACCGGTTGGACCCGTTGGACCCGTTGGACCTGTTGGACCCGTTGGACCGGTTGGACCGGTTGGACCGGTTGGACCGGTTGGACCAGTTCCACCAGTGCCACCGGTTGGACCCGTTGGACCCGTTGGACCAGTGCCACCGGTAGAACCGGTAGGACCGGTAGGACCGGTTGGACCCGTTGGACCCGTTGGACCTGTACCACCCGTTGGACCCGTTGGACCCGTTGGACCCGTTGGACCCGTTGGACCCGTTCCACCCGTTGGACCAGTTGGACCCGTTTCTCCAGTAGCACCGGTTGAACCAGTTGGACCAGTTGGGCCAGTTGGACCTGTATATCCCGGTGGACCGGTTGGACCTAATAGTAGACCTTCATCAACAATATCTCCAATATATGTGAATGCAGTATTTGCTGGATACAATGGATTATTAAAATCATCCACACCACCTCCGTCAAGATACAAGTATCCATTGTTTATGCCAGTATTTCCACCAGACTTAACAAACATAAACAACTCTCCACCTCGGATAAGTACCATTTTGCCAATATCATCTCCTAGACCTAAATTGGATAATTTGTTACCTGAAGCAGTTAATACAGTTGCATCTCCATTCAGAAAATCACCCAATGTTTCAAAAAATCCAACCACTTTGAATCCAGTACCAGCTGGACCGGTAGTTCCAGTTGTACCACGTTGGCCGGTTGGACCAGTTGGACCGGGTCGTCCCGTTGGACCGGTGCTTCCAGTTGGACCAGGTTGTCCGGTTGGACCCGTTGGACCAGTTGGACCAGTTGGACCAGTTGGACCCGTTTCTCCGGTTGGACCAGTTCCACCCGTTGGACCAGTTGGACCAGTTGGACCAGTGGGACCGGTTGGACCAGTGGGACCGGTTGGACCGGTTGGACCGGTTGGACCCGTTGGACCCGTTGGTCCCGTTGGACCGGTTGGTCCCGTTGGTCCCGTTGGTCCCGTTGGTCCCGTTGGGCCCGTTGGTCCCGTTGGTCCCGTTGGTCCCGTTGGTCCCGTTGGTCCCGTTGGTCCCGTGCATCCAGTTGGACCTGTTGGTCCCGTTGGACCGGTTGGTCCCGTTGGTCCCGTTGAACCCGTTGGACCCGTTGGACCCGTTGGTCCCGTTGGTCCCGTTGGTCCCGTTGGTCCCGTTGGTCCAGTTGGTCCAGTTGGTCCAGTTGGTCCCGTTGGTCCAGTTGGTCCTGTTGGTCCTGTTGGTCCTGTTGGTCCCGTTGGTCCCGTTGGTCCCGTTGGTCCAGTTGGTCCTGTTGGTCCTGTTGGTCCTGTTGGTCCGGTTGGTCCAGTTGGTCCAGTTGGTCCCGTTGGGCCGGTCGGACCAGTTTCACCGGTTGGACCAGTACCTCCAGTTGGACCGGTCGGACCAGTTCCTCCGGTTGGTCCAGTTGGTCCAGTTGGTCCAGTTGGTCCAGTTGGTCCCGTTGGGCCAGTTGGTCCAGTTGGACCAGTTGGTCCTGTTGGTCCTGTTGGTCCTGTTGGTCCGGTTGGTCCTGTTCCTCCAGTTGGACCGGTGCTTCCAGTTGGACCGGTGCTTCCAGTTGGTCCAGTTGGTCCAGTTGGACCGGTGCTTCCAGTTGGACCAGTTGGTCCAGTTGAGCCCGTTGGACCGGTTTCACCGGTTGGTCCAGTACCACCAGTGGGACCAGTTGGACCAGTTGGTCCGGTTGGTCCCGTTGGTCCCGTTGGTCCCGTTGGACCCGTTGGTCCTGTTGGTCCCGTTGAACCGGTTGGACCCGTTGGACCCGTTGGACCCGTTGGACCCGTTCCACCAGTTGAACCAGTTGGACCCGTTGGACCCGTTGGACCCGTTGGACCCGTTGGACCAGTTGGACCCGTTGGACCCGTTGGACCTGTGCCACCGGTTGGACCCGTGTATCCTTGTGGACCTGTGGGGCCCATAAGCAACCCTTCATCCACAATGTCTCCAATATAAGTGAATGCAGTATTTGCGGGATACAATGGATTACCTGAACCATCAAGGCCATACCCATCAAGGAATAAGTATCCATTGTTAATACCCGTATTTCCACCGGACTTAACAAACATGAACAAGTCTCCGCCCCGGATAAGTACCATCTTACCGATATCATCATTGCTTACACCAAGATTTTTCAACTTTGAACCATTTGCACTGTTGGTCAAATCTGTACCATTCCCATTCAAAAATTCACCTAATGTATTGAAAAATGCAACAACTTGGAATCCTTGCCCTGCTGGGCCGGTAGCTCCGGTTTCCCCAGTTGGTCCACGTTCGCCAGTTATTCCTCTTCCGGTTGGACCAGTTTCACCTTTTATGCCCTGTAACCCATCAAATCCTCTTAATCCTCGTGGTCCGGTTGGACCAGTTTCACCAGTGGCGCCGGTTTGACCGGTTGGACCTGTTGGACCAGTCGAACCGGTCGGACCGGTTGGACCGGTTGGTCCGGTTGGTCCGGTTGGGCCGGTTGGGCCGGTTGGGCCGGTTGGACCGGTTGGACCTGTTGAACCGGTTGGTCCGGTTGGGCCGGTTGGGCCGGTTGGGCCGGTTGGACCGGTTGGGCCGGTTGGGCCCGTTGGTCCCGTTGGCCCGGTTGGTCCAGTTGGTCCCGTTGAACCAGTTGGTCCTGTTGGTCCCGTTGGTCCCGTTGGTCCCGTTGGTCCCGTTGGTCCCGTTGGTCCCGTTGGTCCCGTTGGTCCAGTTGGTCCCGTTGGTCCCGTTTCACCGGTTGCACCAGTTGGACCAATAAGTAATCCTTCATTTACAATATCGCCAACATATTCAAACATTGTCGAGTCACTTGAACTAGTCAAATTTATCGACTGATTCGTTATTGTATTAATGAATACGTTATCCGCATTAGGAGATGAACTGTATGGTCCAACGCCGGTACTTCCTAAAGCGTTACCCGTAAACATATACAAGTCACCGCCTCTTACTAACACAAAATCACCAACTTGAATATTGTAAAGACTTCCAACCGGATATGTGTTATATGGATATGCATTCAAGTCAAATGATACATTATCAAACTCATATGCTTGAGGCCACTGTAATTTAGTAATATCTTCTTGTAAAAATTCCGCGGATGTTCCAAAAAATGCTTTCATATTAAACCGTCTTCCAACAGGACCAGTTATTCCAGGACCAGTTGCACCAGTTGAACCGATTTGACCAACTTGTCCAGTCGAACCAGTAGAGCCAATATCACCTCTTGCACCAGTTGGGCCAGTTGAACCCGTGTTCGTGGCGAACCCATCTTTACCCGTTGGACCTTGTGGACCAGTGCATCCGGTTGGACCCGTTGGACCCGTTGGACCCGTTGGACCGGTTGGACCGGTTGGACCCGTTGGACCCGTTGAACCCGTTGGGCCCGTTGGACCTGTACCACCAGTGCATCCGGTTGGACCCGTTGGACCCGTTGGACCCGTTGGACCCGTTGGACCCGTTGGACCTGTACCACCGGTGCCTCCGGTTGGACCAGTTGGTCCGGTCGGACCTGTTGAACCCGTTGGACCGGTGCATCCGGTTGGACCAGTTTCACCGGTTGGACCCGTACCACCGGTTGGACCCGTACCACCGGTTGGACCCGTTGGACCAGTTGGACCAGTGCCACCAGTAGGACCCGTTCCACCGGTTGACCCAGTTGGACCAGTTGAACCGGTCGGACCAGTTGGGCCGGTTGGGCCAGTTGGGCCAGTTGGGCCAGTTGGGCCAGTTGGGCCAGTTGGGCCGGTCGGACCTGTTCCTCCGGTTGAGCCAGTTGGACCAGTGGGACCGGTGGGACCAGTTTCACCAGTTGGACCAGTTCCTCCGGTTGGACCCGTTGGACCTGTTGGACCCGTTGGACCCGTTGGACCTGTACCACCGGTTGGACCCGTTCCACCGGTTGGACCCGTTGGACCTGTTCCACCCGTTGAACCCGTTGGACCAGTTGGACCTGTGGAACCAGTATTACCAGTTGGACCCATTTCACCAGTCGGGCCTTTTTGACCAACCGAACCAGTTGGCCCAATTAGTTTTGCATCATCTGTTACATCTCCACTATGTTTGTATGCATTGGATGGACCGGTATTACCATTGTTCGGGCCAAGGTATATGTATATTTCACCACCTCTTACCAAAACAAACTCACCCAAATTTGAAGCTTGTGGAGCTACTGTTGTAAGGTCATTTGAATTATCAATCGTAGTGAAAATAACAAATCCTTTTCCAGCTGGACCGGTTGACCCAGTTTCGCCAGTTGCTCCCCTCTCACCAGTTGGACCAGCTTGGCCGGTGGGCCCAGTAGGACCCGTAGGCCCAGTAGGACCCGTGGGCCCAGTAGGACCCGTGGGCCCGGTAGGACCCGTGGGCCCAGTTGGGCCGGTTGGACCTGTTTCGCCGGTTGGACCAGTACCACCAGTGGGACCAGTTGGACCCGTTGGACCTGTTTCACCAGTTGGTCCAGTACCACCAGTGGGACCCGTTGGACCCGTTGGACCCGTTGGACCAGTTGGACCAGTTGGACCAGTTGGACCAGTTGGACCAGTTGGACCAGTGCCACCAGTACCACCAGTACCACCAGTACAACCGGTTGGACCCGTGGGACCAGTTCCACCAGTGCCTCCGGTTGGACCCGTTGGACCGGTTGGACCCGTGCCTCCGGTTGGACCCGTTGGACCCGTTGGACCCGTGCCTCCGGTTGGACCGGTTGGACCGGTTGGACCCGTTGGACCCGTTGGACCAGTTGGACCAGTTGGACCCGTTGGACCGGTGCCACCGGTTGGACCGGTGCATCCAGTAGGACCGGTTGGTCCGGTTGGACCCGTTGGACCTGTGCCTCCAGTAGGACCCGTTGGTCCGGTTGGACCCGTTGGACCGGTGCATCCTGTAGGACCAGTTGGACCGGTTGGACCTGTTTCACCTGTTGCGCCGGTTGGTCCGGTTGGACCGGTTGGACCAGTTGGACCGGTTTCACCCGTTGCACCAGTTTGACCAGTTGGACCGGTTGAACCCGTTGGACCCGTTCCTCCAGTTGGGCCGGTTGGGCCGGTTGGACCGGTTGGACCGGTTGACCCCGTTGGACCCGTTGGACCCGTTGAACCCGTTGGACCCGTTGGACCCGTTGGACCCGTTGGACCCGTGTATCCTTGTGGACCTGTGGGGCCCATAAGCAATCCTTCATCAACAATGTCTCCAATATAAGTGAATGCAGTATTTGCGGGATACAATGGATTACCTGAACCATCAAGGCCATACCCATCAAGGAATAAGTATCCATTGTTTATACCGGTATTTCCACCTGACTTGACAAACATGAACAAGTCTCCGCCCCGGATAAGTACCATCTTACCGATGTCATTAGTGTTTACACCAAGATTTCTCAATTTTGAACTAGTTGCACTATTTGTCAGCGACGTTGCATTTCCATTCAAAAATTCACCTAACGTATCGAAAAATGCAACAACTTGGAATCCTTGCCCGGCTGGGCCGGTAGTTCCAGTTTCCCCAGTTGGTCCGCGTTCACCAGTTATTCCTCTTCCAGTTGGACCTGTATTACCTATTGGACCTTGGTTTCCAACATTTCCTTTCAATCCCTGAGGACCCATAATACCAGTTGGACCAGTTTCACCCGTTGGACCAGTGCCTCCAGTTGGACCGGTTGGACCCGTTTTACCAGTAGCGCCGGTTTGGCCAGTTGGACCCGTTGGACCAGTTTCACCAGGTTGACCGGTTGGACCGGTCGGACCGGTTCCACCAGTTGGTCCGGTTGGTCCGGTTGGGCCAGTTGGGCCAGTTGGACCGGTTGAACCAGTTGGACCGGTTTCACCAGGTTGGCCAGTTGGTCCGGTTGGTCCGGTTGGTCCGGTTGGTCCCGTTGGTCCGGTTGGTCCCGTTTCACCAGGTTGACCAGTTGGACCGGTTGGACCGGTTGGACCCGTTGAACCCGTTGGACCGGTTGGACCCATTTCACCAGTACGTCCTCGTTCGCCAACGGAACCCGTTGGGCCAATTAATTTTGCGTCATCCGTTACATCTCCACTATGTTTGTAAGCATTCAATGGACCGGTATTACCATTATTTGCTCCAAGATAGATATATATTTCACCTCCTCTAACTAAAACAAATTCACCCAAATTAGAAGGTTGGGGCGAAATCGTTGTAAGGTCATTTGAATTATCAATCGTAGTGAAAATAACAAAACCTTTTCCAGCTGGACCGGTTGAACCAGTTTCACCAGTCGGACCCATTTCACCAGTTGGACCGGCTTGACCGGTTGGTCCCACTTCTCCGGTTGGACCGGTTGGACCGGTTGAACCCGTATTAGCAGCAGCACCTGGAGTTCCTTGAGGTCCTGTATAACCTTGGTAGCCTCTTGGACCTACTATACCAGGAATACCGGCTGGACCAGTTGAACCAGTATTTGCAGCCAATCCCGGTATACCTTGAGGACCTTGAGTACCGGTTGGCCCAGTAATATAATTCGATGCTCCAATGTTATAAGCAAGACTGTAGCTTAACACGTTTGATTCATCTCTTGTCAAAACATATAAGTTTCCAGCTGCATCTATTGCAAATTTTCCAACATTTAAAACATCGGGGTTCACCGGGAAGTTAGCCGACGTGTCCGCAACTGCAAAAATAGAAAACCCTGCACCAGCTGGACCAGTGGTACCAGTTAACCCCGCCTGTCCTTTTTCTCCAGTTGCTCCTTTATCACCGGCTCTACCAATATAACCGGTTGGACCGCGTTCACCCCGTTCACCAGTTGAACCGTTAAGTCCAGAAATGCCTTGTTGCCCCGTAGGACCACTAACCACCGTGTCCCCTAAATTGTAAAGCAATGAAAAATTGTACTGTGATGTATAATAACCATCATAAATATAAACATTTCCAGCTTCTGGTCCAGAACTCACTACTACAAATTCACCAATGTTTACATTAGTTGGCAGTGGGCTTATGTTTTGCAAGTCCGAAAAGGTAGAAACTACTGCAAACACTTTGAAGCCACCTCCAGGTGAACCCTGTGGACCTGCCGGACCCGTGTATCCGGTATCACCTTTTGCAGCTGCCGCGCCAGCTATACCAGTTGGTCCTTGAATACCTTGTTCACCTTGAGGACCTTGTGGACCAACAATGGTTGCAGTCTCTGTATCCAGTGTAACTGGATTAGAGTTAGGTATAAATGTATTTTGAAAAGTTATGTTTCCTCGGTTTGACGAAACTGCAACATCGCCAACATATACGGTATTGGCACCAAAACGTCCTTCAATCGCAAACAACGTTCTGAAAGGAAGCAATTCTGAACCAATGTCATAAGCACCGCTAATATCAGGATAAATAGAAGATGTAACCACTCCTGAAAATGTACCAGTATCACCTTTTTCACCTTTTTCACCGGTATCACCTTTTTCTCCAGTGGCACCCGTATCACCCTTATCTCCGGTGTCTCCCTTGTCACCCTTGTCTCCGGTGTCACCCTTGTCTCCGGTGTCACCCTTGTCTCCCTTATCACCCTTGTCGCCGGTGTCTCCCTTATCACCCTTGTCGCCGGTGTCTCCCTTATCACCCTTGTCGCCGGTGTCTCCCTTATCACCTTTGTCGCCGGTGTCTCCCTTATCACCCTTGTCGCCAGTATCACCTTTATCTCCAGTATCGCCCTTGGCACCAGTGTCACCTTTGTCGCCCTTGGCACCAGTGTCACCTTTGTCGCCCTTGGCACCAGTGTCACCTTTATCACCTGTGTCACCTTTGTCGCCCTTGTTTCCGGTGTCACCCTTGTCTCCAGTATCACCTTTATCACCAGTGTCTCCCTTGTCACCCTTGTCTCCAGTGTCACCCTTGTCTCCAGTGTCACCCTTATCACCAGTATCACCCTTGTCACCCTTATCGCCAGTATCACCTTTGTCACCCTTGTCTCCAGTATCACCCTTGGCACCTGTGTCACCTTTGTCACCCTTGTCTCCCGTGTCACCTTTGTCACCCTTGTCACCCTTGTCTCCGGTGTCACCCTTGTCTCCGGTGTCACCCTTGTCTCCGGTGTCACCCTTGTCTCCGGTGTCACCTTTTTCACCCTTTTCACCTGTATCACCTTTAGCTCCAGTGTCGCCCTTTTCACCTTTATCACCAGTGTCGCCCTTGTCACCTTTATCACCAGTGTCACCCTTGTCACCCTTATCACCAGTGTCACCTTTAGCTCCCATTTCACCGGTATCTCCCTTATCCCCCTTGACTCCAGCTGGCCCCTGCGGACCTATAAGATTAGCATCTTTTGTTATGTCGCCACTGTACTTATATGAATTCGACGGACCGACCTGTCCATTATTTGCACCCAAGTATATATAGAGGTCTCCGCCCGTTATCAAAACAAACTCTCCCAGATTTGAATTCGTAGGAGACAGACTACCAAGTTGACTTGAATCATCTAACGTTGCAAAAATGTTAAATCCTTTTCCATTAGCACCGGTAGGTCCAACTTCACCCGTGTTACCAGTTGGACCAACTTCTCCAGTGCTACCTTTAGGTCCAGTTGTGCCGGTTGTTCCGGTAGGACCAATTGGTCCGGTCGAACCAGTTGAACCCGGTTGTCCAGTTGGACCAGTTGAACCGGTTGAACCCTGTGGGCCGGTTCTACCAGTTGCTCCAATTTCACCAGCTTGACCAGTTGAACCAGTTGCACCCTTTTCACCAGTTGGACCTATTGCTCCCGTCGTACCTGTATTGCCGGTTGGGCCTTGTGGACCAGTTGAACCGGTTGAGCCTTGTGGGCCAGTTGAACCAGTTGAACCAGTTGGGCCAGTTGAACCGGTTGGACCTTGGGGGCCAGTTGAACCGGTTGGACCGGTTGGACCCGTTGGACCGGTTGGACCTGTGCTTCCGGTTGGACCTGTGCTTCCGGTTGGACCGGTTGGACCGGTGGAACCAGTTGGACCCGTGGAACCGGTTGGACCCGTGGAACCGGTTAATCCAGTAGGTCCTATTGAACCAGTAGGTCCTTTTTCACCCATTGAACCGGTAGGACCAATTATTTTTGCATCATCTGTTATGTCGCCACTGTACTTGTATGCATTGAACGGACCGGTATTTCCGTTGTTATTACCAAGATATGCATACAGTTCGCCACCTTTTATCAAAACAAACTCGCCCAGATTTGATGACTGTGGAGTAATTGTAGAAAGTTGATTGGGAGTATCAACTACTGCAAAAATTATAAACCCTTTTCCAGCTGGACCAGTTGAACCAGTTGTACCTGTTGAACCAACTTCACCTTGTGTACCTACATCTCCCTTCGGACCAACTCCTCCAACCGGTCCAGCAGGGCCGGTTGAACCCGTATTTGCAGCAACACCAGGTGTACCTTCAGGACCTGTGCTACCTTGATAGCCTCTTGGACCTACTATACCAGGAATACCGGCTGGACCAGTTGAACCCGTATTTGCAGCTGTACCCGGAGTACCCTTCGGGCCTTCACTACCAGTTGGTCCAGTTATATAGTTTGATGAACCAATATTATATGCCAAAATATATGATAGCACATTTGATTCATTTTTAATTAACACGTATAAATTTCCTGCAGCATCTATTGCAAATTTTCCAACATTTGAAATGTCAGGATTCGCTGGAAAGTTAGCAGACGTATCAGCTGCTGCAAAAATAGAGAACCCTGCTCCAGCCGGACCTGTTGTACCAGTTTTACCGGCTTCACCCTTCTCACCAGTAGCTCCTTTATCACCGGCTCTACCAATATAACCGGTTGGACCGCGTTCACCCCGTTCACCAGTTGAACCGTTAAGTCCAGAAACACCTTGTTGACCCGTAGGACCACTTACAACAGTGTCTCCTAAGTTGTAAAGCAATGAAAAATTGTACTGTGATGTATGTGATGTATAACCATCATAAATATAAACATTTCCAGCTTCTGGTCCAGAACTCACTACTACAAATTCACCAATGTTTACATTAGTTGGCAGTGGACTTATGTTTTGCAAGTCCGAAAAGGTAGAAACTACTGCAAACACTTTGAAGCCACCTCCAGGTGAACCCTGTGGACCTGCCGGACCCGTGTATCCGGTATCACCTTTTGCAGCTGCCGCACCAGCTATACCAGTTGGTCCTTGAATACCTTGTTCACCTTGTGGACCTTGAGGACCAATAATGGTTGCAGTCTCTGTATCCAAAGTAACTGGATTCGAATCGGGTATAAATGTATTTTGAAAGGTAACGTTTCCTCGAAATGATGATACGGCAACATCGCCAATGTATACGGTATTGGGACCGAAAAATCCTTCCATCGCATGCATCGATTTGAAAGGAAACAGTTTTGACCCAATACTATAAGCACCGCTAACGTCGGGAACAATAGATGAACCAATTATACCTGAAAAAGTTCCGGTATCGCCTTTTTCACCAGTGGCACCTTTTTCACCGGTTGGACCGGTTGGACCGGTTGGACCTGTTGGACCCGTTCCACCAGTTGGACCCGTTTCACCGGTTGGACCAGTGCCACCAGTGCCACCCGTTGGACCCGTTGGACCCGTTCCACCCGTTCCACCCGTTGGACCCGTTCCACCGGTTGGACCCGTTGGGCCTGTGCCTCCAGTTGGACCTGTTGGACCGGTTGGACCCGTTGGACCCGTTGAACCCGTTGGACCCGTTGGACCCGTTCCACCAGTTGAGCCAGTTGGGCCCGTTGGACCCGTTGGACCCGTTCCTCCGGTTGGACCCGTTGGACCCGTGCCACCAGTTGAGCCCGTTGGGCCAGTTTTACCAGTTGAACCCGTTGGACCGGTCGGACCTGTACCACCAGTTCCCCCAGTTGGACCGGTTGGACCATTTTGATATGCCAGCGTAGTGTGTACATGAGACGGATTGCTCCCATTGAAATATATCGACGCGGAAACGGATGTAGTATTTCCACTGGGTTGAACCAAATAAAATTCAATCTGTATCGGGCACATAACTGACGGTAAAAGGGTGTACGGAACAAATGGAGACAATGTAACCAGCTGTATTTGAGTGGTTGTAGCAATGTTTGTCAACTCGTCCGCTCCGTCATACAACAATACTTTCGCATTTGAATTGGTTACGTCCAAATAGTATATTTTGGCGTACATATTGATTGGGTTGTTCATTGAATTTACTTGCGTATAGATATTGATATCCCATAATCCGGGGGTAATTACAGGTGAATTTCCAAGAACGCCTTCAATAGAAGTATACGAACCCATGTAACGTACACTATAATCAACCGGTCCAGAAAATAGATATGTCAATTTCGTTCGAATTGTGTTCGGCGAATGAGAAAGTTTACCATTAGAATCCGGAACTACGAAACTGTCGGCTGGGTAAGTGCTGTTGCTAAAAAATAAGGTCAATCCCGTCGATGCTCCAATCTCACCCCGTTCACCTCGTGGACCGGTTGGACCTAGTTCACCGGTTGAACCCGTATTTCCTGTAGAACCATATAAAAATACTTCATCTGTAATATCGCCAACGTATTTATACGCCAGGTTCGGCCCCGTATTTCCATTGTTTACTCCAACATATACATACAAGTCTCCGCCGCGTATCAATACAAACTCTCCAATATTTTCATCCGATGGAGGCGGTGATATACCATTAAAGTCGGCAAGAGAAGACCCCTCCAAATTTGCAAATATTTTGAAGCCTTTTCCGGAAGAACCAGTTGGACCGCGTTGACCGGTTGGACCATGTTCACCAGTGGAACCTGTAGACCCTCCGATACCAATACCCCTTGGACCAATGGGTCCAATTTCACCCGGAGGACCAGTTGCGCCAACGGCGTAAACACCGAGACGTGTCGTATAGTCACCCGAACTAGTCATGAATAAGAATTACTGGTTTGGATATTGATATTATAATATTAATAAACAATTTTTTTAATTGGTTATTAATTTATATTATTTGTTTGTTTTGTTTACGGTTTACTAAATTGAAGCCCATGAATAAAATATTATAAATTATATATAAATGTTTATTTACTTGGTTGTATAAATTCAACATGAATATGAATAAAAAAAAAATAGCAAGCGCTGTTGTTAGTAAATACGAGTGCAACGTGTGCATGTTTTACACAAATAAATACACTGACTATAGTCGCCACATATCCACTCAAAAACATAAAACGTTATCAACTTGCAGCGACTGTAACCACGTTGCTGAATGCAATACTTTAGTGACAGTTCGAATTACACAAAGCTACAAGTGTAAGTTTTGTGAAAAACCGTACACTGCACGTAACAGTGTGTGGTACCATGAAAAAAGGTGCCAGGAAAACTGCGGACTAGTGTCACCATGTTCTGTAACATGTGATAATTCGGCATCGGCATCAGCTTCCAGTGTTACCACCGACACTCATGCTTCGTCCTCTGAACTTTCACTTGCCCTCCAAAATAAAACAAAGGATGAAGTCATTGACCGGCTTTTAAAAGACAACGCCGAAATGATGAAACTGTTGAAGGAAATTGTGCCCCGAATCGGACCTACCACAATGATAATGAACTCCACCACGCACAACAAGTTCAATATCAACGTATTTTTGAACGAGCACTGCAAAGACGCGCTCAACATTTCGGATTTTGTAAACTCAATTAAAATTACAATGCACGACCTAAAACTCACAGAAGAACGCGGCATTGTGGAAAGCATTTCCAATGTGCTGGTTCAAGGACTCAATGATATGGACATTTGCAAACGCCCCATTCATTGCACTGACTTGAAACGAGACATTTTGTACGTGAAAGAAAACGAGCAATGGGAGCGCGATGAAACCCAGGAGCATTTGCGAAAAAGCGTCAACAATATTGCGTACAAACAAATTTTGTCCGTTGAAAACTGGAAAAACAGTCTTCCAAATTTGAACTGCGACGACTCGCTGCAACTGCAGTACAACTCCCTGCTTCAAAAAACGCTGGCCGACCCGGGCGAAAAAGATGTGAAAAAAATTGTAAAATCGGTATGTAAACAAGTCTATATCTCGGACCTTCCATCCATTTTAGAACAAAACCAAAACCAACTTCATTTATAATAACGTACAAACACAATATAAACACAACCCCGCCCGACTATTATTAATTATTATTATGAATCCGAATCCGAATCCACAGTATTTTGTATACTTGTTAGAAGCTCTTAGCAAACGGGCAACTTACGTTGGGGCCACAACCGACCCAGTACGTCGCTTGCGACAACATAACAAAGAACTTGTGGGTGGAGCGCACGCAACCGGCATGCGGGTTGCCTGCGGCGACTCGTGGAGAATGGTATGCCATATTTCTGAATTTCCAACCTGGAATGCAGCCCTTCAATTTGAATGGCGATTCAAACAGCTCACTCGAAAACTGAAAAACACGGCGGAGGGTTCAGCTTCCAAGTTGACACCGCTCGAAAGTCGAATTGCCGCATTGGACCAGCTTCTCGCGATGGATAGGCCAACCACAAAGGCTACCCCTTATGCAGAGTGGCCCAATGGTACTGGGCCTGTTGTAACTTGGTTATAACCTTTGTTTATGCGATTTATTCTGAAAATACATCGTTTCCACACGCTTGCAACGCCGGCAAATCCATGTCCGCATTCAAACTTGTGTTTTTGCTTGTGACACTCGTAAAAATAACATCCGACCCATCCGTGTTGTCTTGATTCACTTGATTCGGAGTTGTCGCCACCACCGCGTGCGGCAACAACGTCATGAGCCGTGTTTTTAGCTGGTTTGTAAAAATAATATACGGCAGTCGCTCTTCGTCTAGAAACAGCTTCCACAAAAAATGCATCTTTTTCCACGTTATAAAGTACTGGCTGTTGTTGCACGGACTGGTACTGGTCGCAATAAATCGGTTAATAATCGCGGTTTCGTCATTCAGTTTCAAGTACAAGCAGTGCGAATGCAACACGGAATCCTTGCAGTAGTGTGAATCCAAAAATGAGTCCGAATTTTTGAACCGTTTGGAGTAGTAGCATGCCACGCACATGATTTCAACTATATTGCGTTTAAATGGGGACGAGTAGTCAGACACGTTCAACGTGGACAGACCGTCGTCGTTCATGTCCAACAACCGGCATTCATTAAACGTATGTTCGTAAAACTTGTACTTGAAAACATTACTCATTCCATGCATACCAAACAGTGCGCTGCATTCTGATGACAGCTCTCTTATAAAAAGTTTTGCTTTGGAAGTGATAAAATACAAGTTCACATTCTTTTTATAATAAATGTCGCCTAAAATAATGAGGAAGTGTTTTGCTGCATCACGACTCTTAAACACACTGGGCGTAAACAGTGACAATACTTTTTGAATCGTGTGTGATTCGGGAACGGAATTTAATAGTTCCTTTTCTTCCTTAATGCGCTTGATAATCTGATTTTTAATTCGATACTTCCAAGGCTTCAAATTTTCATACTCGTTCAAAGCTAAAAGCGTTACCTGCGCAATTTCATCTTCTTCAATTAACTCATACTTCATGGTGTTTCGATTGTAAGCAAAAAACAATTCAATGGCTGAATTATAATAGTACTTGCTTGTGTCGTCCGACAAAAACTGTTCAATAAAGTCGTCGGCGGTAGTAGAAAGCGCGTTTTTACGGTCCGACCGTTCCTGCAGCGTCACTTCGTAATTGGACAACGCCGTTGGAATTTGTAACACGAGCGAAGCGAGTTTGGATAATAGCGTATCATTCCCCGCGTACTTTGAAACTGCGTCATCAATGCTTTTGTGCAAACGTTCAACATCAAATCCAAATCCGGTTCCAGAAAAAGGAACGCATTGTTCTGTTGGATTTGGGACATTTTGGGTATTTTGGGTTGACTCCTCCGTATCCGCATCCATTCTCTATGCTATATACAAATATACAACTACTAGATTGAATTGTTTAAATAATATAAACAATTCAATATTCATTCAGGCGATTCATTTTTCGCGGGTTGCGCTACTCTTGTAATAAAAGCGCGCCCGATATCGTCCATCCAATCCCTTTCATGTCGGTCGCGTTCATTGTTGCGATGTACAGCACTTCTAATAATATACGACGGTATTCCAGCAGTTTCAAACTGGTAAAGCAAGGAATGCATGTCTTTGGGGAAACACGTTCCGCCGAACCCGAAATGGCCGTCAGGGCCTGGAACCACTGTGTGACTGCTACCAATACGTTCGTCTTGGGTTGCAACCCTACGAACGGTTTCATAGTCAATACTATTCTTTTTACAAAACTCATGTATTTCATTGGAATACGACACTTTGATGGCCAGAAATGTATTCCGGTAATACTTAATCATTTCCGCTTCCTTGTTTGAAACAAAGGTCAGGTTATTAAATTGAATTGCTCCTTCGTCCCGCGCGTCGCTGATAAGCGCCGTCATTTTCTCCATAAAATCGATATTATCTCGGTCTCGGTCAGAATCCATATTTTTCATGCCAACTATCCAGTTTCTGCATTGGTACACGTCATTTGCCCAGTTTTTTTCAGTTAAGAATTCGGGCATGAAATAACAGTCCAGTTCATCACACGTTCCAACCACGACAGTTGAACGAATCACAATATGAGCACGTATGTTAAGCGCTCGTACATTTTTTACGACCGATGTAACCAGTTCGAGGTGACATGACCCATCTGGGTTTGATGGAGTTGGTACTGCCACGAAAATAATATGGCAGTCATTTAAATCTGCCAACTTTATATTTGGAGGGTAACATTTATCTGGGTCAACGTCGTATATTTTCACCGTGTGAGTTTTCGAAGTAAGCAGCTGAGTCGCCTTTCCAACAAATCCATTTCCAATAATTCCAAACTTAAATGTCATAACTATAACTACAAAATATACAAATTATATTCATATGTTAGTAATAGCTATTTATTATGTTTTTTTCAAGAGATATAAATTTAAATTTTTAAGGCAATATAGTAGACAGTGCAGTTTGTACATCTTCAGGCAACGTTTCTGGGTATGCCACGTGAAAACAAATGTGCAAACACCCGGATTCACACGTGGCGACGGCGGCGTTATTTCGCACCCTTTCAAATCCCAAACCTTTGATTGTCTTGATACTTTCAGGTTGAATCACGCTTCCGACATTTTTGTTCACAATTTGATACGTTTTTCCGTTCAAGTGCGTGAACTCAAACTGAAACCCGCAAAGCGACTCCTTTAGCGAAATTGTTTTATGGTAAATTAAGTCAAGCTGCGTTTTCCCCGAACTGGATAACTTTGTAGTATCGGTATCAACCGTTGTAAATACGGAATGCGATGCCAAACGTACGGTGAGATTCAAGTTTCCCGAAACACCATCCGCATTTGTGTTTCCAATATTGGGCAATACAATCACTTCCCCATGGTAGGTTCCTTTGGGAATCGCGACTCGCGTAGTAGCTTGAACCACGTTACTGAATACATCTGTTTCTGAAACAATTTTTTCGTACTCAAGCATGACTTCAATCCCCGTAAACGCCTGTTCCAATGTGATAATAACGGACGTTTCAATGGGTTCCGGCGCCGGACTAGGTGACTTTGATGGTTTTGACTGTGGCGGTGGTTGGGGTGATTGCGGTGGTGGTTGCGAATGTTGAACATGCATCATAAACGGATTGAACCCACCGCCAAACAATTCGGCAGGGTGACCGCTTTGGTGAATAATATGAATTTCTCCTCCGAATCCACCGCCGCCCATCCCTCCCATTCCCCCCATTCCATTTAAAGTGTGAAACAAACCGCCCAAACCGCCTAAACCGCCCAGTCCGCCCAGTCCACCGCCTTCCCCGGGATTTTTTCCAAAAAACATATTGAATATTTCATGCGGGTTGATTTCAGCGGAATACATTCGGGTGCCTCCACCACCACCGCCAAACCCGCCACCCAATTTTCCAAATTTCAGTTCCATATCGTATTGTTGACGCCGCGCAGGATCGGATAAAACGGAATACGCCTCTGCTAGTTTTTGAAACATTTGCGTTGACTCGGGCGACTTGTTTTTATCGGGATGATGAATAAATGAAAGTTTACGATACGCTTTTTTAATTTCATCAACATTTGCATTTTGAGGAACTCCAAGAATATCGTAAAAATTAGGAGTCGACATCTTTTGATACTGTCTGTATATGTATGTATGTTAAAATGCTTAAATACTTTAACTGGTACAATTTAATAATGCAAAATGCAACACTCATTCATTGTGAAATACCAGCCGCTTCAAATTGCGCACTTTGAACAACTGCCGCCAGGTTTAAAACAAATTATTACGTCCTTAATTTCAATCGATAACCTGAACATACTCATCAACGGACCGTCCGGAGTAGGTAAAACTGCAATTATAAACGCGATTGTCAAACAATATTACGGGAATGCATCTGCCAAAACATGTGAAGACAACGTGCTGATACTGAACTCGTTAAAAGAACAAGGTATTCAGTACTACCGAAACGATTTGAGGATATTCAGTCAAACCAGCAGCACGATAAACGGTCGGCGTAAAATCATCATTTTAGATGACATTGACACCATTAATGACCAGAGCCAACAAGTGTTTCGAAACTACATCGATAAGTACCGTCGAAACGTGCACTTCATAATGGCGTGTACAAACATACAAAAGGTTATCAACAGTTTACAGTCCCGTACCATCATTATTGAAATTCCGAGTCCCACTACAAAAACGCTGTTTCAAATAGCAACCCGCATTATTTCAAACGAGCCGTCAATTCAAAAAAACATCATTCGGTGCTGCAACAATGAATTATGCCCACTGTCCCATTTGCCACCGTCACAACCGTCACAACCAACTGCAGATGAGTTGAATTTAAATTTGGACTTGACATGTCCATTAGAGTACATTATATCCCTTTCAAACAACACCATTCGCACGCTAATCAATTACCTTGAAAAACTATACATTTTCGATGAACCGTTCACAATCGAAGTTGCGAAAAACATGTATACCAACATATCATTTGCAGAACTTGAACGTTACACGCTCCATATTTCTAAAGGAGAATTGTCCGAAGCAATTCGCGTGGTTTATGCACTGTACGACCACGGTTACTCTGTGATTGACATTATAGAAACGTATTTTACGTTTTTAAAAACCACGCAACAAATTACGGAGAAACAAAAATATAAACTCGTGTCGCTGCTCTGCAAATACATCACCGTATTTCACAACATTCATGAAGACGAGATTGAATTGGCGCTTTTTACAAACAATGCAATTCGAGAGATTGTGTCAAGTGAATAATGACTTTAACCCGAGTGTGCCGGCTTGTACTCCACATAATACACTTTGGACGAAATAGATTGCTCATATTTTACAGTGGACACAACCTTCAAGTTCGCGTGTTTTGAAATGTGTCGAATCACTTGTATGAACTGTGTAAAAGCGGAAGGACCGGTCATTGACCGTTCCGCATAAAACGCGTGCGCTGGTCGATAGTACTGCGTCGCAACCGTGTCCATAAATGGGCGAATCGCGTTCATGTAAATTCCGCGCTTAAATGCAAATACATCCACCATATAAAATGCAGACGCGTATTCTTCGTCTGTTTCCATTGTCTCTCCTATTTTGGGGTTGGGGGTTACCTTTGCGTTTGAACCGATTCTGGTAACACAGCCCGCTTTTAAAATATGCATAATTTTTGGGCTTTCAATTGGAGGGCCACAAATGGTTTCAATAAATACATAAAAAAAATCCAACGGAATTTGTTTTTTAAATATGCTTACTGAGCGTATTGCCGGAATCGGTAGTAGTTTTCTTTTTTTTATAATAAATGGGTTTCCTATGTCATCATCTTGGCATTGGACTTGGTTATCAATGCTCATTGTACTCTACTATTATTAGTATTTGATAAATATTTAATATATGTTTCAATGAAATATAAATAAAATAAAAAAAAAAAGATAAGAACTCAATTGCGTGTTTAATAAAAGTTATCAGCTGTTCGCCCAATGCACATCGAATACAAGATTCGATTTTGGAAATACGAAAGTGCAAACGATAGCATCAGTCCAACGCTGTACAAGTAGTACTGCGATGACCCAGTGTTTTTAACAGCATTGTACAACATCGTAACAATTACAAATATCATGTATACAAAAAAGATTACTGCAATGTAGTAAAAAAACAAACAGTACTTTCTGTCTAAAGGTCCAAAAATTGAATCCATTTTGAAAACGTTTGGTTGGTTGGTGGTTTGTATAATACAAGATAACAAAAAATAAATATCAAAAATATTTCTAAATAAACAAATAAATAAATAAAATAAATAAAATTATATCATTCGCTCATCGTCGCGTTTGTTTTGTTGTCGGAATAATAAAAGTTTTGAATACATAATAGATTAGGTACGCAATTACCGCCAAAAATAAAAGCATCATAATGGTGTAGAAGTGATATAACACATCCATAGTAAAATGATATCAAACTCGTTATTTAATTATACGTTTGATAGTATTTATATTTTTTGAAAAGTATGATTGGTTTTTGATAGATTTTGTTATAGTATATTTATGCTTATATAGTTTTATTATAATTAACAATACAATACAAATCGATATTACATCTATTATGTTAGGACATTTCATAGCATATAATATGTCATCAATTTGATGTAAATATCTATTGTCAAATACGTAATGGTAACATTTTTCAAGATTATATTTTGTTAATATATGATTTGCAACTATTTTACCACTTTCGGTTGCGGCTTCCATAGACCATATCCTTAAAGACGTATTTGTATGTGCTCCACCAATATACATATTGGTATATTCTGTTTTTTGATCCATTAAATATTTGTCATTAAAAATATTATTAACCCATTTTTTATTATCAATATTCTCTAGTTTTCCATCTATATATTTAAATTCTCTGAATATTTCTTTATATGTTATATCATCAGGGGTAAGATAAAAATTATTATGTTTATAAATATAATCATTAAAGCTTTTTGAAATGAATATTTCATGTATTATCTCATCCATTAATTCTTCTCGAGACAATTCAATTCCAGATTTATTAAATCTATTAATTATATTTGTGCTATCTACAACGGTTCCGCTCCACAAACTCAATATTTTTTTATTATTATCTAATTTAACATCTTCATCCCAAGAATAATCTACTGGTATTATTGTTATATTTAATTCAGAATCTAAAAATGTGATACACGTGTTTTGTTTTCGTTGTTTAATTTTTTTATTGAAACCTAATCGAAAACTTATTTGGTTATTTACGCTTTTATTTATTACCTTTTCATTTTTATTTAATAACTGGGTCATGTTGCTGTTAATTAATATATCTTGTAGATTGAATGGATTTATGGAAATTACGTATTCATCACCATATACATTAATCACGTCTCCGTTAATATTTATAGTTATTGAATTTATTTTATCGTTTTCTTTATTAATCTTTAGTAACGATGAATTCATATATAAATAAAAATTACTATATTCTGTTAAATATTTTTTCCAAGGTAAAAACCACGCTTCATTTGTAGGACGTGTCGTAACGCGCCACGTAGTATATTTATCCAAATGTGAATTTAACATTATATTTGAAACCGTATTTACGTATATTTTTTTACTCACGGTGTGTCTATCTAATCCAAAACCAGGACCGACTGAATGATTAACAATAACATCATAGGTGTTTTGATTATATTTTGTTTTAATGTAATCTTTTAATAGTATATTACTTTCTTCTTCTCTACGACGATTCGAACAAATATACTTCAAAATATCATAATGTCCTTTCATACCTTCTATTGTTTCTAATTCTCCTGAATAAATATATTTTTCATCATTTTTGAATGTTACAAAGTTAATTCCTTCATGTGTTAAATTATTTATAACACATGGTTTTTCTTGATTTTTTAATAACGGATGTAATGGTTTGTGTGTGTTATAAATAGGAATTTGAGTTGCGATATCAAAAAAATTATTATAAAATGAACCGTACGCACGCCAAGAATATTCTTCCATAATTCCGTCTTTATTTCGGGTTGCTTTTGCCATTCCACCTAAATCTGAGGTTCTTTCGAATAAATGAACCTCAAAACCTTTTTTTAATAATTCATGTGCTGTAGTTAATCCAGCTATACCGCCTCCGACAATAATAATTTTTGTCATAGTTATATTATATATACACTATTATATTACTCAGTGTGCAAAACATTGAATCGTCGTTGGCATCACATTGTACCATTGACCCAAAATGCCCGAAAATACCGGACCCTAAAATACCACCATTGTTGTTTGAATTCGCATTTTGTTTGGACGAACCAATTCGTTTCTTTGCCATTTTTTACGTATACTGTATTTATATTTTATTTATAAGGTATTCAAATAAAATAATCAATAATCCGGAATCAGAAATCAAGCACTGCATGATGACCCTGAACATTTCGTGTGTTTTTTCGCATTTGCACCAGTCGGCTTAGAATTTGCATACCCTTCCAACGCACCGTAGCTTCCAAATATCATCGATGATGCCAGAATAACAATCAAAAGTACAAACAGAAACCACGTACCTTTCAACATTTTATTATGATAAAAAATGTAAATGAAAATGAAAATCGAAATAAATATCTCTTAATAAATATATCTTATACTTTATTTTTATTTTCGAATTCGAATTTTATTTGTTGGATTTTATTTTCGAATTTTATTTGTTGGATTTTATTTGTTAGATGACAGTGCTTAAGACCGACCCGGTTGCGTTAACCAGTTCAGAAAAACTGGAACTTTCAAAAAATATGAACTCATTTATGGATAGAATGCGCACTACCGCAACGTTGTTTGCATTTGCGTTTGTTATCATTGTCTTTTTTATTACAGGACCGTTTCGGCCGCAGTCCAGCATATACTTACTGCTGATTCGGTTTGCGGCGGCGGCATTATTAGCTTACGCAGTCTATACCAACGTGCAGACAATTACCGGCCTGTACGGTATAAAAGGCATTTTTTCATTTAACTCCATGCACGACATCCGTGTCAACTTTTACTTGTGTATTGTTTTTACAATTTTAATGCTAGTGCTTGCAGGACTTTTGATTTATAAACACGGCAATGGTGGTAGTAACTGACGACGTGTTTTATTTCTTATTTTGATTTTGATTTTCTTGCTGTTTTAATTTTGTATTTTTGCATTTTTTATAATTTATAAATTATAAATTATATATTATATTAAGACAAAGACAAATAAACCCAACCAGCAAAATGGAAATACGCATCTTTGGAATGACCGTTCGGTTAGAAATTATCATCATCGCACTAATTGTGGGAATGATAATGGGCGGTCACTTGTTATGTGCATGTGCAAAAGTTCCGCTCTCAGAAGCGTTTTTACCCGGCTTGAACATCCCAGGATTGGATAGTGTGGAACCTATGGAGGGTGCAAAGGCTCCGGTCGCCGATGCCGATGCCAATGCATCAGAACCAGAACCAGCGCCTAGCGTAGTTCCATCAAAGGCCACTGCTGCAGCTACCTCAAAAAACGGCGCTGAAAAAATAAGTGCCGAAACAATCAACAGCTTGACAAATTTGTTGCCTCAGGCTTTGAACGGCTTTCAGAACATTCTTTCAGGAGTGACTCCACCTCCTAAAGATGCTTTTACCGACTATTCAGAATATAAAGGCGGTGAAAACAACTCCGATATTGCGAGCAGCTGGATTAATAAGGCAGGAGCTTATTCTAAAAATTTAGGATACCAACAAACCGCACAAAAGTCAAATGCATACACCGGAACACAAGTTCCGCTTCCGGACGGAGAGATGTTTTTTTTCCAGAACAACCAGTTTAAACCCGAGTGCTGTCCGTCTCCTTATAGCGCATCGACTGGTTGCGCTTGTATGAGCAGCGAACAAGTTGCTTACCTGAACTCGCGCGGTGGTAACCGTAGCAGCGACAGCGAATTTTAATTATTTTTTGTTTCATTTGTTTTCGTTTTATTGTATTGTAACTGTACATAAAACGAAAAATGTCTGAACCTGAACCATCTCAACAAAAAATAATTATAATTAACATAAACAAAAAGTTGGCTCCAGCAACTGCAACCGAAGCAAATTCGTTATCGGAGACGTGTCACAGTCATCGAGAACAAGTTTTAATCATAAACCAGCTGTTTTTAGACAGTCCGCATCCGCTACACCCGTTGTACAAGTCGCTCCTTTTAAAAAAATACGCAGGATATAAACAGCAAGATATAGCCAACACCATTTATGACCCGAATTGGTTCATAACATTTGACGAATTACTTGAAGTGCTGGTTTCTTCAAAACTTATATGTTACTACTGTCGAAAAGCGTGTTTTGTTCACTACATCGAATCGCTTTGCCAAGAACAGTGGACGCTTGAACGTCTTTCAAATGACCACGGCCACAACCGAAACAACGTAGTAGTCGCATGTTTAAAATGTAACCTGGACCGCGGTACAAAGTCCAGTGCAAAGTTCAAACTTGGGAAACAGCTGCGGTTCATAAAAGTGTAAACACAAAAAACATGCATAAACATATTAAACATAACTTTCTTTATATAGTTATACATAGTTATACTGTTTCTGTTTTTCGGGTTATAGATTACATGATGCATTCTGAGCCTAAATCAACGACAAGCGAAAGTGGAAGCGGTGGAAATGGAAATAATGAGTGCATTGAACTTAAGAATTTGAAATACAAAAGCATGATGCTGAAAAACAACCAAAAACGCGGAGACGCCGCAATGCAACTTCTTCACAATACTTCTGCGACCGACAGCGCTTCAAACGTTGAAAAGTACTTGGACCATGAACGCATGCATAAAACAAATGAGCTTTGGGGAAAGCTCGATAAAACGGTGAAACTTTCAAAATTGAACGTGTTTGCTGAAAAATATGTCAAAGAAAATAATTTGAATGAATCTGAAATTGGAACGCTGGTTTCATATTTGACAACATGCATTGACCACAAAAAAATTGTCAAAACCAAAGATGTGGTATACGACAAAAACGCTGGTATAATCGTGTCTATTCCAATATTAACGCACATCGTCGCCGTCGCACAACAACACCCTTCCGTTAAATTCACACTTCGCCGATGTGAAAAACGGCCGTCTACATTGAAGTCGCTATCTCATGGTCACGGTCATCATTCCAAACCATCCATTCCAATGACGACAATGACGCCTGGATTTAACATTGATAAATGATATTTATATTTTTATATTATTCAACTTTCAACTTTTGAAAGTTGAATAATGATACAGCAACATAACATAAATAAATTAAAAAAAAACAAAAAAATATAATAACAATAATATCAAAGATATAAAAATGCATGATATACCGAAACACATTTTTATCATATCGGCACTCGTATACGTTGTAATAAACCTATTAGAAAACACGATTCACTATAACATTGGAAGAAACTTTAACATTAAAAACTTTCATGACATCGTCTACGTACCGCCGTCATCACTTGATTTTGTACGTATTGTTTCGGTAATGGCGGTCTTTGCAATATTACAAGGCATATTCACTGTTATGATTTCAAATCGCTTTGCTTAATTTGCTTAAACTATTAAACTCTTAAACTAAACCTAAACCCTCATCGTTCGCGTAGTTATTATCATCATTATCATCGGTTGCATCAAATGGTATGGTTCCGACAGATACCCGTGTTTCAGTTGCAAGTTTCAACTTGGTACCGCACTGCGTTGTCTCGGCAATCGGTTTATACCCGCGATACTTCATAAACAGTCGTGCGTACATTTCACCCTTGTTCATCAATGCCAAAATATTATCCGATTTTAGCGCGTCAATCCACCGCATAAAATCTGTACCCGAGTTGTCCGTAATGCAAACCACTTCATTCGGAATTTGTTGATACGATTGTTCGTTCAGCGCATACATGGTTACTTGCTTATAAATACTGGTAAAAAAATCAAACACTGACGTGCTGTCCGTAACCGGATTTACGTAATGCTCAAATATGTTTCGCATTCCGAGCACTTCATCCAGCGCACATTTCTCGTTTTCAATGCACTCGTTTACTGGATAGTTACAAATGAGTCCACCGTCCACGTAGCACGACTTGGTTTCGCTGTCGATGCACGGCGCAAACAATATTGGGCACGCCGAACTCATGTATACCGCATCAGTTACCTTCAGGTCCGGGTGTGTTTTGTATGATAAGTCCGTTTTTGTCATGGAATTGAGTTCCAAACAAAAAAAATGAATGTCGATTTTACTGTATTCAAACAACTCTTTCATGGTTGTATCTCGCGACAGCCCACGTCCCTCTAATAAGGGATGAATTGTTTTTTCAAATATTGACTTTTTGAAAATGCCTTTTTGATTGTATAAATTCAATATCAAGTCGCTTTTATTGTACGCGTACAGCTTGTTCCATGGGCGGCGAATATAATATGTTAGAAGCGTTTCCCAGTCGTATTTCAGCGCAAGAGATGTCGCTGCAATGCTTCCAATCGATGTTCCGTAAATTGACTTGATGTTTGAAATGTCCCAAAACCCGTTTTCTTGAAGAAATTTTAATGCGCCAAGCGTCATGAATCCTGTCGTGCCACCGCCGCCTATCACAATGTGCTTGATAATCGAGTTCACATTGACTGTGTCGGGAGCAGGTGTATGACTATGCTGTGTTTTGCTCATATGGTATGATATGATATATATATTATATTCACTTCAATAAATTTATGTTTAATAACTAACTAACATTAATTTATTCATTTATTATTTTAACGTCCAGTTGACCCAAACCCTCCGCATCCTCGCTCCGTGATACCGCTCAGTTCACTCTCGTTATCCACAATTTCAACACGGAACGGTTGCAAGTCTCCAGCACAAATTTGAAACAGTCTATCATACTGTTTACAATCACGTTTTAAAACCGTTTTCCAGTCGTTTGAAGTATCGTGCTTGTCAACTACGGCCATAATCTCTCCGCGGTAACCAGAATCAATGATTCCGACCGAATTTGCCAGACGCATTGACGTTTTCACAATCGATGACCGGGAATACAAGTAGTAACCAGAATACATCATTAACACTTGAATTGGTGGAAGATGCTGGTAGGTTTCTGAAAATGGTTGACCATTATTTTCACGAATATAGTTGGTTGCATTTTTATACTTTAAATCAACACTATAAACAAAATTGTCAGTGTCGGGCAAAGCAATCTTTTCATAAATTTTCATATCGTACTTCATGACATGTTGGTCCACCTCTGATTCAGGTACATCCTTATGAATACATATATACAGTGATTTATAGTAACTTATATCATGTACAAATGCGCACTTAATACTCAGCGGCAACTTGAAAGTGGTTTCGCTTAAACGGTTGCTCAAATACGACACATCATCTTCCCAGTAATTGCACGGAATGAATAAATCAAACCCAGAATCAGGATACATGGACGTTTCCAGTTTTTTATTATGTGTTACGCTAAGTTCTTTGTATTTTGCTAGAAGCTCGGGATTTCCAGGTTTCACATACACTTTCAATACAAGCATGCCATGACCTATAATTTTAGGTAATGATGAGGTTGATGCCATTTATGTAATTTTAATATTGATAATAACTGAATATTTCAGAAAGTTTATATCATTTTTTGAAATACATCAAATTTAAATAATAGAAATAAATAGAAATAAGTAAAAATAAGTAAAAATAAAAGATATACGTGTAAAAATGAACATTCTTATTATTCGAAAAAACCTGCCTTTTTTTGCAGTGCTACTTTATTTAATACTCTTCTTTGCAATCCAGCAGTCCAAACCGGGCTTTTTGTACAACTCTGACGGCAGTTTACGAGAATTTGGAATTGGATTCAAGCGAAAAACAGTTATTCCAATATGGGTGCTTTCCATTGTTTTAGCCATTATTTCCTATGTAACCGTCATGTACATTGTAACCCCTACCCCTCGATTTCAATAAAAAATATAAAAAAAAAATAAAAAAAAAATATATCAAATTAAGTTATATATACTTTTTTCTTTCCTTCTTCTTTCCTTTAAATGTCGTGTTCTTCTTCGCAGTCGTCTTTACAACATTCACAATATGGTGGATGGAAACGACGTCATACAACTATATGTCGTAAGGGCGCGCGTCGTTGTTATAACGACAACTGCGTTCGTAAATCAAAACGCATGTATAAAACAAGCATGAAAAAGTGTCGCAAGGGGTCTCATAAGTGCAGAGACAATCGATGCCATAAATTGAAAACGGTTCCGTCTCGACGATTACGATATTTGAATTCAAATACATACACAACTTTTTAAATGATGTATATAAAATTGTATTTTGCCATAATTCGTTTCACTTTAAGCGGGGTTTCGTAGTTGTTGGGTCGGGTTTGGGTTTGAGGCTTTGAATCCAGGTTCAAACTCGTGTTCAAATGGTCCTTCATTTCAGAACACGGCTCAGTTGAAAAGATGGAATACGCTTTTTCAAACAGGTTCATCATTGCTGTAGACACTTGTTTATTATGCGCGTCTACAACCCATTCATAAAATCCTGCATCAAAATTTGCATCACACGTAGACTCGTTATGCTCGGTATATTCAACGTAACTGTTTACGAGGCTAGTCAAATAAAACTTGACACGTGCTTCGTCTCTATTGCATTCATATCCGTTTCCGTACGTATAGTCAGTACCAGATAAAACACACGCCATTCGAAATCCTTGCATTGAAATCCCGAGCCCATTCAAAATAGTATTTAATGTGTATTCCGTTCCCGTACCGTGCCAAATGTTCACATCTCTTAATACCACCGGGCACCCATATAGAAACAGGTCCATATCGTCACTCATGCACGCATGCGCAATTCCCGATTTTACAAGATATGCGCAAACCATGTCTGACTCCGTATCGCATTCAATATACTGAATACCATATTCCCGCATGAGCCGTTTCAAATCGCTCACTTCCGAACCGGTTACTCGTAGAAACCGTCGTTTTAATGACCGCATCCTTTTTTGAACCACTTCGTCTGTGTCTTCATCTGACCTTGTCGTACTCGCTTGCACAATCGGCGAACGCTCTTCTTGCAACAACTCGTCTTGCAATTCATAATACTTTTGCATCGCATTTTGTCGAACGGCTTCTCGCGCATTCAACGTTCCCCGTTTTTCTTCTGGCGCGCATCCGTCAAATACAAAGATTGGCGTTACATTCAAATACTTGAATTGCGCCATCATAAAATACATGCTCTCCATCAACGAATTCGACACTAAATATTTGTGCATATAAATGCTTGTATCAATTGCAATTGTTTTTCCAGCATAACTCGATAACGCGACATACTTTAACGCGTTCGGCGCTTTTTTTTTAATCAACGTATTCAAATACTTTACTCCCATTTCAACGTTTACGTGCTGTCGTTGTTTCTTTATTTCTTACTTACATCTATGATAGCTATATGATATGAGTCAATTTTTATGTTATTTTTTTTTATTTTTTTTATTTTTTATTGCCACAACGTCATTCGAGCCGTTGTTGCAGCTGTATCTATTGTAATAGAAACCGCTTTAATCGCTTGTTCTAAATCGGCATTTTCTTTCAGTATCATTTCAATAAATATAAGCAGCGCAGCCGTCCCACTGCGACCACTGTTTGCGCATATCAAGCTGGCGTGATTTGTGTCCTTGCACCACTGCACAAACAAATCCGCTTCAAATAGAATCAATCCGGTCAATATGTAATACGCAAACACGTTCGTATCCTCGTCGTACAGTTTTGAAACGAGAGATTTACTGTCTGAGTCTGAATATGTCGACAAAAGTTGTTGAATACTGAGTCCCATATGTTTTAACACACGCTGTGCTTGGTATAATGAAAACGCGCGTTCTGCATTCAAGCATCGTCGTACTGCCGTTTGGTACGACCTGTAACTTCCAGAACTACCGTATATGTCGTAGTAACAGTAAAATGCCACATTCAACAGCCGGGCCCACGTTTCCACATAGGTTTCACTCAGTATAATGGGGTGGCGTATTCCCGGAAACACTTTATCAACTGATACATCTCCCGCGCCGTGACCGAAATCAAGGTCCAAGTTGTGCATAGTTTCGTGCAAAAGCACCTTGAAAAATTCTTCATGTCGATAAATCACAATTTCAGTATGCGTCTTTCCACCATTTTTTGAGAGATTTGCAGTACACGATGTAGTAAATCCAGTATTTGAATGCGTCGGGCCGAGTACAGTGGATGACTTAGCAGGAAATTCTTTTTTGAACGGTGTCATATACAAGTACACGTTTAGTTCTTTTGAACACTCGCAGTCACGGTTACGCACATACGGTGCTATCAAATGAAACCATGCAAATATTTTGTACACGTACGCGCGGTATCGTTTCAACCACCGCATATTCACCCCTTGAGTTTGGTCATTCATGCTTTCGTCTTTTATGATTTCACCCATGTGGTGCTGATAGTGCACAATATGTACGTGTATCGTGCGACCGCCTATACCAGCAAGAGGGCTGCTATATTTTAACCAGTGTGTCGCATTTTTGGTATCCAGCATAAATTCCATAATGTGGTTCGGCAAAAATCCGAGACGGTCGTATCCGTTTTTGAAACATTCCGGTTCTGGCAACTCGGCAACTTTGATTTCCGGCATTGTCATTTTCATAAACGCACTAGTAGACCGTTTCAACACTGCGTCGGCTTTTTGAAGCTGTTTGAACCATCGCATATAAACCGACTCCGTATATGCAGCTGGCGTATGCGTGTGAAATGGTTTTAATTTGATAAACCGCGTTTGCTTTATTTCGTCCATTTTTTTATTAGTTATATATAGTTATATATATTATATATGTTATATAAATATATATTTTATTATGCGTATAACTATTTCATTTCCAGTTTGGTGCGCACTTGAAGAAGAGGTTTAAACAGTACTGGCCGTTCCCCCCGTTGGAAATGGTAAATGCGCGCATTCAACGTTCCAAGCAATATGTTTCGCAGTTCTGTGCTTTGTCGAAACTTGGCTTCAATCGCGCTGGACAGAGCTTGCTCGCCCCGACCGCTAGAGAAAAAATCGCGGTCCACCGTGACAGCTTTGGGACGGTACAGTTTGCCTTTAAAAATACCGCTTTCGCTACCCGCAGCTTTTGCGAGTTCTGGACTCTTTGAAATGTCCGACTTGGAATCCATCGCAAACTGCAAATAAAAATCGTGGTTGTGCTTTTTGAATTTGCAACCCTGGTAGTAATGCTCCACGCTGAACCATGTTCGTCCATCCAGCACAAACGGAGACTCTGCCATATTTGTCAGCGAACGACGCCAGTGTGCGTACTGCGACAGCGGAAGAAACAAGTGTTCCATTCCAGAGGGAACGTACTCACTTGCTCCATGCCCTGGCTTGTCATTTGCTGACCGATTGTATATTTGAAACACTGGCACGTCTCGCTGCCGTTTGCCTTCTTGGGCATCTTGGGTGTCTTGGCCGGTTTGTTGCGTTTTCGGGTAGATTTCAAGAATGCGCTTGAACTGCGGTAAAAATGCAAACTCTGTATCCGGATTTTCAATGCACTTGGTAACGATTTGCGTCCGAATGTCGTACGGCAGCTCCGCGAAAGAGAACGACCCCTTGCTGCGGTATTTGATGAGACGATACACGCCGCGTTCGTCTACCGATACCACTATAAAAATTGCGGGTCGGTAACTGGAATCTGCAGGAATCATACCGAGCCCGGGCGCGTCATCGGCTCTATCACCACATATCACCACATTATCCAAATCACCGTCATTGAACCGCTGTTCCGACATGCGGACAATCGATACGTTGTATGCACGCTCAAGCGCACGCAGTATCCACGGGTCGGGCGTAAATGTTCGCGTCGTTAACAACGTTTTGAAATTTTCAAACTTGCTTTCGGTTTGTCGCATGTATCCGTATCGCTGCATCACTACCTCTTTCAAAAAATCAACGCGTGCTTTTTTCTCTTGAATAGCTGCCGATATTTCTTTCAGTTCGGTTTTTACTTGCAAGACTTCCGTCGCTGATAAGTGCTTCCCTTGTATGCGTTCTTTTAACGCTTCACCTTGCTTGTTTTTCTCCTTCAACTGTTCGGACGCTTGTTTGTACAGCGCCACATACTTGTTGTAATACTTCATGTAGTCCTGAAATAGTTCCTTCGTGGCCATATTAGCAACTTTGACCCGCATTTGGTCCACGGTAAGCGTGGTATTGCCTTGACTCAGTAATCCATCCCGAACACATGCAAACAATGAGTCGTTTCCGCCTTCGTTATCTTCCAATCCAAAGTGTCGGTTCTTCATATACTCTTGTATCCATTCGGTGTGGGTCCCACTAGAAGCCGCGGACGATACGTACTCGGCTCGTTCCTTATCTGCCAGCGCTTTGGTTTGTGTTGGCAAGATTACGTCACGAACGGTGGGTTCCACGTCGGGACCAGTACCGATACCCTTATCGGCTTCATCGGAGCCGGTGTCGTCTGACTCGGAGTCCACGTTTTCAATGGAGTCAACTTGAACCACTGGTCGAAGCGCTGACAACGGTGTTACAGCGCCAACGTTACCTGCCAGCATGGTTATTTTTGTGGGAGTTTCTGCGTTTGCGTTTGTGTTCGCATTTGATTTTGCAAGGGATACCCGTTTCTCTCGTTTTTTCGCTTTTTGTTCTTGCGCATGTTTCAAAATGTCCACCGAGTTTAAATTGGCACGTTGTAACATATCTACTGTGATGTATGGGAAAATCAGCGGTCGAAAGGGTTTGGATACGATGTCCAATTCTAAATGCTCATCCAAATACGACGAATTGTCAGACTTGAAGTACTCGATGACTCCGATTTTTCGAAGTACTGCGTGACTGTACTTGTGTACCAGATACACGGGATAGTACACCACTTCATATGGCGCGTCTTCAAAGTCGCGCTTAACTTTGCCAAACGCAATTGTAACAACCGTTCCCTTTATTTCGGTTTCATACGCTTCGCTCTTATAACCCACGTCATCACTTTCCAGTCGAGCCAATTCAGTGTACGCCAACGTTTCGCATCCCGGTAGTCTTGAAAACACCATTTTTTATTGTATAAATTAAATTAAAACAATTGTAATATGTAATAGTTTAATATTTTATATTAATATTTAAATACAAAATACGTGTATCATTATTTTCGTTGAAGACTCAATAATATATCATGATGAGAATACTAATCTACGGTGCAAATGGATGGATTGGGTCGCAATTTCGAGAGATTTGTGATAGAGCCAACCGCGGAGGAGCAAACATTGAGTATCGCGCATCCAGTGTACGCAACGTGTCCCTTTCCACTCAGGGAATAGTAATTGACGAACTCGCAGAGTACCGTCCGTCACATGTGGTATCGTTCCTGGGGCGCACTCACGGAACCATTGATGACAAAGTGTTTTCCACCATTGACTATTTGGAACAGGATGGTAAACTTTCGGAAAATTTGAGAGATAACTTGGTGGCCCCGCTTGTGTTATCCTACCTTTGCAAGTACGCAAATATACATTTTACGTACTTGGGAACGGGCTGCATTTTTCATTATAAGGATGAAGACATTCAACGCATGTTGCAGTACGACGATGACCATGTTTCTGATTCTGATTCTGATGCTGAGCCGGTTGAAGCGTGCTACAAATTCAAAGAAACCGATGCTCCTAATTTTTTCGGCTCCAGTTACTCGATTGTAAAGGGGCTAACCGATATGATAATGCAAGAACGCAACTGCATTTGCGAAAACGTGCTGAATTTACGCATTCGAATGCCGATTGTAAACCGCGACCATCCGCGCAACTTTATCACGAAAATAACGGGATATTCAAAAGTATGCTCGTTACCCAACTCCATGACGGTGTTGGACGAGTTTTTGCCCTACGCGCTCGTGCTCATGCAGTGCCGGCATGTTGGCACCCTGAACTTTGTGAATCCGGGCGTAATATCGCATAATGAAATCCTTGCGCTCTACCGGCAACATGTAAACCCCGACTTTGAATGGTGCAATTTCACAGTTGAAGAACAAAATCAAATTCTCGCTTCTAAACGGTCCAATAATTATTTGGACAACACGAAACTGCTATCGCTGTTTCCTGGAGCACGACACATTCGCCAAGCCGTTGCAGATTGTATGAAAGTATACAATGCCGAGGGTGGATGCGAACCGCTTCGACTGGATGCAATCGAATGTACGGCTCGGATGGTCCGATGTAATGATAATCGAAATGGAAATGGTACTGAAGATAGTAGTGGTGATAACAACAGTAATCTGGGTATTCGTATTAGCCGGGACGTTATGGGACATGCGGTGCATTATGCCGGCGAATGTACGCGAATCCTTTCAGAAACGGTGGGTACCCTTTACACGAAAATGCTTTCATCATCAGCATCATCACAGTTTGAACAATCCGTTATTCGAAAAATAATGGCAATTCCAAAAGTATCGGTCGCCCCAGGGTCGACTCAAAGTGCAACGACTCAAAGTGCAACGACTCAAAGTTCATCGGCTCAAGTTATGACAATAGAATCTCCTCGACCAGACAGTAAAATGGAGTTAGCCGAAGCTGAATGGATAGATATGGTGGATGACAGTAGTACCGTTGTTTGTGTTACAGGAGGCGCGGGGTTTATCGGGTCTCATTTTATTAACTTCATGTGGTCCAAGTACGGAAAACTTCGAATAATTAACTTGGACTGTTTGTACTATTGCGCAAATATTTCTAATGTGGATGCGCAAATTCGAGAGAGTGGCGACGGGCGGTACACGTTCTATAAAACCGACTTGGCTGACTCGGACGCCATTCAAACCATTCGGTCTATTTTTAAAACGCATTTCGTAACGCACGTCGTTCACTTCGCAGCGCAGTCGCATGTTCAAAATTCGTTCGGCGAGTCACTGCAGTACACACGCGACAACGTACTGGGAACCCACAACTTGCTGGAAGCAGCTCGTCTGTATGGCAACTTGAAGCGCTTCATTCACGTAAGCACTGATGAAGTGTACGGCGAGTCCATGATACATGACGAGAAAGAAACGTGTAAAACGGAATCGTCGTCTGTACTTAGCCCGACCAATCCGTACGCTGCAACAAAGGCCGCCGCCGAAATGATTGCGCAGTCGTATTATCACTCATTTAAATTGCCGCTCATCATTACACGTGGAAACAACGTCTACGGCCCAAACCAGTATCCCGAAAAGCTGATTCCTCGATTTATCAAACTGCTTCAAGACGGGAAAAAGTTGACGGTTCAAGGAAATGGATGCAACATTCGTTCCTTTATTCATGTGAGCGACGTGTGCCGCGCGTTTGATACGGTTCTTTCGCGCGGGGTTGTGGGAGATATTTACAACATTGGCGGTGACGAATCCAGCGAATACAGTGTGATTGAAATTGCTAAACTGCTTATCAAAGAAATTGCTGGTGTGAACATCGACTTCATGGAAAATGCGTCCGATTTGGACTGGATTGAGTATGTGGAAGACAGACCGTTCAACGATAAACGGTACTACATTAGCAACGAAAAGTTGAAACGGTTGGGATGGACACCGCAAGTGCATTTTATTGACGGACTACGAGGACTTTTACATGCAAAATGCACTTAAAGATGACACGCTAAATTATATAATTTTAACTTACCGGTGGAACGAACGCAAATTAAAATTTATTTATTTCATTTATTTCATTTATTTCATTTATTTTATACAGTACAGAATGACCCTTGTAAAAGAATATTTCAACCTGTGCAATGATGCGACCGCAAAGTATGGCCCGAAAACGATTTTGCTGATGCAAGTTGGCGCATTTTATGAATGTTATGGTCTAACCGGTACGAGTACAAATAATACAAACATTAACAATAATGGCCGGTCGATGATTGACGACTTTTGTCGCACGTGCGACCTCGCATGCGCAAACAAGTCTCAAGGTGTTGTCATGGCCGGGTTCCGAGATTATAGTCTAGAAAAGTATTTGAATCGGCTTCAGGACGCAGGGTACACAACGGTCGTATACTCGCAACACGCGCAAAACAAGGAAGACCGTTCCTTAAGCGGCGTTTATTCACCGGGAACGTTTTTTACAACCGAATCAACCGCACTTTCAAACTGCATAACGTGCGTGTGGATAGAGCGCATGCGTTCTCAAACCATTATCGGAATGGCAAACATCGACATTTTTACGGGTCGGTCCAGCGTGTTTGAGGTGGAGACCGAGCGTAAACATGCGCACACCACGTACGACGAAGTGGAACGATTTATTTCAGCACATGTTCCCAGTGAGGTCATTCTCGTTACCGATAATTTTGCTCAAAAAGAGATAGACGATTTGCTTAACTTTACCGGGATTGCGTCCCTGGTTCGTCTAACGCACTGTGTGGACTCATCGACCGACGCCGTCGTCCAAAAGTCCAAAAAACAAGTATACCAACGCGAAGTCCTTGCCCGGTTCTTTACAGCAAAATCTGACTTTTTGGAATTTGCAACCCACGAATACGCCACACAAGCGCTGACCTACTTGTTGAATTTTGTGCACGAGCACAATCCGCACTTGGTACATCGCATCGCGGAACCCACGTTTGAAAATTGTTCGGACCGCATGGTACTCGCCAATCACTCGCTCAAGCAGCTCAACATTATTGACGATGACCATGGAAGCAATAAAGGCAAGTGCTCGTCCGTGTTCAAACTGCTCAACAACTGCATGACGCCCATGGGCGCGCGCCATTTTAGAAGCCGGCTTTTAAATCCGTCTTACTCGGTACCTAAGATTCAGCGCGAGTACGATATCACCGACCACTTGCTTCAAAGCACGTTCGCGTGTGAAACCAGTGATTGGCGCCCACAACTGGCCCAACTAAAAGACCTTGAAAAAATCAACCGTCTTGTCATGATGCGCAAGTGCCCCCCTCAAATGCTGCACGCGCTTTACGGTAACTTATTCGTTATATCGGATTTGTACGAGTGCGCATGTGTTTCAAACACACGGGTTGAAACCTACTTGCGCGAAACAAGTCAGGGTTCGTCGGGTGCAGTTTCTGACATTTGTCGCAATCTGCGCCAGCATTTTGAAACCACGTTTTACATGGACAAATGCGCGAATGTGGGTCATGACTTGGGAGAATGCGACTTTGTGCGCAACGGAATTAAT